AGTCTGTTACAGAATCACCAAGAACCACAGTAATACCTCCCCCACCAACTCCTATTGATGATAGTGATGATGATAACATAGGAAGACGAGGTTTATTTGGGAGAAAAGAAAGGAGAGTATAAATGCAAAAAGGAAAATCATTTAATACATTAAGTTGGAAACGATATCTTATATATGAAGGAGCATCTCCAAGAGTAAAAAGATTTCTAAATTCAAGAGGTGATTCTATATTTAAACAAATAACACCTGAAGTATTTAAGGCAATAGATTTAGATTGGCCAAATGTAGTTTTTATGGCTCATCCACATATGAATGCTTTATTATCTATACCAAAAACACAATATCAAGATTTCTTAAGTGAATCAAAAAAATGGTTTACGAATACAGAAAATTATGAAATGTGCTCTAAGATTGTAAAATACGAAACTAAACTTAATCATAATACTCCAAAAGACAAATCAAAATCAAAAAAGGGTATATTTATATAAAGAACATCCATATACAACAGGAACAACCGATATGAAGGGAACATTATTTTCAAGTGATTATGTAATCGATACCAATGGTGAATTACGATTGGTAGAAATGAATACCGATACAGGATTTATTCAAAACACATTCGATAACAGATATGACTTTACCGATTTGTATAATATTTGGAGTACAAATAGTATTACAAATGTTACTATAATTTATAAAGAATTTCAAACAAATTTTGTAGAATATCTACAATCTGATATAGAATCAAACGCAACTTTTATTACATCAGTAACATTACAGAAAGAAAGAAATTATGATGTATATCCTGATGTTGTTGAAGATGCATCAGACAAATTTATATTAAGATTAGCATATGATGAATCTGCTATATTTGATTCAAACTACTGTAAATCTAAAACAAAATTATTAAACTTATTTCACGAATATACTGCTTCGGCAATGGTACCAGAATATTATGCATCTTCAAGTGCTTACGAAGCCGATGGGTTACTAAGTTCAAGTGTAAATGATGATAACCATATACCAGATGTTGTAATAAAAGCAACATGGTCAGAAATGCCAGTTCAGTTTGGATTCTTAGGAATACAAGATGGAGCAACAGATGCAGAAAGATATCAAAACTTAGTCAATCAACTTGACTTATCAATATTTCATGTTGAAAAGTTTCACTACAATGAAGCTCAAGTAGATAATGAAAAAGTACAATCTGTTAGAAGTTATGATATACTATATTCTGATAGTGGATTAAAAGTTGTAAATATTGCAAGATATAAAGTAGAAGGTAATTTTACTATACCACAATCAGATGAACAAAGATTTCAAGATGATTATTCTGAATCAAATGTATTAAACAAACTTAATGTAAAACACTCATTCGAATTTGGAACTAAATACTTACAAGCAAAAAAACCAGGTATATTTGTTTCTCACTCGATGATTGACCATTCTAATAATCCAATACTACTAGGAGATATTAGTGCATCACAAAACGTAAAAGGATTTTATATTCCTGGTCTACCTGATGGAGATACTATTGATGATTTCATTCATTGGACAGCATCAGGAGATACGTTACCAGATGGTTCTATTATATCTGAATCACAGGTTCAATCATCTGATACTTTTCCATCACCATATAATGTTTTTGCTGAAGTAACATTAATGAACAATGACCAACTTCTAATAACAGATGAATTTAATATATTAGTATATAACACCTCATCAAATGAAATTAGATATGAGGAGGCTGGTGATTTGACACAAGACCACTATGTTATAAGTACAGATAGTTCATTGATACAGGTTAGTTCATCATTATTGGCAGTTGCAAACCATGAGGTTTGGATGGCCGATACTGATATTGAAGAAATCGATAGTTACATTATATCATCTTCGGTAGGTAATTATACACCAATTGTTCACAACTGTTTTGTTGAGGGCACACAGATTAGAATAAACGATGATGAAGTAAAAAATATAGAAGATATAGCTAAAGGAGATGTAGTACTTTCTTTTAATTTAGAAGAAGATACACATGAAGAAGCAATCGTTGGGGATGTTAAAAAATCTAAATCAACTGAAGGAGTAATTGTAACTTTTAAAGATGGTTCTAAAATTACCACAACATTTGAACATCCTTTTTATGTAGAAGGACAGGAATGGGTAATTGCTGGTAAGTTAATTGATGGTGATGTATGTTGGAAGTTTAATGGAACACCTATATTAGATAAACACTTGGTAAATTCTATTGAACTTGTAGAAAAAGAACTTACTGTTTATAATCTTTTAAGTGTTGGTGATAATCACAACTTCTTTGCTCAAGATGTATTAGTACACAATAAATATGGATGTTTTGCAGCTGGTGTACAAATATCATTATCAAATGGTGATACTAAAGATATAGAAGATATCGTAATCGGTGATGAAGTTCTAGGATGGAATGGACACGAATTAGAAAAGGCACTTGTTACTGATGTACATACACATAAGGTTGGAGATAACAAAGATATATGTGAAGGTTCGGAATATGAAGCGGCCATCTATTCACTAAATACATTAGATATAGAATTTAGTCCTGTACACCCATTCTTAACAAAAGAAGGATGGAAAGCACTAGTACCTAATGAATCAATTGTAGAAGGAATTACTGAATTAAAAATTGGTGATGAAATCAATAAAGATGGTGAATGGATTAAAGTAGAATCTATACACAATTTAAGAAACTCAGAAGATGAGGTGATTTACAACATTAGAGTTGATAAGTTACATTCATATATTGCTAATGGAATAATAGTACACAACAAATAATATGATAAAGCCAGAAATATATAAAAAAATAAAATTTAGTGATATTAAGAATCGACCATCTTATGCATTAAGTGCAGCTGAAGATACTAGAGTTGATTCTATTTTAGCAAAATTTTTAACTTCATTTGTAAGTAAACATTCTTAGTAAACTATATTTATAAGTAACAACTAATACTGTTACTATGAATAAAGATGAATATGTTCAGATGCGAATCTTTGCACCTGAGTTCAAAATGCCATGTGAACTTGATGATAGATACTCTTACATCGAGATTTCTGAATATTCCCAAGAAAAAGATTTATTGAAAATAATCGATAGTATTAATGAAACACTATCCGATTGGAAAGATAGGCCCGATATTGATAATCTTAAAAAAAGATTTGATGTTGGGTGTTCTTGTTTTATACAATATTTTAAAGGAGAAGTGAGTGGTTGGTTTTGGACTTGTAATTTCCTAACATATGATTGGGTTGAAAAAGTAAAAGATTTACCAACACCAAACTCAAACTATTCAGGTGGAACATATGTAATTAAAAAAGTTGCACCAAGAAATGCTGGATATCAGTTGTATGCATATTGTATTCAGAAAGTAATGAGTAGAACTGACTATGGATATGCTTATGTAGATAAATGGAACAAAGCACCAATTAGATTAAACTTTAATTGTGGAGCTACTTACATAGATAACCTGTTATGATTTATAGTATACCAGAACATAGTGTAGTTTTATTAGAAGAACTTATTGTTAATCTAAAAAAGAATAGTGAGGATTTACCAACATCACAAGATTTAATATCTAGGCATGAACATATATTTCCTGATACTGAATGTGAATATTACGATATAACAAATAAAGATATAAATAAAAAACTATCAATCATTTTACAAAAAGAAAGTGAAACCCCAATATCATTACATACTTTAACATACAAACAAGGAGCTGTAATGAAAAGACATAGAGATACAAATTCAGCCGATACATTTGTAATAATATTAGAAGATAACTTTGAAGGAGGGGTATTTTATCTAAATGAAGAACCAACACAATTCAAAAAAAGAGGAGATGTTGCTAGATATCATGGAGATACAGATTTCCATTCAGTAACACCAATAACAAAAGGTACTAGAAAAGTTTTAGTAGTTTGGTATCCTAAAAAAGAAAGCTTAATATGATAGAGTTTGCAACAATGTGTATCGGTAAAGAATTGGCTTTTGATTGGAATAAAGATATTACATCTTTTAGTAACTTTAAAAAAATAAATATATTAACTGATTGTAGTGAATGGTTCATTTCTGATACATACGAATATAAAAAGAAAGAATTTAGTTATTATGATAAGTTAATATTCTTAATGGATTTAATGGAATCAAAAAGAAAAAGAATTACTTATATTGATGTAGATAAATTACAATATTATGGTAACATAGATTATGATGATGAATCTTGTTATGTGTATAATATAACATCAACTCCGATACATTTATCAAATGTATTTGAATCAACAAGAAAAGAAATACATAATCATTTAAATATAAAAAACGAATCAGATATATATGTTCAAGAAGCATTAATATCTTTACCATATACATCAGAGTTTGAAAATATAAAAAAAGATATAATAGAATTACAACCAATTGTAGAACGTAATTTTAGTAACCGAGCATGGAAGAACCAAAAACTAAATAGGTACAGTAGACATGGAATTGGTTATGGTGAAGGAAGTGCACTAACTGCAGTATTATTAAAATATAATATACCAATAGTTAATGTATATTCTAGTTTTAGAAAACAACAGTTAATTTAAAATAAAAAGAAAGAGAAAAAAATGGCAACAGAAAACATTAGCAAAAACCCACCAAAGGGAAAGGTTAGATTTTCAATATCATTATCAGAAGAACAAAAGATGGCTAAGACAAATATCTTATATCATCCTTATAACTTTGTTCTTGGAAAAGCAGGAAGTGGAAAAACATTACTTGCAGTACAAATTGGATTAGATATGTACTTTCAACGAAAGATAAACCAAATCATTATAACAAGACCAACCGTATCAAACGAGGATAATGGATACCTACCTGGTTCACTTGATGAGAAGATGGAGCCTTGGTTAGTTCCAATTCGTTCTAATATGAGAAAGGTTTATAACAAACCTGCCATTTTACAAAAGATGGAAGCAGATGAAAAGATTGAGTTGGTATCTTTATCTCACTTTAGAGGTAGAACATTTGATAATGCTTGTGTCATTGTAGATGAGTTTCAAAACTTAACTAAACAACAACTTAGTATGGTATTGGGTAGATTAGGTAAAGGTTCTACTATGATTCTTTGTGGAGACCCTCAACAAATTGATTTAAAGTTTGCTAATGATTCCGCTATACATGAAGTACCAAAGGTTAAAGAATCTAAATATGTTTACTCAGTTAATCTATTAGATAACCACAGACATGAATCTTTAGATGAGATACTAAGGTTATTACAAAATTATGCGTAATGAAAGTATTAATACTTGCTCTACCTAGAACAGGAACATCTACTCTACTTTATAGAATAGCTGACCAAGGTTTTGAAAAAATATCTGAACCATATAATAGACCCCTGCATAAAAATAAATATCCATGGCCTCTAAGATGGGATTCATATAAAACAGATATTGCTGTTAAGCACCTTCTATTTTCTGATAATTCTAATATTCAACAATTACCTTTACCAAAATACACAAAAGATAAAGAATTTTCTATTACCTTGTTTGCAAAAGAATTTGATAAAATTATTTTATTAGATAGGAGAGATTATAAAATCCACTTGGAAAGTTATATAAACTTACATTACAAAATGGATTATGATAAAAAATCGGTACATTTAAAATACAAGTATGAAGAGATACCATCTGAATATATTAATAATTTTTTACAAAAGAAGAAGCAAGTAGATTTGATTGAATCAAAACAATTACTTAAAGAACTATCTACTATTCTTAATATACCGATAACTTGGTATGAGGATTTATATGGAGAAGATAGAATCAAATCTTTAGAGATAATACAAGAATGGGCGATACCTAATATAGATTCTAATCTACTCAATGAACGATTAGACCCACAATTTAGATATAGACAGTTTGGTGACCCAACAAAATTATTTTAAAATAATTCACTTTCGGCTTGGATTTCTCATTTATTTTTCGTATATTTACTATGTAAATAATTAATAACACTAAAGATAAAACCTATGAGTAAATTTGAATTGTGGCTTGATGAAGTTAATCAAAAGAGAAAAGAACATTGGGACAAAAACTATTCCTATAAACCATATACTCCCTTAACTGTAAAAAAAGGACAGAAGTATATGAAACTAATAGATGAAGGTTCAGTATGGGCTTTTGTTTCTATGTGGGAGGGTGTTTTCAAAGGTACTCTTGTTTGTAAAGGAGATTTACTTAAACCCGCTACTTGGAGCCAACCGGCCAAACATTCACGAGGAAACATCTTTGATGGAACTGATAAGTGGAGTTACTTCGGACCAGAATACCTAAAATAAAAATCACAACCTATATCGTAACAGTATGGACCAGTAGCTCAGTTGGATAGAGCATCTGCCTTCTAAGCAGACGGTCACAGGTTCGAATCCTGTCTGGTTCACCAAAAAAAAAAAATCAAAAATAATTCACTTTTTGCTTGGATATATCATTTATTTTTCGTATATTTACTATGTAAATAATTAATAACACTTAAAACTTAAACTATGTATTCTTTAGATTGTTCTTATTTTTCTGAAACTTTTGACTCGATTGGCGAGTTAGTAAATTATGTAATAATAAATGGTTCAGACCCCAACTACGAAATAACCAAAAATGGAAACCCAACTGGTGAAATGGCCATTGATTTAATACAATTTTAATATGATAAAAGTAAACGATAAAATAAAATTTGAAAACAAGTATGGACAAATCCAAGAAGGAATTGTTACCGATAATAACTACCAATGTGAATTTGATGCAGACCTTAATGGTTGTATTAGAGTATCAGTAGATTATGGTAGTAGTATAATAGGAACTGTAAACACACTAATAGATAAATCACAAATAATATAAATCTTAAAATTATGATAAAAACAATTAAAAGTAAATTACTAACTTACCTTTTCAAAGATTGGGTAATGAATGAAACTGATTTAGAAACCCTTAAAGTATCTAAACAATTTATCAAGAAAAGAGAAATAGAAATCACAGGCCATGTACCAGTAATGGGATTTAGGTCTCACATAAAATAATAAATAAAGTAAAATAACTACGAAAATATTTGGTAAATCCAAATATTTTTCGTATATTTACATAGTAAATGAGTGATAATAATAACCATAAAAAACAAAAAGTATTGAAGAAAAAAATAGTTTACATCGATATGGATGGAGTATTAGTTGATTTCGGTAAAGCAATCGAAGATTGGTTTACTAATCATCCACATTTAAAGGGGAGGTATGAAACTTTTCCTGACCACATCCAAGGATTATTCAGAATAGCTCCACCAATGAAAGGAGCAATTGAGGCAGTAAAAAAATTACACGATAGTGGTAAGTATGAATTATTCATAGCTACTTCCGCTCCATGGGGTAACCCACAATCTCTTACTGATAAAAGATTTTGGTTAGAAGATTACTTTGGTGATATCTTTCACAAGAGAATGTTTACTACTCACAGAAAAGATTTGTTGATGGGTGATTACCTTATCGATGATAGATTGAAAAATGGAGCTGGTGAGTTTAGTGGTAAACTATTAAGATTTGGATTTGATTGGGAAAACGATAACAAACCAAATGAATATCCAACTTGGGATAGTATATTGGAAAAATTATTATAATGAATAGAAAAGAACAAACCGAAAAATTCGCATTAGATGGAATTAAACTAATAATTCTTATCATAGCGGTACTAGCAGTATTCGCATCTTTTGTAAGTTGTACAGTACCAGATGATGATATATTAGTATTAGAAGAACCTACATTAGATATAGATGGTAGATTACCAATGGATGGTAATGGGTATTATCATTTAACACTAAACCAAGATACAAATCAAACAATACATACAGTAAGTGGTACTGTTGATAACTATTATTCTAATGAACCATTAAAGGTAAGTTGGGATAGTAATCTTACTTGGACTTATCAAGGAGAGGATGTAAGTACATCTAATCAAGCATCTTATGTGGTTGATGGTAAGGTTCATAATGTAATAGCACCAATCAATACAATGGTAGGAGATACTCTTATACTAACAGGTACTATTAGAGAATATCTTATTACAGATACTATAAAGATAGTTCTTGAATGAAAAAAGATTTCATAGAGTTTCCATTAGTACCCATAACCAAAGAAACTTTTGAAAGACAAGAGTGGGAAGAGTATAGTGAAAAAGATGGATATGATGAAGAATCAGGCGAACCACTTTATCACACATATTATGTATTACCTATTCCAAAGGATAATCCTGAAGATGATTGTGTTACTCTAGTATCTAGTTCAGATGATGAATATGAAGAGTTTGGTATAAAGAAGGGAGAGTTTATAGTAGAACTTGCAAATTCAAATGGATTGGGGTTTTGTATGAACGAAGAATCTTTAGAAATATTATACAGAGCCTTAACCGGTCTTGAAATCGAACCTGACACAGAATGACACTTTGTCATACTATAACCTTACAAAACTGACAAAATGTCATACTATACCTTGACAAAATAGATTGGTATGAATTTGGTACAATATATAGTAAATGTATAATTAAAAAAAGGAATATTATGTTTTACACAATTAATGAAAATTTCGTAGATAACTTTTTTAAGGATATCTATACAACAAAACCAACTGATAGATTGAATTCACAATTTGAAGCAACAACATTAGAAGATGGTAAACAACAAGTTACAATTAACACTATTGGACATAATCCAAAAGATATTACAGTAGATGTTACTGAAGAGGAAATTACAATCAAATCTAAAAAAGGAGAAGCTACTTCTTCTTTTGTCAAGGAGATTGATTTAGTATTAACAGTTGGTACTGATTACGATGGTACAAAAACAACTGCTAAATTTGATAATGGGTTACTCACTCTCCTCATTGATAAGAAAGTAAACAAAAAGGCAAAGTCTTTAAAGATTTCTTATTAAAACTCAATTAATCAAAAATAAGAAAAGGGGATTAATTTCCCCTTTTTTTATATCTTAATATTTATACTTATACAATAAACTATATCAAATGAAAGATATTTACAAACAAAAAGTTTCAAACGTACTAGATTCATGTGTAAACAAATCTAAAGTAGTAAAAGAAATGGTAACAGGTGAAAGACCAGCTGACCCTAAAACAGCTAGTACTTATTTACAACAAATTGAGAAATCACTCGAAGAAGTCAAGGAATTTATTGAAAGGGGGTAACTCTTTATGAAATTTAGAACAATATTATTGGGGTTATCCGCATTATTTGTAGCGTTTAATGCTGCGTTCTTTTCGGTAAGTGGATTATCGAAACTATTTGCTGGTGCATCTTTTTCTGTAATAATAATGGCAAGTTCATTAGAACTAGCTAAACTTATTACTGCAGGATACCTTTACAACTATTGGGAAAGGATAAACAAATCATTTAGAATCTATCTAAGTATTGCAGGTAGTTATCTTAATCCTTATAACATCATTAGGTATCTATGGATTTCTAACATCAGCATTCCAAGATACATTTAATCAATACAGTATAAAAGAAAAAGAATTAGCATTCCTAGAACAGAAAGAACAGTTTTGGGGTGATGATGTAATAAGATATGATGAAGAACTTAAAAGAATTTCTACTAACATTGGTACTCTTTCCAATGCTAAATCTCAACAAATCCAAGTACGAGACACCTCGGTGGTTGGAGGCGTTAGAACCACGATATCAACTTCCGAACTTAGGTTGGCACAAAAACGTATCGAAGTTGAAGAAGAGAATCGTAAATCTGTTCAAGCGAAAAGAGAAGTAGCATCGGATTCATTACAATCTATTCAGTTAAAGATATTAGATTTAGAATCAATGGAAGGTGTATCATCCGAATTAGGACCACTTGAATATCTTAGTGGATTATTAGATAGACCTATGGACCAGATTATTAACTGGTTTATTCTAATTATTATCTTTGTATTTGACCCACTTGCAGTTGCACTTGTAATTGCATTTAACAACGCAGTAATGGTTGATAGAGGAATCGTAAAAAAAGATAAAGTAGTTCGTAAGAGAGAGTTATATGGTGAAGATGATGATAGTGATGATAAGGATTCTAAAATAGAAAGCTTAGAAGAAACTTTAGATAATGTATTGAATGATACAGAAGAACATCTACAAACCATAATTGATAATGACCAAGAAATGGGATTATGGGATAATACTATTAACGATGGTTTAGAAGATGAAGAATATGATGAAGCTGATTTAGATAAAGATGGTGTTGTAACTGAAAAAGAAAAAAAAGAATTTTATGAATCAGTAGGTTGGAAAAACTCTTATAAAGGAGACCCCTATTATTATCATCCTTGGTTTGATTGGAATAAAAGAGAAAGATGGATTAATGATAGAGGTGCAATAAGCTATTGGTTAAATCATAAAGGAGGTACTCAAAATTCATTAGATACAATAAAAAATCAAATTAATAAATCAAAGTATCCTGATAACTTTGATTCAAAAACTTATTAACATGAGTGTTACAATCACAGATAGAGCAAAGAACCAACTAGTACAAAGTTTAAAAGAAGAAAATAAATCACCCGATACACATCATCTACGAGTTGGTGTTTTAAGTGGGGGGTGTAGTGGATTACAATACTTCATGGAATTTGGAGAAAAATCAGATACACTAGATGGAGATACATCATTTGATTTAGATACTATAAAACTTGTAGTAGATAAACAATCTTCTTTATATCTTTATGGTTCACAATTAGATTATTCAAGTGGATTGAATGGTAAGGGATTTGAATGGTCTAATCCTAATGCACAAAGAACTTGTGGATGTGGTGAAAGTTTTTCTCTATAATGAATACACTTTGGGTATTTGGTGATAGTTTTAGTTGGGACCACAAGATACGATTTAAAATTAAGCCAGAAAGAAAAAATAATAATGACCAAGTATGGTTATATATCAAAGAACATCTTAATGGTAAAGTATTTGATTCTTGGGGTGAAATATTATCACGAAATCTAAATCTACAATATCAAAATCATGCTTGTTTCCAAACAGGAATTACATTAGAACATCTAAATAGTGGTAATAGTAATGATTCGGCTCTAAATCTTTTAAATCACTTTTGTTCTGATTTTAAAAAAGGAGATATTGTTTTGTTTGGATTTACTGATGTAACAAGATTTGATTGGGCTGTATCCGAAGATTATATTAAAACATTCCATGTAGCAGATGAAGAGGAACTTGTTAGAAAAAAAACTATTGAAGATATTTTAATAAACAGAGATGAGTATTCATTTACTAGATATGATTTTCTTCAAAAACTTAAAAGTATAGAAGCTCTTAGTGATTTAGTTGGATTTGATTTGTGGTATTGGGATTGGAGTGGAACATTTACAGATTATGTAAGTGAAGGAAGAATACCGAATGATAGATGGATATTTTATCACGCTCACCCTAACTATCGTAACTATGGATGGATGATTTGGGAAGATTATAAAGCAGGCCCTATTTGTTGGGAAACTGATTATAAAAATCCTGATTCTCATTATGGTAAAGTAGGAAATCAAATTCATGCGGAAGTTTTAACAAATTTTTTTAAAAAAAATAGATAAAAGATTTGGATATATCAAATATTTTTCGTATATTTACTTTGTAAATAAAACGTAAAACTATATATTATGAATTTAGGTTATGCCTGTATCAACATGACTCTTGGTAAAAACAAACCAAAAGTTACTACTAATCGTTCAATGATTAAACGTACCTTCTTAGAGAAAGGTATTGATTATGCTGGTGAATTATCTTTACAAAATGCTAGAGATTTATTCACTATACTAGAATGGAACAATAAACACAACATAAAATGTTTCAGATTATCCTCGGATATATTTCCTTGGGCTTCTGAATATGGTATTGAAAATTCTCCATACTATAAACGTATCGAAACAATACTACAAGCTTGTGGTAAATATGCTACCGATAATGGTATTCGTATTACATCACATCCTGGCCCATTCAATGTACTAGTATCTCCTCGTGAGCACGTTGTAGAAAATACTATTACTGATTTATCATTACATGGTAAAGTATTTGATATGATGGGATTATCTCGTACTCCATACAACAAACTTAATATACATTGTAATGGTGTGTATGGTGATAAACAATCTGCTATGGATAGATTCTGTAAAAACTTTGAGAGATTACCAGAATCAGTACAAACAAGATTAACAGTAGAGAACGATGATAAAGCATCTATGTACTCAGTAAAAGATTTGATGTACATACATGAACGTATTGGTATTCCTATTGTATTTGATTATCATCACCACAAATTCTGTACAGGTGATTTATCCGAACAAGAAGCATTAGAGTTGGCAATCTCAACTTGGCCTAAGGGTATTACACCAATGGTTCATTATTCAGAATCAAAACAATTACACGAAGGTAATGATAAACTAAAACCACAGGCTCATTCTGATTACATCAATGAGTTACCTGATTTATATGGTAACAATGTAGATGTTATGGTTGAGGCTAAGGCAAAAGAATTATCTATACTTCCATATATTAATTCTAATAAATGTGAGTATAGTGGATTATTAAATACATCAAGTTATGAAAATTAAACAACACTTACAGAAATATATTGGATGGTACTTCTTAGTAGCATCTATATGGATGATGTTTCAAGAAGGATATGGATTCGAAGGATTCCTTATTTTCTTTTTAACCATTTTAAAAGTACCACCATTCGATTTGGTTGGTAGAGGATTTGATTGGGCAGATAGAGTTGGTACAAAGTGGGGATTGAGAATGAAAGCTTGGAAAGAAAAACAAAATAAACCAGTTCAGGTATTAGTAACAATAATCGCTATTATTGTAATCATACTAATCGTTTGGTTTATGCCAGAATGTGAATTATGTTAAAAACTAAATTATGGATAGAGCAAAACGATTACAAAAATCAGAATCAGCAAGAGAGAAAAGAAAAAAAGTTAAAGAAGTTGTTGATACAGTAGAAAAAAGAAAACAAGCTGATGCTAAAAATCTTAAAAAGAAATATAAAAAGATTAAAGAAAGACATCACGATAATAAAATTTAATTAAATAATATGATAACATTTACAGAATTAGAAATTAAAGTAAGAAATTGGGCAATAGAAAAGGGTATTGATAAACCTGAAAACGCACCAAAACAAATGTTAAAGGTAATGGAAGAAGTGGGCGAAACTGCTGGAGCATTACTCAAAGGAAAGGAAGATGAGATTAAAGATGGAATTGGAGATTCTTTCGTAACTCTTATTATCCTTGCACAACAGTTAGGATATTCACCAACAGAATGTTTACAATTAGCATACGATGAGATTGCTGATAGAAAAGGTAAAACAGTTGGTGGTGTATTTGTAAAAGATGAATAACATGAAAAAATCAAAAAAAGTAAGACAGTATAGAAGTAGGCAGGGTAGAAGTGATAAACAATATTCAGACAATTTGAAAGTATTGACAATTGGATGTTTAGGTTTGGGTGGTATTTTAATTTGTATGATTATATATGGTCTAATAACTAATGGCTAATACAAATAGAATATTAGAAATAGTAGTGGTTCATAAAGGCCCTCGTAAAAACTCAAGAGTTATAATGGAAGTATTTGAGAACACACGAGTTGATGATATAATTACTACCACAAAAAGAAAACCACTTATACCAAAAGAAAATGAAATACTTGATATAGGAGTAGGAATTTCTTTTGTAGAACGATATAAAAAGAAATATAAATTAAAGTAAATTGAGCACAAAAAAACATTTAGTAGTAATCGGACATCCTGACCAAAAATCATTTTGTTACAATGGTATATTTAAAACTATTGTAAGACAAATGAAAAGACACAAAGAAGTGTTTGAAGTTATTGATGTGTATGATGATAAACTACATCGTGATAGAACAGAGTTAATTAAGGAATATAAGAGATTGGTTACATGGTCAACTCACATTTACTTTGTATCACCTGTGTGGTGGTTTAGAATGACTCCAAAGATGGAAACATTCTTCGATGAGGTATTCACTCCAGGATTTGCATATAAATTTGTTCCTTTGTTTGGATACTATGCTTATCCAAAACCATTTCTTAGTGATAAGAAAGTTAGAACATATATTACACATGGAGCACCGATGTTACCTGTTGTTACTTTATATCTTAATTCAGTTAAGTTAAGATTAGTAATGGGAGTATATACATTTGTATTTGGATGGAAACCATCAAGGTGGTTTAAAACAAAACAATTCTGGTCTGTACCATTTGTTGATAAAAAGAAAAGAGCAAAATACTTAAGAGTAGTAAAAGAGGATATTAGAAAAGATTTAGGACTTTGAAATTAAGAGAAAATCAAATAGAACCAGTAGCAATTGGAGTTGAGTTTTTACGAACTCCAAAAATGAAACCATCGATTATCGTAGCACCAACTGCTTTCGGTAAATCGATTGTTATTGCTGCAATTCGCCAAAGAACTTGGTGAAAAGATTTTGGTTCTACAACCATCAAAAGAGTTATTAGAACAAAACTATAATAAGTTCGTAACACTTGGTGGAACTGCATCAATCTATTCAGCATCGGCTGGTAGTAAAGAAATGGGTCGTGTAACATACGCAACGATTGGTTCGATAATCAATATTGCACACGAGTTCAAACAAATGGGGGTCAGTAAAATCATCATAGATGAGTGTGATAGATATCCAAGAAACAAATCAGGACAGTTAAGGAGATTTGTAGATGGTATGAAAGCAACTCATGTCCTTGGTCTTACTGCAACCCCCTTGAAATTGCAAACGAATATGGGAGATACTGGTCCGTATTCTAAATTAGTAATGTTAACGAATCGTTCTAAACATGGTGTATTTTTTAAGTACATACTTCATGTTTCACAGATTCAAGATATTGTTAAGTTAAACTATTGGAGTAAGTTAGAATATCAATCATATGATTTCGATACAGGTGCCTTAGTTTATAATTCGAGTGGTGCTGAATATACACAAGATTCTATTGCTCGTTCTTATGAGAATCAAAACATTGGTGATAAGATTGTAAAGAAGATTGCAGAAGTACAAGATAGAAAATCTATATTAGTTGCAGTACCAACGATAGAACAAGCTACTAATCTTGCAAAAAGAATTCCACAAGCAGCAGTAGTTCATGGTGGTACACCTAAAGAAGATAGAAAAAGAATCATAGAAGAATTTAGGAATCAACAGATACGAGTTATTGTACAAGTAAACGTACTAACAGTTGGGTTTGATTATCCTGAATTGGATTGTTTGATTACAGGTAGACCAACCGCATCTATATCTTGGTGGTATCAGTTTGTTGGTAGAGGAACTCGTATTCACGATGATAAAGAAGATTGTTTAGTTGTAGATTTTGTAGGTTCAGTAGAAAGATTTGGTAAAGTAGAGGAACTATATTATAAAGATACTGGTGGTGAAGAATGGGAATTGTTCGGAGAAGGTAAGAAACAAATCACAGGTATTCCAATGCACGAAATAGGAATCCACTTAGAGGGTGGTATCAATCTTGCAGAAAAGAAAAACGAAGATGGTGATATAGAAAAAGTTTATATGACCTTTGGAAAGTATAAAGGTAAACCTGTTGCATCTATTCCACCATATTATAGAAAGTGGATGGTAGATAATATTACTTGGGGGCCTTGGAATATAAAAATAAAAGAAGAAATAGAAAGATTAGCTAATATAAAATGATATTTGATTACTTAGTATTAATAGATTTATGGAATGATGATGTTATAAAAAGACATAACTATAAAACAAATGGTTTGTGTGATATTATATTATCTGATAAAACAATATATAAATTACTAAATAATTTAAATTCATTTGAATTCAAAAATATAGTTATATCAAATGCAGGTGAACAAAATTATGATGAATATCCTCATTATTTAATTGATAGTTATATAAAAGAAAATAATATTAATTCATATGTTCTTAATAAAAGAGGAGAAGAATATTATGGAATGAAAGATTCAGATAATATATTTAATGTATTTACTGAAGATGATAATATTTTAGTTGGAGGTATGGATTGGGATATGTGTGTACATACTAGGTGTACTGGATTATTAGAATTAAAAAAACGTAACTTTAATATATACAGCAGTCCACATATTTGTATTAGAGATGATGAATTTATAACTACCAATCATTTCAATTCCGATGAAAGAATAGAATGGGATAGTTTAGATAATAATACTTTTAAAGCAAAAAAATTAAAATGAAACAATTTGAAGATACATACAGACCATTGCCAGAAGGGTTAACAATAATGGGAAGTGCAATTGAAGGTTTGGGGTTAACTGCAGAGAGAGATTTCTCAGCTGGAGAAGTATTTGGTGAAACTCATGTATTCTCAGTTTCAACTACAAGAAGAGAATGGGTACGAACTCCTCTTGGTGGATTTATCAATCATAGTGAAAATCCTAATTGTTATATCAGTACCAATACAGAAGAAAGAATATTACACTCTATAAGACCAATAAAGGCAGGAGAAGAATTAACAGTATATTATAGGTTTGAATCCTATGATGGAATGACAGCATAATATGAATAGTTTAGATTTAAGATACCAAGGGATATTACAAGATATCTTATTAGAAGGAAAAGAAAAGGGAGATAGAACCGGTACAGGTACTATATCTGTATTTGGTAAACAAATTAGACATGATATGAGTGAAGGGTTTCCTTTACTAACCACAAAGAAGATGGCAGTTAAAACTATGATGACTGAATTGAAGTGGTTCTTAAAAGGAGATACTAATATCAAATACTTAGTTGATAACAATTGTCATATTTGGGATGGAGATGCGTATAAAGCATATTGTAAAGCACATCCATCAGAATATCATGATGATATGTTTACCCAAAAAGAATTTATACAACATATTAAAGAAGATGAATCATTTGCATCTAGTTGGGGTAAACTTGGACCAATCTATGGTAAACAATGGAGAGAATGGTCACCAGTTGCAGGTGAGATAAACAAAGGTGGTAAAGACCAAATCAAAGAACTTATTGATAATATAAAGAACAATCCTGATAGTAGAAGATTGATGGTATCAGCTTGGAACGTAAGTGAATTACCTCTAGTAGTTCTTCCTCCTTGTCATTATGGATTCCAATGTTATGTAAACGATGGTAAGTTATCTCTAATGTGGAATCAACGTTCAGTAGATACATTCTTAGGGTTACCATTTAATATTGCATCTTATGGTACTCTACTACTCTTATTATGTGAAGAAACAAATTTAGAACCAGGTGAACTGATTGGGAACTTAGGTGATACTCATTTATATAAAAATCATATTGAACAAGCAGAAGAACAAAGATTACGAAGTTCTTTTACATTACCAACAATAAAATTATCTAACGTAGATATTTTAAATGGAGAATGGGATTATGAAATAGAAGGATACAAATATCACCCAACAATTAAAGCACCATTAAGTAATTAATATGACAAACCAAGAAATAATAAAAAAAATCGTAGAACTAAAACTTCAGAAACCACAAACACAAAAAATTAAATTACAAATTCAGAAGTTACAACAAAAACTAAATAAATGATTAGAACCGCAGAATGTGTATCACCGATGCATCCAGACAAAATGTGCGATAGAATATCAGACACATTATTAGATTTACATTTACAACAAGACCCAAACTCACGAGTAGCAATTGAAACTTGTGGTGGTATGGGAGAAGTTTATATCACAGGAGAAGTTACTTCAAATGCCGTAGTAACAAGAGAAAACATTGTAAAGGTAGTTCATGATGTAACTACTGATGATACAATTAATGTTATCATTAATATCAACTCACAATCACCAGAGATTGCTAATGGAGTTGATACTGGTGGAGCAGGAGACCAAGGAATTATGATTGGTTATGCTTGTAGAGATAATAAACAATTTTTACCACAAGAATATTTCTTATCAAGAGAACTTAATAAGCACGTATTTAGTAAATATCCTTACGATGGTAAAACTCAAGTTACTATGAATGGTAACTCACTTAGAGTTGTATGTTCATTTCAGAACGCACCATCAGATAAGTTACAACAATTAGTAATGGAATACTTTGAAGATTATCCTGAATATTTTATTGAAGCATTACATTGTAATCCTGCAGGTGATTGGAACATTGGTGGGTTCACTGCCGATGCTGGGTTAACTGGTAGAAGTTAGCAGTTGATAATTACGGCCCAAGAGTTCCACTTGGTGGAGGAGCATTTAGTGGAAAAGATTCTACTAAGGTTGATAGAAGTGCAGCTTATATGGGAAGAAGAATTGCTGTAGATATTTTAGAACAAAGACCAGAGGTACAAGAAGTGATGGTTCAACTTGCTTATGCGATTGGATATGACCAACCACTTCAAGCAACTGCAATCGTTGATGGAGAACATGAATTTATCAAAGGATATGATTTATCACCTAAAGGAATAATTGATTTCTTAGAACTCACAAAACCAATCTTTGGTGATTCAGCAGCGTTTGGACATATGGGTGCAGGATTTAATTGGAAATAAATTTGGATATGTTAAATAATTTTCGTATCTTTGTATAAGATAATATGCAAAAAGGAATAATATTTAGTGGATGTTCATTTACCTGGGGACAGGGGCTATGGATGTATTATGATAAAGATATCAAAATACCAATGTCAATTGAATATACAGGTGGTAAGGATAATATGGATGTGGAGTGGAAATCTATAAGAGTTCCTGAAGAAGCATATGAACTACATAAAACATTAGGATGGCCAACTAAAGTTGCAGAATATTTAAATGGAACTCCTATTGTAAAAAGATACAATGGTGGAAGTGATGATGAATCTATTCGTTTTATAGATGAGGTTTTTGGTAATACTGATATTTCAACAAATAAATACAGTATGGTAAAGAAAAACTATGATATAGATAATGTTGATTATATTTTCTTTCAAACAACTCAACCATATAGATGTGATTTTGAATTTAAATATAATAACAAAGATTACAAAATGTGGTCAACTCCAAACTTACAGAATTTTGAAAGAGTATCTGAAATGGTATTTGTTCAAGGCCAAGGTGTTCAAGAAAGACAACATTCTAAAAAAATAGGAGAAAGAATATTCATTGATTGGTTAATTGATAACAACTATACCTTTGATGATTTTGAAAAGATACATACAGAACAGGTAATGGATAGAGTTGAATCTGTTTTAAAAAAATACTCAGAGATGGGTAAAAAAGTTTATCTACTAAATTGGATTGGAGATTATTGGAAGGCAATAAAAGATAGACCTTTTTTAAAAAATATCCATATTCCTTTTAACTATAAAGGATTTACTTATAATTCTATTGATGAATTGCAAATGCATTACACTAATACAGAACAACATTGTTCTGGAACTAAATACTGTGAGGAGTGTAAGGGTGTAAAGATGATGATTGATAATGATAAGGATGTTATACCATTTAATAGAAAAACACATAGAGATGAACATCCATCAAAACTATGTCATGAGATAATAGCTGAAAATATAATTAACAAACTTAAAGATGAGTAAAAAATATAAAGTAATTTTAATTAGTGGGGGATTTGACCCTGTACATAAAGGTCATATCGAATGTATCCAAAATGCTAAGAAGTTAGCAGAACAAGTTTGGATAGGACTTAACAACGATAGTTGGTTAAGGAGAAAAAAAGGCAAATCGTTTATGAAAGAAGGAGAACGAAAGTTTATAATGGAATCTTTAAGAGATGTAGATTATGTTTATGTAATGAATCCACTTATACATGGAGATGATACAGCAATTGATTTTATTGACCATGCAAAACATAAATGGCATACTACATATAGTGATGATATAGAAGGTAAAATGGCCTTTGGTAATGGTGGAGATAGAACAGAAACAACTACACCAGAGAATGATGTATGTAACTCATATGGAATAGATTCAGTATGGGGATTGGGAGATAAAGTACAATCTTCATCTTGGTTATTAGAAAAATATTTAAACATAGCAGAATAATGAATATAGAAAAATTAGTAAAACAATATCCAAACGATATGGAATTGGGAAAAGCAGTACGAGATATATACAGAAAAAATCAAGAGTACTTTGAAAAACATAAAGATATTAAAATCTTTGAATCACCAGATAAAGGGAATAACAGTTTATGAAAGACCTTTTGGTGGAGATTATACAACTAAAAAATTAGTAACAAAACAATTAAATTTATTCGATGAAACTAATTAAAGACCCAAGTAAATTAAAATCGGTTTTAGAATATACACCGATGACACAGGAGCAAATAGATAATATTTCAAAAAAATTAACAACCGAATTAACTAGACATGGTGGGTTGGGATTATCTGCAAATCAAATAGGTTTAACAGATAGAGTTTGTTTAATAAACGTAAAAGAACCATTACTATTAGTTAATCCAAAAGTTGTAGAAGTATCTAAAGAAACAGTTGTTTATGTAGAACAATGTTTATCGTTAGATAAGACAATGAAAAAACCAGTTAAAACTTTAAGACATAAATCATTTACAGTAGAGTGTGATAATTTAGGAACAGTTATATTTTCACCTGATATTGAAGAAGGAAAAGAATGGAAAGATTCTGAGGAATTTTTTGGAGATGAAGGATTACTAGAGTGTGTATGTGCTCAACATGAGATAGACCATCTTAATGGAATCCTTATAACAGATTCATCAAGAAGATACACTACTACAATTAAATCTGAAAAAAAATACGGTAGAAATGAAAGAGTGATGGTAAAATTATCGGATGGTTCTACTCAATTTATGAAATACAAGAAAGCAGAACCTCTGTTATCAGTAGGTGCTGAAATCTTATAATTAAACGAAAACATGGGAAAACTTATATTTAGCTATACAGACAAAGACTTTATTGAGAATAATAGAGAAGCAAGTAAAGTAGAACTTGATGTACCAGATGATATGGACATTAATGAATACAAGGTTGTTTGTATAAGAATGGCCTCTGCAATGGGGTATGGTAATAATAGTATCAAAAAATCATTTGGTGATTTGGTTTATGGAAGTGAAAATAAAAACGAATTAAAGGAACTATTAAATGAGCTTAACATCACAAAGAATACACATAAAAAAACTTAACGATAGATTGTTAACTCAAAATGTTGTTATGCAAACTCTTATAGATATTATAATAGATAGTGGAATAATAACCGAAGATGAACTAGAATCTAGGTTAGAAAAAAACATCGAAAGTACTCAACGTATTCTTGATGGTTTTGAAGAAACCTCTTCAACTGAAGAAGAAGTTATGAGTGGGATGTATTATGGCCCACAAGGAGAAGCCTAAAAATTTATTACTTTTTGCTTGGATATATGGAATTTTTTTCGTATATTAGTGGAATAATATGTTTAATTAAAGGGGAGACCTTATGAAAAGACAGATAATATTTACGTTAGTAGTTTCACTACTATCGTTTGGAATGATTGATTCCGCAGTAACAAAAGATAAATCAAACAGCATAGAAACTATGTTAGTTGATTTAGAAAAAGAAAGAGAATTAGAACTCTTAAAAATCGAACAAGAAAGAATTAGAATAGAACAATATCATAAACAAGAGTTAGAAAACTTTCTTAAATGCTATTGGACATCGAGAATCAACAAATAGATATGATGTTGTAAATCGATGGGGATACATGGGTAAGTATCAATTTGGAAGAAGTACTTTAAAAGGATTAGGATTCAAAGTAACTAAACAAGAATTTCTAAATAACCCACAACTACAAGAAGAAGCAATGATGGCTTTATTACTACACAACAAAGAAAAATTACAAAAGTATATTGATGTATTCGATGGACAAACTGTTAATGGAATGTTAATAACAGAAAGTGGTATATTGGCAGCAGCACATCTTGGAGGACAGGGTTCTGTAAAACGATACTTTAAAAATGGAAAAGTTTTTAGAGATGGTAATGGAACAAAAATCACTTCTTATATGAATAAGTTTAGTGGTTATGATATAAAATTAAAACCAAATTCATGATAGAATTATTAACTACCTATAATATTATTATAGGAATTTCAGTAGTCATAAATATACTACTACTAATAGGAGTTCGAAACCTATTAAAACAAAACGAACAACTCGAAGATAGATTAGTTAAAACTACTAATGATACCATACAGTCTGTTGGAACTGCTCTCGATAAAATGAGAGAACTTGATAATAGAGAAGTATTTGAAAAGGATGATGAAGTAGGAGTAACCTTCTTAGAATTAAAAAAAATTGTTGAAACCTTAAATAGAGAATTATAATATGCCAAGACCTAGAAGAAAAAAATCCAAGATATACTTTGGAACACCTGCTCAAGAAGCTATAGTAGAATATAATAACTCAACTGACCCTATTGAAAGGTCTAAAATATATGAAGAAAGAATCAAATATCCATTCGAAAAACTTGCAGAAAATGTTCTTAATACATTCAAGTTTACTTATTTCGATGTACCAAAAAAAGATGTCCAAACAGAAGTAGTTTCTACAATGGTAGAAAAAATACATATGTTCAAAGAGGGAAAGGGTAGAGCGTTTTCTTACTTCACTATTATTGCAAAGAACCATTTGATTTTAAAGAATAATGGTAACTACAAAAGATGGAAACAGAATAATCTTCTTTCACAAATGCCAGAAACATGGAATCCTGAAAATGATTTTAATGAAGTTGAAGAAAATAATGAATTTAAGGAATTCAAGCAGATGATGTTAACTTATTGGGATAATAATTTAAATTCAGTATTTACAAAGAAAAGAGATTTACAAATAGCAGATGCGATATTAGAATTATTTAGAAGAAGTGAACATATAGAAAACTTTAACAAAAAACATTTATATCTACTTATCAGAGAAATGACTGATTGTAAAACTCACTACATTACTAAAGTTGTAAATGTAATGAAAAAGCATCAGAAAAAAATGTTAAACGATTATTTACATCATGGAGAATTGATTGTTGATAAAAAAGAAACATTTTGGGAAGATGATAGATATATAGATACTGATTATTTATAGGAATGAAAGTAAAATATGTTATAGGAATAAGTTGTGGATATCACGATTCAGCTGCCTCTTTGATTAAAGATGGTAAAGTTATTGCTGCTTGTGAGGAAGAAAGATTCACAGGTATCAAACACGATTCTTCATTTCCCCATAATACCTTAAATTGGTTTTTTGATAAATTTAGTATTTCCAAAGAAGATATATCTGAGATATGTTTTTACGAAAACCCAATAACAAAATTAGATAGAATTACAGAATCTACAAAAAGAGGAGGTATTTGGAAATATTTCAATAGAAAAAAAATAATAAATAGAAATACTGAATCTTATAATTTATTAAATAAAAATATAGATAAGTATAGAGGTAAAAATACTAAGGTTATTTTTGGTAATCATCACGATTCTCACCTATCATATACCTACTATACTTCTCCATTTAAAACATCAGCTATATTATCAGTAGATGGTGTTGGTGAGTGGAAAACAACTTCTTTATCTTATGGTGATAAGAATAAAATAAAAGAATTACAAAGTATAGATTTCCCACATTCATTGGGAATGTTTTATTCTTCATTTACTGCTTTCTTAGGATTCAAACCAAACGAGGGTGAGTATAAAGTTATGGGATTAGCTCCATATGGTAATCCTGAAAAATATAATTTAAAATTTGAAGATATAATTTATTCTACTAAAGATGGTGGATATGAATTAAATATGGAATATTTTGAATATGATTGGTCTGATGACCATATGTTTAACGCAAAACTATCAGAACATTTAGGTATATCAAATAGATTACCAGAAGAAGAACTAACACAAGATTATAAAGATTTAGCTGCATCGGTACAATTTCAATATGAAAAATATTTCTTTAAATTATTAAACAGATTACATAGAATAACAGAAACACCGAACTTATGTTTGAGTGGTGGATGTGCTTATAATGGAACTGCAAATGGTAAGATAAAAGAAAAAACAAAGTTTCAAAATATTTGGATACCACCAGCACCATCAGATGCTGGTTCTTCGATTGGAGTTGCTCTTGAAAGTTTTTACAAAGGTATTGATATTGATAGACATGATAATACTAATCCATATTTAGGTCCTGATTATAGTAAACAAGATATCTTAAAGGCACTTAATGATTATCACTTAGATGTTTACTATGAATGGAAACCAAGTGATGTATTAATACCTTATACTGCTGAATTAATATCTGAAAATAATATTATAGGATGGTTTCAAGGAAGAATGGAGTTTGGTGCACGAGCATTAGGAAGTAGATGTATATTCGCAAATCCATGTGACCCTCAAATGAAATCTCGATTAAATAAAGTAATTAAAAAGAGAGAAGGATTCAGACCATTTGCTCCTATATGTAAAAGAGAAGCATTAACCACTTATTTTGAATATGATTCTGATATACCATATATGAATCAAGTAGTAAAGGTAGTTGATAGATTTATAAATAAATTACCATCTATAACTCATGTAGATAAATCATCAAGAGTTCAGACTCTAACAAATACAAGAGCTAGATATGTTTATCAAATACTCGGTGAACTAGAAAAACTAATTGGATTTCCAATTGTTATTAATACTTCATTTAATTTAAAAGACCAAACAATGGTTCTCACACCAGAAGATGCAATTAAAACATTTTTAAATTGTGAGATGGATGTGTTGATACTTGGTTCTTATGTAGTTCGTAAAAAGATACGTTAACTGTAAAACTCTCTATTTATTACTAAGAACTCTGGTCGTATAATAAAGTGGCTAGAATAGAAACCCAACGAATTTCGGTTGGGTTTTTTTGTACATAAATATATAAACCCCCAATATACCTCTCTAATTGATGTTTCAATATATATCATAATTTTTTTACCAAGTATATATCATAGTTATTTGTGGATATCCCTAGTTTTGCAAGATGGAAAAGTTATTCACATTTAATTAAAACAAAAGGAGAAACATATGGAATTTTTGAAAAAAATAGGCTCTTGGGCTGACGAATTAACAAAAATCGGTATTAGTATCATTGCTTTAGGAGTAGTATTTGAAGTACTCTTCAAAGGAGCGGACATCCCATTCTGGCCAGAAGTATCAGTAGTTGATAATATTATGGCTATTTTAGGAAGTTTGAGTGCTGAAGGTCTATTAGGACTAGTTGGTGCCTTTGTACTTTACCACATTATTAAAAAGTAAGAATTATATTAATTCTACAACGCGTTAAAGATTAAACCTCACCCTAAAAAGTGAGGTTTTTTCGTTTACTATATTTATATACAACTAATATGGTATAATCATGAGTACAGATTTTGAATTATTTCCTGGTAAGAACCTTAGTGGATTGTTTAAAGATATCTATGATAATCAACAAAACAAGAAACAAAGAATCTCTGAGCTAATTGCTGAAATGAAAAAGGTAATTAGACATGCAGGGGATATGGCAGTAATTGGGCCAATCATAAAAGATTTAGTTGATACATCAGTTAAGAATGATGATTCACTAATCAAGATGGCAGCAATTGCACAAAGAATAATTGGAGCACAACATAAAGCAGAAGGGGATACCGGCTTTTTATCCGATGAAGAAAAGGAACAATTATTAAAACAATTAGATGAAACTATTTCACAAGTAGCAGATGAACAAGATGTAAAAGTTGATGAACTCACTAATGAAGTAGAAGAACTTAAACAAAAGGTAAAACTTAATGAGCCAGAGAATATCTAAACAAACACTTGCATCTTCTGCAAACTATTCTAAGGGAGTTAGTTCAATAGATACCGCTGTTGTAGTTGGTGTGATATTAGATGAAACACATCCAAGACTAAGAGATACAGTAGAAGATAGACATAGTGAAGTTTTTAGTGGTGATAAGAATTTATTTAATGTTGGATGTGTTGTTGCAAGGCGTTTGAGTGATAAAGTAACGGCTGAAGAAAAACTACCAATTTACTATCCACAAAATTCAACCAACTTGGATTTACCTATTGTTGGTGAAACAATAGAAATTGTAGGTAGATATTATAGAAGAATACCTGTTAAGTTTTTAAACCAAGGTAGTGCATCTAAAAATGCAGGAAAAAAACAATTTGATGGTTATGATGAAAGTAGTGGTAATAAAGCATCCTCATATTCAAGTGTATCACAAACAGGTACTACTCAATCAACATCTAATTCAAAAACAGAAGCAAAGTATGGTGATTATTTTGAAATTAATAATGTAAATAGATTAAAACTATACGAAGGAGATAATTTATTTCAATCTCGTTTTGGACAATCAATTCGTTTTAGTGGATATAATAACTCGGATAATATTCTATCCCCGACCATTATAATCAGAAACAGACAAAATTCTAAATCTTTAAATGATTTAAAGATAGGAGATATCACAGAAGAAAATGTTATAGATGATGGTTCAACAATTGCAATAACAAGTGGAGAATACTTATCAGATTTTACACCTGGAACAACAGATACTCCATTAGAAACAACTCCTGAAGTATTTGATGATTATCCAAGTGAACTTAAAGGAGACCAAATATTAATTAATAGTGGTAGAATTATATTATCATCCAAAGAATCTGAAATGATTTTCTTTTCTAAAGGTAATTATGGATTTGTTTCTGATGGTAAATTTAGTATTGATAATGGTAATGATGGAGCATCTATGAATTTTAATGGAGATGTTAGAATTACTACCAATGATAATAATACTTTTATTCTTGGAGGAGCAGGAGAAATATATCTTAATACAGAAGAAACAACAGAACCAATTGCAAGAGGACAAACTTTAATTGATTTATTAGAAGAACTAATTAATGCAATAAATAAACAAGTATTCTCAACTCCATCAGGACCAACTGCAGTGGGCCCAAATAACAAAGGTGATTTTAACAAAATAAAATCTAAGTTAGATACTATACTTTCTACACTTAATTATACGGAGTAGTTATGTCTTGGAAGATATTTAAAAATAATATGTCTCTTTATATGAAGAATCAAGGAGGTATAAAATCTTCAGATGATTTTGCAGAGAAACTAACTAACGAATATGATATGTGTGTTAGAAGAGGACTTCAAACCGCAAATCAAGTACCAATCATGACACCCAATAAACCACTAATGCTTACATTGGTTAAAATTGCTTGTAAAATTAGTTTATCAAAAAAAAGTGGGTTACATACATTTATAGATGATATAGGAAAAGGAGTATTGGGATATTGGACAGGAGCAACATTATCAAATACACCACCAATTATTCCAGCAATGGGAGCATTTCAAAATCTTTATACTATAACTGGATTTACAACTGTACCTGGAACTTGGGCACCGGTTGGGCCATTGATGCCAACTGATAATACTAATCTTTTTTTAGATAGATTAGTTGCTAGTTTACAAATACATTCTACTACAATACAAGGAATGTATATAACAATTTCACTATATCCTGGGTTTCCACTAGTTCCACCAGCACCTGGAGTACTATTTTGGACAGGTTGGACAATACCATAAAATTAAAGAAGATATATTTATATTAAGAACAATAGATTTTAAAATGAACAACAAACAATTAATAAAAGTAATAAAGACTCTTGTTGAGGTAGAAACTGCCAAACAACAAGAACGTTTTTTATCTAAAACTTTTCCAAAGATATTGGAAGAGGAAGTAAATAAAAGATTAGCAGAGGTGAAGGGAGGTGTAGTCAGCGTTCCCTCTCCGCAGGTAGTTCAAGAGGATGTAATAGACCCATTTGAACAAGCAGAACTTGCACTTGAGGAACAAAGACAAACACCAACAAAAAAACTTTCAAACAATCCAATATTGAATGAAGTTTTAAATAATACAAAGCCTTTTTCAAAAGAACAAAGAAGCTCAACACCAGGTGGTGGTAAATCGGTATTAGATAATCTACCACAACAACAACCAATCCAAGAGAGTATGGACAAAACTGTTCAGTTTACTTCTCAAGGAGCTGGAGCTGGAGTTGGAGGATTAAGAACTCAGATGGCTAATAAAATGGGATATGGTGATGTTGCAACAAAAACAAATAAAACAGGACTTGGTGTACGAACAGGATTACCAGGACTTGATAAAATATTAAATAGAGATAATTCTGCACTTGTAAAGAAATTTAAAACAAGGTAAGGGGTAAAAAATGGCATTTATATTAGATAAAAAAGTAGTAAAGGATACAAAATCATTTAATGATTTTGCATATGGAATTACTTTGCCTGTAAAAAATGGAAATACTGGTTTCTTTGAATCAGCCTTTTTCATCATATGAACAAGCAAAATCTAATTTAAAAAATTTACTATTAACTAAAAAAGGTGAAAGAGTAATGCAACCAAACTTCGGAACAGGATTATCATCATTACTATTTGAACAAATGGATGATAGTTTTGAAGAAAGGTTAAAAGAAACTATTACTAATAGTGTTAACTTTTGGTTACCTTATATATCAATTGAAGAAATTGATGTAAATATGACAGATGAGATGAAAGATAAAAACACAGCAGAACTTAAATTATCATTCACAGTAGGTAATCAAATAGAAACACAAGAAGTAACATTCACAGTAGAGGGGTAACGTATGGCATTAAATTCAGCAAACTTTAAAAGTAATAATGGTAGGGATATAAAGTATCTCAATAAAGATTTTTCTCAATTCAGAAATAATATTATTGAGTATGCTAAATCATACTTCCCAAAAACTTATTCTGATTTTAACGAATCTTCACCTGGTATGATGTTCATTGAAATGGCATCTTTTATTGGAGATTCTCTATCTTACTATACAGATGACACATTGAAAGAATCAATGATGTTATATGCTCAAGATGAAGAAAATGTATTAGCATTAGCAAAATACCTAGGATATCAACCAAAGGTAACATATCCTGCACTAACTAAATTATCTATATATCAACTTGTACCATCTAAATCTATTGGTGAGGGTAAAGTTGAACCTGATTACTCATATGCGTTAAGAATAAAACAAGGAATGGTAATCGAATCAAAAGAAGGAGTAACATTTAGAACAAGTGAAGCTATAGATTTCAATGATGATAGTGAAAGAGAAGTTAGTGTGTATCGAAGAGTTGATGGTACTAATGAGCCGGCTCAATATCTAATCAAGAAAAAAGTTAATGCAATATCTGCTAGAATCAAAGAAGTTGAAGTACAATTCGGTTCAGCTCAAGATTTTTCAAAAATACAAATTGCAGATAAAAATGTAATAGATATATTTGATGTACGAGATTCTAATGGAAATAAATGGTATCAAGTTCCTTATTTGGCACAAGAGATGGTTTATGTTGATTACCCAAATACAGAACAATATGATAAAGATTTAAAACAACATTCTGCTTCAGTACCAAGTGTTTTAAAATTATTAAAAACTTCAAGAAGGTTTACAACACAAGTAAATGCAGATAATACAACTACAATTATATTTGGTGGAGGTACTGCAACAAACGATGAAACACTAATACCAAATTTTAAAAATGTTGGGTTAGGGTTACAATCATCAATAGATAAATTAGGAGCTTCATTTGACCCAGCTAATTTCTTAAAAACTAAATCATATGGTCAAGCACCTTCAAATACAACACTAACAGTTAGATACTTAGTTGGAGGAGGAGTTGAATCGAATGTAAAAAAAGGAGATTTAACTAGTATTACACAAATTCAATATGATGATGATTCTACATTGTTTACACCAACTGAACTAAAACTATATAATAAAGGTAAACAATCAGTTGCTGTAGAAAACGAAGTACCTGCTACAGGTGGTAGAGGTGCAGAAACGATTGAAGAAATTAGAGAAAACTCACTTGCAAACTTTGGTTCACAAAACAGAGCAGTAACAAGAAAAGATTATCAAGTAAGAGCACTTTCTATGCCAGCTAAATTTGGTGGAATTGCAAAAGCATATTGTGCACCAGATGGAGAACTTGATAATAACTCACCAACATCAATATTATCTAATCCTGATTCATTGGAAGAGTTTACAAGTTTAGTAACAGGACTTGGAGAAAGAAAGTTATCTCAACAAGAAATAAAAAATGAAGTAAAAAAGTTTTTATCTAGTAAAACAAATAATCAAACTGAAAAAAATAATCCATTTGCAATTAACTTATATATTCTTGGATATAATTCTAATAAGAATTTGGAAAGATTAACAAGTAATACTGCAATCAAACAAAACTTAAAAACATATCTAGGAGAATACCGAATGTTAACCGATGGTGTTAATATTATAGATGGTTATATAATCAACATAGGTGTTGATTTTGAAATTAGAGTTTATGGTGGATATAACAAAAGAGAAGTTCTTACTAAGTGTATAGGTGAACTTAAAGAATATTTTAATATCGATAATTGGACTTTCAATATGGCAATTAATATATCTGAAATAGAATTATTATTGGCAGGAGTAGAGGGAGTACAATCAGTACCTAAATGTGAAATTACTAATAAATGTAATGGAAGTTACTCTACAAATTCATATAATATATCACAAGCAACAAAAGGTAAGATGGTATATCCATCAGTAGACCCTTCTGTGTTTGAGATTAAATTTCCAAACAAGGATATAAAAGGGAGGGTTGTATAATGTATTATTTCGTAACAGCATCAAAAGATTCAACAATTTATTTACAACAACCTACTCAAAATACAGGTAGGGATGAGATATTAGAAATATCTAAAACTTATTATGGTAACTTAAAAGATGTAGCTCATACGTTAATTAAAATAGATACCACTCCATTATCTGCTTCTATTGCAAGTGGTGAAGTAACAATGAGTTCGGCTCATTTAATACTTAACGAAAGCGAAGGAAGTGAAATTCCTACTGATTATACAATTTATGCATATCCTATTTCTCAATCTTGGGATGTGGGAATCGGAACACGATTTGATGATATATCAACTGATGGATGTAGTTGGAACAAAAGAACAACAACTACTAATTGGTTAGGAAATGGATTTGCAAGTGGAACGACTGGTTCGTTTAATGGAAAGGGAGGAACTTGGTACACAGGCTCATCATCATCTCAAGAGTTTTCATATTCAACAAGTGATATTAGTATGAATGTATTACCTTCGATTACTTCTTGGATTGCTGGTACTATACCAAATCAAGGTTGGATTCTAAAACACGATTCGGTTAAAGAAAATGATACAGTTGATTATGGCCAATTAAAATTCTTTTCAAAAGAAACAAATACTATATACCAACCTAAGTTACGAATTGGTTGGGATGATTCATCATTTATAACTGGTTCTCTTAGTGCATTAACTGCCGATGATATTCATGTAACATTTAAAAGACTAAAAACAGTATATAAAAGAGGAAGTAAACCTACAATTAGAGTTTTTGGAAGAGAGAAATATCCTCTTAAAACCTACACCAACGAGTATGCTTATACTGATGTAAAGTATTTACCATCAACCACTTATTATCAAATTAAAGATATAGTAACAGATGAAGTAGTAGTACCATTTAACGATAACTATACAAAGGTTAGTTGTGATGCAATCGGTAACTATTTTAAATTAAATTTAAATAACTTTGAATATAATAGAGATTACTATATTGAAATAAAAACTGTAAGAAGTGGAGTGGTAGAATATTTTAGTGATAAAGATTTAACATTTACAGTAGAAAAGTAAAGAGATGGCTTTAAAGGATAAATTTAGAATTGATGAACTTGTCAAAAAGGGTTCAAAGGCAGTTCGTAGAGATACGAAAGGACATATTCTTGTCAATAAAATAGATGGTAAAGAAATCAGACCTGATGAAAAGAAAAAAGAAGTTCCATTTGGAACTAAGCCGATAAAAAAATCCAAACCAATATCCCCTAAGTTAAAAGAAGAATTAAACGAACAGCAAATTCCTATAAAAGTAGAGCAAGAATCATATGGAGGAGAAACATCAGCTGATTTAGTAAAACCTAAATATAATGAAGAGGAATTAAAAAAGGCAATTGATGTAAAGGTAGATGAGTTAATAAAAAAACGTAAATTAAATAAAAAAGATTATATCTTAAAATCAAGATATGATAATTTACAAGAAAAATATGATGCAGCTCAAGATGAAATACGAGAATTAAATTTACAAATATCAACATTAGAATCTGAAATAGAAAGCCTTAAATCTCAATTAGATTTGGCATTAGAAGAATTGGATTCTGCGAAATTACAACAATCTGCGGCAGAAAATGAAGCAGCTCAAACAAATGCAAGATATTCAGATTTACTTGGAGATTTTTCAACTGCAATTATAAAAGGTACGAAAGAGGGTATTGAAAGAGTTTCTTTGGCTGCACAAGTTAGAGGTTTACAAGCTCAAAAATATACCTTGAAGGAATTACTTGAAGCTCAAAAAGGAATAGTAGAAAGTTTACAAGCGGCAGAAGCGGCTGAAGAGGCACAACAAGAAGAAACTGCTATATTACGTTCATTAAGTGGACCTCCTAATTCATATAAACAAGAAGGTGATTATGCGTGGAAGATACCAGAAAATAATGTTAGAGACCAAGAAAAACTTGATGACGGAAGAACATTCTACTTTAGGTCAAATAGAAAAAGTTGTGGTTGGGCGAATGGTAATGATTTAGAACTTTTCAACTTCAATGATGAAAAAGAAGTATCATATTCTTTTACTGTTGTAGCTGATGCCGGTGGACATGATGACCCATGGATTGGTTTTAGTAAAATGTCAGGAACAATACCAGCAAGAAGTGGTAGTACTCCTGGTAAAGTAACATTAACTGCAACTAAAGTTAGAAAGGTATCTTCACCAAAAGGAAGAAGAAAAAAATTCAATGATAAAATTACTCTAAAGATAGATGGAACAACGTTTGATATGTTAGGAAGATTTTATAGAAAATTAAGAAGTGGTGGAAAAGGTAATTAATAAATTATGGCAATAAAAGATTTTAAAAATATTGTAGATAGGAAAGGATACTTAGTTGATTCCGAAGATAGAAAGGTATTTGAAAAAGAAATATCTAAATCTAACTTTGGGTTGGGGTGTGCTGATGTAATTGAATTTATACTATATGATATAAACAATAATCAATTGCCACAAGGTGATACTGGTAAGTTAGTAAGATACATATATTTAGATGATGAAAAATCAAAAGAATATTTTTTAACTTTACCAACTAATTCTTTTACTAAGAATACAAAAGATTCACAAGAATTCGTAGTTGACTTAGAAAGATTAATTAAAGATGCTGGATATTCAAATGGTAGTTTTAAAACACAAATAACTTTATTAAACAGAAGAGTTGGTACTGAGGAAGTTGAATCTAATAAAATGTGGATACATGAAATTTCACCATCGAGAACAGAAGTTAGAATTTTACCAATTAGAAGAGATTCATTAAATGAGGATTTAGAAAAAAGATATTCTATTTTTACCAATGAATCTTCATTTAGAGATGATGTAATTTATACTATACAAGAATATGTTGATTCATGTAGTGTAGAAAAAATAAAACAATATATTTTACTATCTAAAGGAAAAGAAACAGATGGTACAAAATATATTAACTTAATTAAGAAAGAATTTAAAATATCTAACTTTGATGAATTTGTATTAAAAGTAAAAGATAAATGGATTGAATCTCTTAAGTATTTTGTACAAGGATTAAATTGGAGTATTAGTTCAACTAACTATGGAAAGCCTTCTGAAGAAAAATTAGATTGTGTTGAATTATCAGTAGATGAAATAAAAAGAATTGCAGAAACTGCATTAATAAATTCTTTAGAATATTATTTACCAAAACGAGATATACAGAAAGATAATATTCTTTCTAAAGAAGAACAGATAACAATAGATGCTTTAAAAAATATATTAAAATCAAGTACATCTAATTCTATATATTCTGCAACAGAACCAGATTCAATTGATGCAGAAGTAAAAGGATGTACAGACCCATCTGCAGAAAACTTTAATCCATCTGCCAATACAGAAGATGGTTCATGTAGATATAAAGAAGAAGAGCCTGTTATATTAGGATGTACAGACCCATCTGCAATAAATTATAATAGTCTGGCTACCGAAAGTGATGGTAGTTGTAGATATGAAGAAATTATTCAGAGTGTAACTAAAACTTATTATGTTTGGTCTTCTACCGCTAGTATAAAGTGGAAATTAAATGGAGTAAGTGCAGGTACACAATCAGGAGTAGAATTTGATTCATTTGAAATTACACACGATGTAGGACAAATAAAATTTGGACTAAATGATGATGTTAGAGAAGTTCCAAAAATAAGAGAAATAGATACTTCTCCTTCTTTAGTAGAATATAGTATAACCAATATAAGTAATTCAGGAGAAAGTTCATTTATCAGACCTAACCTCATAGAGAATCAATCTTTTAGAGGACAGGGTTCTTCAGAATATGGATATACTAGTTTGATATCAAATTTTGAACTAGCATCTGGTCGAGGAGGAACAGGCCAAACAATAACTTCAACATATAAAAATCAAGTAGGACAACTTGTACAGTTTCCTGCACTTTTACCTGGCGATAGTATTATAGTTTGTGCTCAAGAAGGAACAGTAACACAAGTATCAGGATTAAAAATAACAAGAAGAGGTGTATGTGGAAGTACACCAACACCACCTAATAGACCATCAACTAATAACAGTAATAGTAGTGGTGGAGGCGGCGGTAGAAATATACCAACTCCTGGTCAAGGAGATGTAGTAATAGATAGAGAAAATTTAAACATAGAACAATACAGATAAAAAGTAGGGTAGGATATTTATAAACATGGCGATTAAAAGGAAAATATTTCAGTTCGATGAACAATATAATCCAAATTCAGATTTAGGATTTGGAGGACAAAATGATATTGTCGATGATGTTCTGTCTGATAATTTAGATTCTGGTGGAGGTGGTGGAGTAGGTTCTCCTACTAAAGATATTCCTATTATTAGTGGGTGTATGGATAGAACTGCGATTAACTACAATCCACGAGCAACTACTGCTAATAATTCTGTATGTAAATATGAACCGCCAATAAAAACCCAAAATGCAACTATATTATTAAGTACATCTTCTAATAAAAAAGGATTTGATGTTCTTTTTAATTCAAAAAATACAGAATTTAATTCTTCATCTAAAAAAATATCCTTAAATGCAAAAGAATGTATTAAACCAGTAATAGTTACTGTAAAAAGAGGTGAACAAATATCAGATGATTCATATAGAATTACTTCTAAATTAAATAGTATAGTTAAAGAAATAAAACCACTAGTACCTGAAGATGTTCAACTAGACTATGTTCCTATTACTAAAGATTATTTAAAGTTTGACCAAATAAAACCACAATTTAATAATAATTTTAGATTTGATGGGCGTGAAGAACTTGCAGTTAGAGGAGATGATTTATTTCTTGGATTTACAAAACCATTTATAAAACCACAACCAAAACCACTACCAAGATTTTCATTTGGTAGTACTAAGTTTAGTTTTTACGAATTTTTAATAGAAAAAAGAATAGATGGTAGGTGGGTTGAACAACCATCAACCAAACCAGTTGAAAATCTAGTTGTTTCACAAAAAGTATTTGCTGCTAATTTAGATTTTCAATTTAAAAATGTAGTTGTAATACCTGACCCAACACCTATTGATATAGAAATGGAAGCAGATATTGCATTCAATGGTCTTGTTGGTTTTAGAACATCTTGGGGAACTGAAGGTCTTCTTGAAGAAGATGATTTACTAAAATTAAGACAACCTGGTACTGATGGGTTTGAAAATTCAACTTCTTATATTGAATTATTTCATAAAGGAGATGTAACAAAACATAGAATATCATATACTATAACTTATCCTGATAGAAAAGACGCTAGAACTTTAACAACATATGATACTAAGATACCACTAACTTCTGGTTTAACTAAAGTATTTATAGAATCAAAACCAATCGTAGATGTACCTCAAGATGGTAATCCTCTTATTAAAGTTGATTTAACTAATCTTAAATATAATATTGCGGCTGGTATTAGCTTAAAAATTCCATACTCAACGGCATATTCTGATTATGTTGGATTTACTTTAGGAAAAACAGAAAGAAGAATCGATAAATCAGGTTCGGTTGTTTTAAATAAAGAAGATTTTATAAATGGATTGGGATTATATGAACTATATCTACAACCTATATCTGAAAAGGGTGGTACTGGTGAATATGCTAAAATTACAATAAATGTATTTAGTGAAGAAATATTAGAAGGGCCAGATATTACAAATATCAACTACCCACAAAATATAAAGGGAGCTGATTTCAAAGAATATGATGTTCCTTTCAAAATATCTTGGCAATCAGTAAACACTAACTTTGTTAAGATTTATATTGATAAAAAAGAAGATTCAAACTTATTAGGACAATTTGAACCATCAGGAATAGCAGAGTTTAAGGTAGGTGATGTATTAAATAAATTAAAAAATAAACCACAAGAGAATATAGATAAAGTACAATTCACTTTAGTACTTATTCCAACTAATCTTGAAGGTAATGAAGTAACAGAAGGTAAATATGAAAAAATAAATATTACTTTTGATAAAGGAGACTTAAAACTTAGAAGAGGTACATTGATTGCTGATTTAAGAAAAGCCTTTTTAGCTGATGTAGATGTTGATTCCCTTAAATCAGATGAATCTAAATTCTTAACTCATTACTTACATTTAGGAAATGGTAATAATGAACTAGTTTCAACTTGGGGAATCGATGAAGAAACTTTTTCTAAATACGAATATCAGGAAGATATTAATAAAGATGTTAAGGTATCAACAGAAAAAACAGTAGTATTAAAATTATATGAACCATTAGATAAAGCAGTTAATGTAAATGATTCTATTTGGCTTTCTAAAATACAATCTATACCAATTATAGACCAGATTACTATTGTAGATAATTCTATACAAGTATGTAATCCACTTACTCCTAATTTTGATTTAGATGTAAGTGATGATATTGGATATCAAATTCTTGATGATTTAATTACAAGTGGTTCAACTACATCTAGTGATTTGGTTAATCAATTTGTATCTTCTTCTAACTTTACACAAGATAAACTTGATATTTTATTTGTATCTAGTTCAACAGACCTTTTTGAAGAATACTCTGGTTCAGGAAATATAATCAAAGAAACAGGAATACAAGAATATAATTGGAAAGATTTTGTAAAATACTCATCTGCTGAAGAAAGAGTAGAAAACTTTGTTTATAAAGTAAAATTAATTCAAAATTATGAATATAGATATAATCAACTAACATCAGGTTCAGGTATTACAGGATGGACAGGTTCGTTATCTGTATTAAATGAAGCAAATTCTCAATTAAACAAAATAAATGAAACAAAAAGAGGATTTGATTCATTTGAAAAATTCTTATTCACTTCATCATCTGAGTTTACAACAAATGATGCAAATTCATGGACATATCCTTTTAATGTAAATGGAACTGCAATAACATCTAGTGATGCTATAGTAACAAGTTGGTACGATAGTGCGGTTGTTAGTGCACATGAATTTGATAAACAGAATACATCACGATTGAGTTATAACCTACCCGCTCATGTTACTGATGATTTTAAAAATAGTGAATATGTTCTTTTCTTTGATATGATTGGACAACACTTTGATACAATATGGACTTATATCAGAGGAGTATCTCAATCTAAAAAAACAGAACATAAAAAAGAAATTGGTGTATCAAGTGAACTTGTATATCATATGTTAGAATCTCTTGGTTGGGATGCTGATATGGGAGTACAATCACAATTCTTGTGGGAATATGCATTTGGTAAACATTCAGATGGTACAACAGTATCATCAATGAGTGGTAAGGATAGACAAAATGAAGTATGGAGAAGATTACTAAATAACTTACCTTACTTATATAAAAATAAAGGTACTAAGAGAGCTGTACATGCTGCATTGAGTTGTTATGGTGTACCTGCATCCTTATTAACTATAATGGAATTTGGTGGGCCAAAAGACCCATCACAATCAGGTACAACTAAATTTACATTTGAAGATAGAACGGCATCAATAAACTTAAGTGGAGCAGCTGCTATAACTGTACCATGGAAACAATATAGTGGTAATTCACAATTTCCAAATACAGTAGAATTTAGAATTAGTACAACAACAAAACAAGACCAACAATTAATAAGTGGTTCACAATGGTCAGTTAATATTATTAAAGATACTGGTTCACTTGCCAAAGCACAACTTATTGTGGGTAGTGATTCTAGTTCTACTGATACATTCCCATTATTTAATGGAGATTATGTAAACCTTACAGTAACAAGAACATCTGGTAGTACAGGAGGAGATTCATTTAACTTATATGTTAAAGAAGGATTCCAAGAAAGATTGAGAACAGATTTAAGTACAACACTTAACTCTACAAAAGCGTGGACAAGTGGTAGTGAAATAAAAATTGGTTCAACTTCTTTTAATGGGAACTTTGATGAATTTAGATTATGGAAAACTCCATTATCTTCATCGAGAATTGATAATCATGCTTTATTACCTGATGCAATTGATGGTAATCATGTATCATCATCTACTGAAGATTTGATATTTAGAAATGATTTTGAATATCCAAAAAACAGACATTCAAGTGGAGATGTTGATATTAAAAATGTTTCTTTAATAAGAACATATGCAACATCATCAGTTGCAAGTGGATTTACGAACCAAACATCTTATCCATATCAGTACACTCCGTATGATAGAGATGTAACAGCTACTGTTCCATCAAGTGGATTTAGTGTAGGAAATAAAGTTAGATTTGAAACACAAACATTAGTATCTGATTTAAATTACAAAACTAGAGCAACTAAGAAATCATTTGACCAAGCACCAATAGATTCAAATAAACTAGGATTCTTCTTTTCTCCAACAAAAGAAATAAACATGGATATATTGCGTTCACTTGGTGATTTCAATATTGATAACTATATTGGAGACCCACGAGATGAATACTTGGGTGAATATAAAAAATTAAAAGATTTAAGAAATTATTATTTTGATAGATACTCACTAAACATTTATGAGTATATACAACTTGTAAGATATATTGATAAATCATTATTCGATGTATTGGAATCATTAGTACCTGCTAGAGCCAAAGTTTCTAGTGGATTATTAATAGAACCACATATTCTTGAAAGAAGTAAAACACAATGGAAAAAACCAAGTGGTGATGAAAATTATCATGAAACTTCTATTAAAGTAAAAGATGATGTAAAAATAGGAGGAACTAATCCACAATATTCTGCAAGTTTAGATGTAGATGAAGATGTAAATTTACATGGAACTAATCCACAATATTCAGGTAGTATAAATGCAGAAAATGATTTAAATTTAGTAGCAGAAAATCAAGGGTTAACTGGTGTATATTCATTTACCGATGATGGGGAACAAAAAGGATTTATCACAATAAATTCAGGTTCTACTATGGGAGGAATTGAAATAAACATTAATGCACAGATAACAGGCTCAGTACAAGGAGAGTATGATTCAACGGCTTATCAACAAATTGGAATGGAAGTAGATTCATTATCTGTTGCTGGATTTGGTTTATTTGGAGATGGTTCTGTTTCTATTCGTTCACGATTAATAAATGGTAATATTGTAAAAGATAGAGTTAAAGTACATTTATTAAAAGAACAATATAGTATTGATATACCAGAAAATATAGATTCAAATGATTCTTCAAAAGGAAGACAATTTGTATCAACAACACAACATAGATATAAAGTAAATATTTTACCATTTACTGGTTCCGATGGAAATGAATCATCAGACCCAACTGTAAGTGGAGATGTGGTAGCAGTTACTCCATTAAATGGATATTTCCCAACACATTATAGAAACACAGGAGATTTGACAAGTGGTATGGAAAATTCATTTTTTAATGGTTCAAAACAAACAAGTGCAACTACAATAGATGGTGGTTCACCTGTTGTTTCATTTACAACTAATCCGAATACATTAAAAGTTTCTGATAGTGGTAGAGGAAGTGGAGAACCGATTTTAGAAGTAGAATAACCGATTTTATAATTTAGTTATATTTATATATTGAATAACAACATTACAACAACAAGGAATTTAAATTATGGCTTATTTAGATAATACCGAAATCACAGTAGATGCTATTCTTACAAAGAAGGGTAGGGAGAAGTTAGCAGCTGGACAAGGTTTAAACATTACCAAGTTCGCATTAGGCGATGACGAGGTAGATTATACCCTTTATGAACCAGCACATCCAAAAGGTAGTGCTTATTATGATTCGGCAATTAAAGCAATTCCGATTACTGAAGCATCACCAGATGAAACACAAGTACTAAGATATAAATTAGTAACTTTACCAAAAGGAACAACTAAAATTCCTAAAGTAGAATTTGGTATCCCTTCAATATCAGTAAACCAAGAAAGTGGACAGGTTTCACTTACACCAACAACTTCACCAAGTGGTAACACTCAGAGTGGATATACTATCATTCTTTCTAACAAGAATGCTGGTTCAATCGTTGGTACAGGATTATCAAACTCAGCAGGAACAGTACCTTCATTCCTAGGTGATGAAATTACAACAACCGCTGCAATTGAAACAGGATTAACATTTACGTTTATTCCTAATCCTAATATAACGGCAACAATTAAATCAACAATTACAGTATATGGTAACGAAACAGGTGGTTCACAAACTATTCCTGTAACAGTAACATATGTATCTAGTTAATAAGGGGAAAATAAAATGGCACAAATAAACGGACAAGCAGGAGTAAATTTATCAGCAGAATTATCGAATTATTTATCCGGTAATCAAGGTAACCTTACTTCTGAACAATTAACAGAAATCATTAACCAATACTTAAGTGGTGGTGATAAATTAGGTGCAAGTGGTGGACAAATCACCAATGGTATCTATAAGAGATTTGGAGAATTCGACCAAATTACAGGTAAAGTAGAAGTTGTTACTACTGGTCTTTGGAGTGGAGATACTGGAAGTTTAAATACTTTCTTTACTTCATCAACTCAGGCATCAGCAGCAAGTTCAAACTATTACTTAAATGTATATGATAAAAATCCATCATCTGATTCATCAGCAGCAATACAATATGCAGTTGCTTATGGACACAGAGAAGGAAAGGGTTCTATATCATTAGCAAACTCTGATTCATCTACATTAGCATCTAAAGCAACTTATGCTCAATACAAATCAATTCTTTTAGACCAAGATGATAGTAAATTTACATTCTTTTCTTCATCTGCAGCTGGAACACACGATTCCGATAGTATCTATGTAATCAATGTAGCTCGTGCCCGTTACAAAGAGAAAATGGATGCAGGAAACTGGTCATTAAAACTTAGTGGTTCTGCTGGAATCTCTACATTAATTGATGATAGTGGTAAGAAATTTGATGATACTGTTGGAAAGGCAGGAAGAGTATTTAATGTAGGTAGTGGTTCACTTAATTTAGGAACAGAAAATGCAGCAACTGTAAACTCACTTACGGCTTCAAATGGTCAAGGTTTAGGTTTATTCTATCCAGAACAAGGATTAGTTGTTCTTAACCCAACTGCTGTTCATAGTTTAATAGGAACATCAATTGATAAAGATAATGCAGATAATGCATCAGTTTCTTTGGCAGTAAATGCAGAAGCTAAAAATCATTTCTTATTACACAATGCAATTAAAGGTGGTAATGATTTTGAAGCAAGAAGAACAGAAAACGTTTCTACTTCACATTACTTCGTAAGAGCAACAAACAGAGAATATAATTATTCTAATAACCCAACATTCGTAACTGGTTCAGATAATTCTTTTGCAGAATCAACTTTTGAAAAAGACCCAAGAACATTTATTACAACAGTTGGATTATATAGTGATGCTAACGAACTTATTGCGGTGGCTAAAACATCACAACCAGTTCCAAAATCATTTGATAAGGAAGTATTAATCAAAGTAAAACTTGATTTCTAATCTATAAACTTATAATTTTAAATAACCCCACCACGAGTGGGGTTTTTTATTTCAATATATTTATATAGAGGAGAAACCTTTGTATGTTAAAAACTATACCAAAATCGAATATAAGTAAAAGAAACTTTAAGGTCTATAAAGAATGGTCTATAAGTAATTCTGATTATGCTGTTGTATCTGCTTCAAATAGTTATGGAAGTGATAATTATTCTCTTTGGAATTCTATAAATTCTAAGTTTTATAATTCAGATGCAACTGCCATTACTTTATTTGGTAAAGTTTCTGATTTATCTAATCTTAGTGCAGAAAGAAAGATAGCTAATACTATTTATACCATTGCAGTTCCTCAAGAATTATATGGTGAAGCTATAAAATCCAAATCAGTTCAAATAGTAAATCACGATAATGATAGTATTTATAGTGATGATGGTAGTGGTAATATATTCTCAAGTGTTCCTGAATATACTCTTACAAGTATTGATTTTGAATTAGGTCAAATTACTATAACTGATAACGATGGTGAGGTATTTACTGGAACAATACATCCTAGTTCTCCAACTGATTTAGAATCAGGTGAAATGACAGTAACGTTTGGTACAGATACAGATGTAGTAAATATAGTTTCATTTGATTTACAAGCAGGATTGATGAAAGTATCTGAAGTATTAGATTTCGATGGACTATCAATCGATGCTTCTCAATTTGGTAATATTTTCTATGAAGATGGTTTAATAGTTTTAACTGAATTGATTACAAGTTATTCATTAGAATATAGAAGTACTAAAACAATTTACGAAACAGAAGTTTTAGTAAGTTCTAAGGCTGGTGAATTTAATACTTCACAAAGTCCATCTGCTGTAGATGTTGTATTAACAAACTCATATGATTTTACAACAACGGCTATACCAAATGTTAAACCAGCGGAAACTGTTAAGATTAAAGAGGTAGGAGATATAAAATTAAAATCATCAATAACAGGTTCACATCTACCATCAGTAAGTGGTAGTTGGGATGATTATCATACATCTGCATCAATAGACCCAACTGGTTCTTATTTAGCACCATTTATTACAACAATTGGTTTATATGATGATGATAATAATATGATTGCGGTTGCTAAATTACCTAAACCAATAAAGAATTTACCAGATTATGATATGAACTTTATTGTTCGTTTCGATACTTAATCTATATTTATATAATAACAAGGAGATACTACTATGGCATCAATACAAGATTTATACAACAAGTCCGAATTCGCAAAACTTGCGGACAAAGGAAAAGATAAAACACCTATATCTGCTGATAATCAAAACAAATTACACAAAGATAATAAGGCACTTGCACAAGCAAGAGGTGGTAAATTGAATCTGAAAAAGTACTCAGATACAATAAAATAACTTAAATCAATTAATTTTGAGTTTACTTCTAAATCACTCTGAAAAATGGGCATTTATTCATGTCCCTAAAACCGGAGGAACATCAATTAACAAAGTATTACTAACTAAGGAATCTGTGGAAATATATACTTCACATGATTCTATACGTGCAGTTCCAGATAATGAATATTTTATATTTACAATAGTAAGGAATCCTTTTACACGATTGATGTCTGCATGGCAACATGGAGTTAGAAAAGGGTATTTATTCAAGTAATTTTCGTGAGTTTACTGAAACAATAAATCAAAACGATACATGGATTATACCTCAAAGTTATTATATTAACGAAGGAAAAACAAATACTAAAGAAGTATCTTTTATAGGAAGATATGAAAACTTATTAGAAGATACCTCTGTGTTATTTAAAAAACTTAATTATAAAGAAAAGTTACCACATCTAAATAATAATCCAATACACAACAATCATCCAAACTTAAACCAAGAAAAATATTACAAATATTATTATTCTGAAGAGTGGATGAAGGAGTGGGTGAGAGAGAGGTATTATAATGATTTCAAGATTTTTAACTATGGGATGGAATTTTAACGGAAGACCAATAACAGAAATATCAGATATGCCCGAGGGGACTATCGGATTTATATACAAGATTACAAATGGCCAAACTGGTCAATATTATATAGGAAAAAAATCCTTATATTCACATAGAACTTTACCACCATTAAAAGGTTACAAAAGAAAAAGAAAGGTGATAAAAGAATCTAAGTGGCAAGATTATCGTTCATCAAATGCCTCGGTACAATTATGGTTTCATTCGAACACTTTATCTATGGAACAAGAACCGAGAGGAGAAATAAATGATAGATTAGAACTAAGGATACTTAGATTTTGTAAAACTAAGAAGGCATTAACATATTATGAGTTACAGGAACAGTTTTCTCATAATGTACTTGCTGATAAATTATCTCTAAATGATAACCTATTAGGAAAGTTTTTTAGAAAAGACTTGGAAATTACGGAATAATTTCGTATATTTGTATTGTTAAAAGTGTAATTATGCTCTCACATCACGAGAAACAAGAAGTTATTAATATATTAAATGATGTTTTAGGGCCTGGTACATCTATGAAAAATGATGAACAGGCACACTATTGTCCTTTTTGTCATCATCATAAGAAAAAACTACAAGTTAATATTAAAACACAATATTGGCATTGTTGGGTATGTGATGCAAAAGGAAGAAAAATACAGAGATTATTAAAAAGACTTCATGTAGATGCTCGTAAACAGAAAAAGTTATACGAAATCTATGGTGATGATTATGTAGTTTATAATAAAGATACTGTTGATGAAAGGGTAGAGTTACGATTACCAAGTGAATTTAAATCATTACTAAAAGTACCAAAGGGTAAAGTAAATCCTGTGTACAGAAAGGCTCTTAAGTATGCTGAAGATAGAGGTATTACTAAAGAAGATATTACTAAATATAATATTGGGTATTGTGATGGTGGTATGTATTCTAATCGTATTATCATTCCTTCCTATGATTTGGACAATAGACTCAATTACTTCATCGCACGTTCTGTACACTCTGAAGAAAAATTTAAATATAAGAATCCACCAGTTTCTAAAAATGTTATAATGTTTGAAAATCAAATAAATTGGAATGAGCCAATTACCTTAGTAGAGGGTGTATTTGATGCAATGGCAGTTAAAAGAAATTCTATTCCTATATTGGGTAAGTTTGTTCCTAAAAAATTAAATGATGCTATATTTAAAAATGGAGTATCTTCTATAAACATCTTATTAGATGAAGATGCTCAAGAACAAGCGTTACATTATACTATGCAATTCCAAAATCAAGGAATCACTACAAAAAATATTAAACCCACAGATAAAGATGCATCTGAAATGGGGTTCACAGAAGTAAATAATAAATTAAAAGAATCTAAGAAAACAGGATTCGGTGATATTATATCACAAAAGTTAAAAGGTTTATGATAATAAATAAGGTTTACCATTTGGCAGATTTACATATTAGAAATCTCCAAAGGCACAAGGAATACAGATTAGTATTCAAAAAATTCTTAAAACAAGTTAAACAAGACAATATAGAGGATTCTCTAATCTATATTGCCGGTGATATTGCTCACGCAAAAACTGAGATGTCACCAGAACTCGTACACGAAATAAGTTGGTTTCTTACAGAGTGTGCTAAGTTAAGAGAAACTGTATTAATCACAGGTAACCATGATTGTAACTTAAATAATTCACACAGACTCGATGTACTCACACCTATTATCCAAAATCTTGGAAACGATAGAATTCATTATCTTCGTGATACTGGTGTTTACAATATCCACAATCTTACTTTTGTTGTCTATTCTATATTGGATAACAAGGAGAATTGGCCTAAAGGAAATACCATTGATGGAGAAAATACAATCTGTCTTTTTCATGGACCGGTAAACAAAGCTCAAACAGATATCGGCTATACCGTTTCTTCAAACTCATTTCAAGTAGATATGTTTGATGGATTCGATATGGCCATGTTGGGTGATATTCACAAAAGACAAACCTTTGGTGAAGGGTATGAACATATTGCATATGCTGGTTCTATGGTTCAACAGAATCATGGTGAGTTACTAGAAAATCATGGATATCTACTTTGGGATATTCCTACAAGAACTTTTACAGAACATCACTTACATAATGATTATGGATTCTTAACAGTAGATGTAGTTGATGGTAAGATACCTCAATGGGTATATGATGAAGTTGGTACTAAACTTCCAAAGTATCCAAGATTAAGATTACGATTTACAAAGACAGAAGCTTCTGATATGAAAAGAAGAATAACTGAACTAAAGAAGTTATTCAAAGTTGCTGAAGTTACTGTAACTAGAACCGATACAATCGGACAATTAAAAACAAATCAAAAGGTAAACAAAAATATAGTTGGTGATGTTAAAAATGAAACATTCCAAAACCAACTCATAAGAGATTACTTAGAAAGACAATATCTTTTAGAAGATGATGAATTAGATAGGATAGCAGAAATAAACTCAGAATTAAATTCACATATAGATGAATCTGGTCAAATGGGTAATATATTATGGACACCGAAAGAGTTTCAGTTTTCTAATATGTTCTCGTATGGTGAGGATAATAAAGTAAGGTTTGATAAAGCACAAGGTATCGTTGGTATCTTTGCTCCTAATGCCTCTGGTAAATCCTCTCTCTTCGATGCATTATCATTTTGTATCTACGATAAGACTTCTCGTACAAACATCTCTAAAAACATCATTAATAACCGTAAGACAAACTTCTATTGTAAGTTCAACTTCGAGATAGATGGTATTAACTACTATATTGAAAGAAGAGCCAAATATGTTAGAAAAGCAACATCGGTAAAAGTAGATGTAGATTTTTGGAGAGATAACAATGGAGTTATAGAATCACTTAATGGTGAACAACGAAAAGATACAAACAAAGAGATTGAAAAGTACTTAGGTAAGTTCGAGGATTTCGTTCTAACTGCTCTTTCCCTACAAGGAAACAATGCACTCTTTATAGATAAATCACAATCGGAAAGAAAAGAAATACTTTCACAATTCATAGGTGTAAACATCTTTGATAAACTATATCAGAAGGCAGCTGATGAGAATAGAGATAATGCAACACTTATCAGAAAATTCAAGTCCGATGATTTTACGACAAAATTGGCGGAAATCGACACTGATTTAAAATCAAACAAAAACGAGTACAAACTTTATGAGATGAATCAAAAGGCTCTCAAAGATGAAGAAGAAGTTTTAAATAAAAAGATTATATCTCTAAATGAAAAAATCGTAAAGTTAAATGCAGATAGTGGAGTTTCAATTGAAGAACTTGAAAAACGATTAAAATTACTCGAATCCAAACGAGATACAATTCAATCGGATAAAAAATCTACACAAGATAGAATTACCCATAGAGAAGAATTACAAATCACTTTAGATGAAATCGTTGATAAATTTGATGAAGAAGAATTAGAAGCTGGTATTGGTAAATTAAAAGATTCGAAAGATAAACTAAGAGATATTGAATCTACAATTGATAAAATCAATATTAAAAAAGATTCTTTATATGAAAGAAAAGACCATTTAGATAAACACAAATATAATGAAGAGTGTGATATTTGTATGGAAAACTCTGAAACTATTCTACAACAAAAAGAAAAGGTAGAAGCCGATATATCTCATTACCAAGAGTTATTTACAGATAATGATAAGACACGATTACAATTGATGTTGGTGATTGATTCTTTAAAAGGATATGAGGATGAATGGAGTAACTATATTGAAGCAAAGAATAAAGAAGATAAAATTGATAGAGAGATATCACAACTTATCAACAAGTTATCAACAATTGAAACTGAGGAATTACGAAATAAACAACAAATTACTCAACAGGAACAACTTATAAAGGAATATTATAAGAATGAGAAACAAATTATAAAGAACAAACAGATACGAACTGATATACAATCGGTAAGAGAAAACTTGAGTGTTACTAAAGATGATTTAAGAAAAGTAAATACAGATGTTCTTAAATTAAATGGTAAAGTATCAGCATTGCAGAACCAAAAAGAAACTATTGAAGATAGAATCAATGAGGTTAAGGATATGGAATCTCAAAGTAGATTATTTGATTTCTACTTAAATGCTCTTTCTAAAGATGGTGTATCTTATGAATTGATTGAAAAGGCATTACCAATGATTGAAGGTGAGGTAAACAATATCCTTGCACAAATCGTAGAGTTTGGAATGCAGTTAGAGATTGATGGTAAGAACATTAATGCTTACTTAGTGTATGGAGACCAAAGATGGAGTTTGGAAATGTGTAGTGGTATGGAAAGATTCATTAGTGGATTAGCAATTAGAGTTGCTCTAATCAATGTATGTAACCTACCAAGACCTAATTTCCTTGTGATAGATGAGGGATTTGGTACATTAGATAGTGAGAACTTACAATCTTTATTTATGTTGTTTACATATCTTAAAACTCAGTTTGATTTCGTTATGATTATTTCACATATCGATTCAATGAGAGATGTAGTAGATGGCCTCATTGAAATTAAAAAAGAAAAAGGATTTTCCCAAGTTAAGTTTTAGAAACTCTAAGTACATTAGTAGGTTTAGGTTTACTAATTCTTTGTTTAATTAACCTCTCAACCAAACCACTTTTAGAATAACCATTCTCACAGCAGTAATCGTGTAATTCTCTATATAATTCTCTTTTTACTTGTATTGTAGTATATTTTCCCATGTTCTATTGATTTCTATATAATATATATTAACAAAAAATAATTCGATATATTTATATAAAGTAAATTGGATACAATATATGGCTATAATTAAAAAATTCTCACCATTTCTAAATTTAACAAACTTTCAAGTATTTGAAAATGATGATTTACCTAATTCTGAGTATTTTAGAATATCAGAATTTAATGAAACATTTACCGGTGGTAAGAATGGATTTCTTATCGAGGGTTCTGAATTCTTAAAAGAATCAACAGAAATAAAAATAGAAATTCTTGATGTAGAGGGAAATCCTGTATATTTTGAACCAGGTGGTGGTGTGCCTGAATATTATGAAGGTAACTCAAAATTAGTATCTGTTCATGTTTATGAAGATACCCCAATTGGTATTGGTAAGATTACAGTACTTGGTGAGTTAAAAACATATATTGGTAATGATGGTGCAATTACAGATGTACCTGATGAATGGAAGGGTGTTTACAATGTTAAATGGGAAAAATCATTTAATATAAATAAAAACTTAAACAATGAAAGTATTGTAAGGTTTTACAAAAGACCTATTGTTAGTATAACTGAATTAGTAAAACCAATATTTTCAAAAAGTATAACTAATGTAACTGAAACAGGAGAAATAAGTGGATTCCCAATGAATCCTCCTCAATCATTTGATATTTCTAATTGGAGAGCGGGTACTACTTACTTATTACAAAGAACGAGTGGTAGTTGGGATAGAGATGTTGATGAAAATACAATAACAATATCTTCTTTAAATTATTCTCCAAACATTATAGAAGTTTTAAACGATAGAGAAGTACTGGTTGATGTTCCATTTACTGATTCAAATAATTTAGTACAATCTTTTAGTTCACAATCTTATAGTGTTACATACCAAGATATTCAAAATCAAACAATAGGTGAATCTGCACTTACAGGTTCGTTTGGTAAAATTGATATCACACAATTAAAAACATTTGTTGGTGATGTTGCCAGAGTTAAGGTATTTAGAAAATCAAGAAACGCTGTTGGGGATTTCCAATTTGTACAAGAAGCTAAACTAGAATCTACTGAATTACTTAGAGATATAACTACAACAAGAGATACTGAAATATCTTATGGTAGATTTGATTCATATAACTTATCTAATTATTGGGTAACTTCATCAAACTCACATCCCACTACAATCAACTCAAGTGTTTTATCACAAGCAGTAAAAATAGATTATGCAGGAAGTGGTGTTCAAGAACTTATAACTTCTCAATCAATATCAATATCAAAAGATGTTGAATATACTTTAAATTTTAAAACAAAAGTAAGTGGTTCAGTTGATAGTTCTAATAAAAAAGTAAGAGCATATTTAAGTTCTTCAAACTTTACTCAAGATTTTTTATCAATAAGTGGTTCTGATATTTATCAATCACAACAAACTTTAACTAAAAATATTATATCAGAAAATACTGGAGATGCAAAATTAGTATTCGAGGTTCAAGGGTCTGATTGGTACATTTCAAATGTATCTTTAAGAAATGCACAAGATACATCATTTTCACCAGATGAGTTTACTATTATACAAGATATTCCTAGAAAAACTGCAAGTGAAACATTTGATTTCAAATTTGAGTTTTATGATGTAAATAATAATTACATACCTGTTGATGTAATTGCAACAAAAGAATTTGATGGTGGAAATGATTTTCCATCAAGTACAAAACTTTTAACATTTGAATCAGATAGAAATGCTTTTAGATTTTCAAGTGGTTCGGTACAAAATCCAAAAGGACAACAAATACAATTTAAAATAGGTACTTCTAATTTAACTGGTTCTACAACATTTGCTTCATCGGCATTTGATGTTGATGGTAATTATTTAAATCCTAGTGATTATACACAATATCCAGGTAAGTTAACAACAATAACTCCTGCAGGTGCAATAGTAACAATAAATAATTTTACTGGTTCAAGAACTGATAATAGTGAAACTCCATTCGTTGGTTCTGTTGTTTATACTGCATCATTGGAAAACTTTCAAGAATTTGAAACAGTATATAGATTAGAAGATGGTGATAATGCACCTCAACTTATAGTAACTTCTAATGCCAATCAATTTATATACGAACCAACAACTCTTTCACCAAAACCAAGTGGACAGAGTATAACTGTAAGAGCACAAAGAAAAAACTTAGCTTCATTGATAACACCAATCGAAGTAAATAGTGGAAGTAATAGACCTCCTCTTAATTTTGTAGAAACTGTAAATGGTATAGATTCATACACAATTTCATCAACTCAGTTTTCTCAATCATTTGCATCAAATAATTTTGATGAGGTAACTTATTCATTTACCGGTTCTGATGTATTTGGTAATTCCCAAACCGATGAAATTACATTATCCAAGGTAGTTAATTTTGATGCAGTTTCACTTGTACTTTCAAATGAAACAACCTCATTCCCAGCTAACTCGACTGGTGAAATACTTGGAGGATTTGCAGCATCAAGTGGTTCGGTACAGATGTTTATTGGTTCTAATCAAATTACACATGATGATTATGATTCAGATAATTCACGAAATAGAAACACATTTGATATAAAAACAATTAGTGGTACAAATGTAACACCAACTGATACATCTCCAAATACTTCTAACTATTCTATATCTGCATTTCAAACTAGTAAAGATAGTGGTTCGTTAACATTAAATATTGAATATCTTGCAGGTGATAATACAACATCACAATCATTTGAAAAGGTTGTATCTTATACAAAATCAAAAAAGGCAGTACCAAATGTTTTAACAAAAACATCACCAACTTCTCAAACAATAAACTCTGGTTCAAGTGGATATGAAGTTCCACAAACAATAGAAGTTGTGGTACAAGAAGGTGGGGATGAATATAGTTATCAAAGTGGTTTAAGTGGAGGATTGAGTGAAGCTTATAAATTTGAAATCAACTCAGTAAGTTCAGGTTCAAATTCTAATGAAATAATTACACCAACATATGGTACTCACGATGGATATAATGGAACAATTGGTAGTGCATCAATTGATTATGTAAATTCCGAAGGAACATTAGTACAAAATAAATTAGTAAGATTTGATGTAAGTGTATCTAAAGTTGGTGTTGATGGAACAAATGCTCGTAGTGTTACATTACTTATAAGTCCTAATACTATACAATATAATGCAGATGGAACAAACCCAACTCCATCAACAGTAACATTAATTGCTTCAGGTTCATCTACTATAAATGACCCATACTACAAATTTACAGGAGGAGATAGTAGTTTTATCGATGATACTACTTTTAACGATTCAACTGGTTCACAACATACGAGTAGAGTATTTACTGCACCAACTACAATTCCAAGTACTCCATTTACTTTTAGAGTAGGAGTATCTGATAATAATGTTAATTTAAATAATGAACTAGATAGTGACCAAGAAAGTTTAATATTTACAAAACCAGGCCTTGATACAAGACCACGATTTATCATTAAACCAATAAATGGAACACAAATAAAAAATAACCAAGGTACGTTACAACTACAAGTAGTAAGATTGGATGGTACAGGTTCATTTGATGTAAGTGGTTCTGCTCAAGGAGATGCACAACTTTATAGTGGAAGTACTTTACTAACTACAAGTATGACCGGTATTAGTGATGGTGGAAATGGTGTAACTTATAATCCTGTATTTGCTAATACTGCAATAAGTGGTTCAAAATTAATTTCACTTAAAGAAGATGATGGTACATTATTAGATACTATTGCTTTATTAGATGTAACTGATGGTTTAGGTGGAGGAACATTCTTAGCAAATTCATTACATACAAATAGAGGACTTACTAATTCATTTACACCAGCAACTTTACCATTAACTGCTTCTTTCTTTGATTCAAATGGAACTGAGTATCAAAAGAGTGCATTGATTACTCCAAGTTTTAATGGTACTGTTGATAAAATGAAGATTAGTACCGCAACAGGAGATTCAGAAATAACCTTAACTGCAAACGATGGGGATGGTGGAAGTATTACATTAGGTTCTTCAACTGCAACAACTACAAAAGACTTAACTGTTAATGCTACTTTCGTTGACCCAAATACAAGTAAAACAACATCTGTATCTGAAACATTCTTTATAGTATCGGATGGTAGAGATGGAACAAATGCACGAAGTGTAAGATTAACAAATGATGCACAAGTATTTGTTGAAGCATTAGATGGAACAGTAACCCCATCATCAATTTCATTTACTGCAATAAGACAAAATATATCAGGTTCCTCTACATTCAATACAGACCCTTCGGTAACCCTAACTGGTACAGGTGATTCAAGAGCATTATCAGCAACAAACTTTGGTTCAAATACCTCAGTTGTACTTTCTGTAACTGCTAGTGAAGATGGTGATTTTACTGATGAAGTAAGAATTGTAAGAGTAAAAGAAGGAACAGATGGATTAACACTTATTAGTTCAAATCCATCACATACATTACCAGCATCTTCAAGTGGAGAAGTTTTAGATTATGCAAATAGTGGAACTACACTTTCTTTATTTGAAGGAGCAACTCAATTAGATTATGATAATGATGGTTCAACTGCTGGTCATTGGACAGTTGCAACTTCACAATCACCCACTTCAACAATTACAGTTGGTACTATAACTGATTCAACAAATGATGCAGTGGTTGGTGTTCATTCTGCAATGGTTGATGGTACAGATACAGTAGCTATAACATATACAATAACTGGTAAAAGATTAAATGGTGATGCAATTTCACTAACAAGTGTACAAACTTTAACTAAATCAAAAGAAGGTTTAGATAGTATTCAAGTATCTAATGATAATTCAAATCATTCCTTTTACTTGTAATCCTAGTGGAACACCAACTTCTTTTGCAGGAAGTGGTACAAACATTAAAGTGTTTGAAGGAGTAACTGCTTTAACATTTACAACTGGTACTGTATCTGCAGGAAAATATGGTGTTTCTATTTCTAATGAAAGTGGATTAACTGAAGGAACTGCAAGTCAAGGACTAGATACAACAACTTGTGTAATTGGTAACCATAGTGCTTTCACTGCAAATCAGGCAACTATAACATATACAATATCGGGTCAAAGATTAGATGGAACAGGCTTTTAGTTTAACAACTACTCAAACATTAACAAAATCAATTCAAGGTGTAGATGGTACTGTTGGACAAGATGGTGCAAATGCAGTAGATATAACTCCAAGTTTATTTACTCAAAATCTTATAAGAGATGTAAATAATGGAGATACTTTTGATAGTGTATCTAATATTACCATAACTGCTCAAGAAACTGGTTCGGCATTAACCGCGGTACTTAGTAGTGCAACATTATCAAATTCACAATTTAAAATCAACTCAAGTATAACAAATGGTTCAGAAGCTTCAGCAGGAGTTTTAACACCATCACAACCTTCTTCAGCAAGTAATCCAGGTGGACTTACAACAACATATACTATTGATTATAAGGATGGTTCAGGTAATGCTGGTAGTAAACAATTTAATCACCCAGTCACAACCGCCGTTGTTGGAACAAATGGACCAGGTGTAGTATTTACAGGAGTTTGGGAAGATAGCCGAGCATATCAGTTTTCGACTGGAGCAAGTGGAAGAAGAGATGTAGTACTTTGGTCATCAAGTGGTAACGCACCATATGATGAATATTATGCAGTTAAATCAAGTCATACTTCTGCTACTGGTAATGTTGCTAATGGTGCACCTCATCAATCAAGTGCAAATAAATGGGAAAGTTTAGGAACACAAGATTTCTTTGTGGCAGCAAAGATAGGATTGTTTGAAGATTCATTTGTTCAAAATACATTAAATGTTGGTAGTAACAATAGTGGAGGTATTTCTGCAGCTAATATTACTTTAGCAGGTGGTACTAATAATCCATACATTTCAATAGGACAAAGTAGTACTGCAGGAAACCAAGGATATGATGTAGATGGTATTTTTATAGGTAACCATGATAATAGTGGAACTCCAAGTTACAGATTATCTTTAAAAGGTGGTTCAAATCATTTAAAATGGAATGGTTCGACATTAGATATAAAAGGAGCAATAACATTAACCTCTGGCCAAGGACTTGAAGCTAGTTTAGGAGAACTAAATACTGCAACCGGTTCATTAAATACCGCCGTAACTAATGCACAAGGTGGTGTAGATTCAATTAATGCAACAACAGGTGGTTTAGAAAATCCAAGTTCTTATGCATTTGGTGGGAATGGATTTACACTAGCAACAAATACAGCCACCGCAGGATTAAATTTAACTTCACAATATATGGGATACCATGATGGTAGTGATTTCACAACTTACATGGATAGTGGTGGTGATTTTTACCTTGGTGGAACATCTGGAGCACTTACTTGGGATGCTTCTGAAGCAAAATTAACTGTAACAGGTACTATTAATATAACAGGAGGTCAAACTGCAAATCAATTAAATTCTCTTAACAGTGCAACAGGTTCATTAAATAGTAGTGTAAGTTCATTAAATACTGCAACCGGTTCATTAAATACCGCGGTTAGTAATGCACAAAGTGGTGTAAATGCAATTAATGCAACAACAGGTGGTTTGGAAAATCCAACATCTTATGCATTTGGTGGAAGTGGTGCAAATGCATTTGCTTTGGCAACAAATACAGCCGCTGCAGGATTAAATTTAACTTCACAATTTGTAGGATATCATGATGGTAGTAATTTTACAACCTACATGGCCAATAATGGTGATTTTTTCCTTGGAGGAACAGGAGGTGCACTTACTTGGGATGCTTCTGCAGATGAATTGATTGTTAATGGTAGTGGTACATTTACAGGAACTCTATCAGGTGGTTCTGTAATTGGTGGTACATTAAGTGTACCAACAGAAGGAAATCCTAAATTCCATGTAGATTCAGATGGAAACATGTCAGCACAAGATGCAAACATTTCAGGTTCATTTAATATACAAAGTGGAATTCTTGGTAGCTGGGTTGTTGATACTGTTGAAAATGAAGGTAAACTTCGAGATGTTGATAGTAGAATTATTTTAAATCCAACATCTAAGAAGATTCAATTATTTAATTCAAGTAATGAACTTAAAGCACAAATTAATGCAGATGATACTTTAACTTCAGCTGGTGCAGGAAATATTTACATTGCTAGTTACAATAGTAATCAACCTGGTTCTTCAATACCCGCTACATCGTATGTATCTTCAAATAGTGGAACAGGTGCACAAGGGGAAGCAACAGCTTTTAGTACACCAGATAGTACTGATATAACAATTTCCACAACAGGTGAGTATCAATTATCTGATTTATATAGTGGTGGGACAACTATGCCAACTTGGACATTAAATACCAGCCCACCGAGTGTTTCAGTAACAACAGGAAGTCCATTTGGAAACCTAGTTCCACCATATCCTACTTACAATTATCAATCTTATGCATCTGCGGCATATACTTACCATTACGTTTATTTATGTCTTCAGAAAGATAATTCAGGTACATGGGATACGGTTTCTGAGATTCAATTAGGATATGCGTACTCACGAGGTGCAACAACAATAGGTACTTATTATACGGCAACCGGAAATTCAAATAATTATGACTGGCAAACAGTTTCAGGATATACTACATCTGCTAACAGTTATCATTATGCTTCTGCCACACCAATTACTTCTACTATTAATATTACAAGTACAGGAGATTATAGATTTATACATAAATCAAAAGTTCTGGCAAGAACAGGAACAAAATACTTATTAGATGGAACTAGTACTAACTCCACCACTACATATGTTCAAAATTCCACACAACGTGCAGAAGCAGTTAGTGGGTTTGATGAATCATTTACACTTGCACAACCATCAAACTTTGTAGAATTATCAGGTGGGGGATTCCAGGCCGTAACAAACTCAGACCAGTATGTAAAAATTAATAGAGTATCACCTGGTAGTTATACCTCTACACTTTTACAAGTAGAGGGAGGAACAGTTTCTCTTAATCAAGATGATAAAGATGATTCAACAATTACATCAACTGGTAGAGCTAATTTCTATGGCCGTACTATCTTAGGCCAAGATTATGGAGGAAGTAGTGCATTTTATGGACTGGCAAGACCTCAACTTTACAGTGGACCTGAAATGAGGAGATATAGTATTCCATCAAGTGGTGGGAGTTCAACTAGTCCATCATATATAAATCCAATGAAAGGTGCATTCTTTACATTATCTCCTGGTTCTTCAGCTTCAAGTCAGTACTATGCACTTCCACATAGACAATTTACTAACGGAAGTAATGATAGTTCTGTTCCAAAAGCAGCACGAAATTATCAATACAGTACTGATATTTATGATGTTGAAGATATAGCTGATGGTACGGTAGTCTATATATTCAACACTAACCATGGTAGAAATGCATATATAGAAGGGTTATCAGGAGAAGGAGATAATAACGGATGGTACACCTTAAGTGGTGGACATTGTGTTCAATTTATCTTTAATAAACAAACTCTTAGGAATGGGAATACTACCAAAAATTGTGAAGGTGGTTGGATTATAGTAGGACATGATGATGGTGGTAGAAACTCATGGTAATAATATAATATAAAAAGTAATAATGGAAATAAATAATATTTTTTTAAAAGTATCAGGCTCAGATGTAATTTATCCTTACGATATAGGTGAATATATTGCGAATAATCCTAGTACATTTGATAATTTATACTCGTTTGATGATGAAACTACTGAAAGCTTAATATCCTCAAGTATTTATTGTGTAGTTGATTCAAATTCATATCCATCTTGTAGTGAATATCAAGATGTTATAGAAGTAACACCAACACAAAGTGGTTCTGTATATGTTAGAACATACTCTGTTGTAGACCTTACTGCAGAAGAAATTGCACAGGTTAATGAAAGTAGGTGGGATTACTTAAGAGAAAAAAGAGATAAACTTCTTTCAGAAACCGATTATATGGCATTACAGGATACACCAACACTTAGTGAGGAATGGAGTACATATAGACAATCACTAAGAGATATAACAAATCAATCAGACCCATTTAATATAACCTGGCCAACTAAACCATAATAAAATGACAGAACTAAAAATGATAGTAGAGTGTTCTCTTGGTCATAAAGTAGAACAAACTTTAACAAATGAAAAAGATTTTCATAATATTGAAATTCAAAATGATATTGATAATTACATTCATGAGTATATAGTTGTATTTAATAAAAATAATAGTGAACTTAAAAGATATGTAAAATCAATTAAAATGTACTATGATGGTCAAGAGATACGAAATGTAAATAAAGACTGATATGATAATAAAAGGTGTTCCAGCAAAAAATATTAAAAAAAGGTTATTTAATTATCTTACCGATATGGGAGATATTATAAATTTAGAAGAAATACTTTCTATAATCAATAGAGAATTACCAGAAAATTCACATATTGTTCCTGTAAAAAATAAAAAAGAAACTACTAAAAAAATATTAGTATGTACCGGAGCGGGAAATACAATAAAGGGTGGTGCTGATATTTGGGTAAATAATTTTTTACAAAATGTATGGACTAAATTAAAAGGTAGAAATAAATGGAAACTATTAATAGATTCTAAAAGACCACCTAATTTTAATCCATCTTCTTTACCTGAAGGATTAGAATATCATTTTCATTTTGATGATGTAGATATAACAGAGGAGTGGTTGGTTGATTGTGATTATATATACTCGTTACACTCTCATTATCACAAAAGAGAACATATATGGAAACATGAAGATAAATTTGAATTATGTTTTGTACATGCATATCCAACTGAAATGAAAGAAGTATTAGATGAATATCCTGAATTAAAAAGGTTACAATTCAATACAGAAGTAGATGAGAAATTTTGTGATGATTACTTTGAAACATTTAAAGAAAGAGTTTGGATTGGAAATAATCCATCTAAGATTGTAGATAGGTTTCCAAATTATACTTACAAAGTACCAAATTATTATGAATTTAAACACAACCTCTCTTTAAATACAGATATGGATAATGGTAAGATAGGATTTGCATCAAGATGTGAATCAAGAAAGTGTATTCATTGGATGCATGGATATGAGGGATATGTATTAACTGATTACTATGATTTTCAAAATTTAAAAGATTCAACAACTTATACTTTCCCCAATACAAAATTTTTTCAATGGAATCCTGGTATTCATACTACTTTTATGAAAAAAGATTTTGGAATATTTCATGGAGCTTATTTTAAAGAACCATTTGGATATTCTATTTTTCAGGCAGTTGATTTCGGTAAATTGCCAATAATACACACAGATTGGGGAAAAGAATTAGATTACAAATATAGAGCATCAACTAAAAATGAGTTTGATAAAGCTTATAAAAAAATATTATTTGATACACACGAAGAAAGATTATTTGAATTTAATAAAATAAAATCCTATATGATGAGATATGATTATAAAGATAAGTGGGTAACTGCTGTAAAAAAATTATTGGAAAGATAATAACTATATATTTATATATATACTAAAGATATGACACTTCTAAATCTTGACTTTATAAAAGATTTTTTTACACACAATCAATCTAAAGAATACGACACTAATGAAAAGGAATATATTGAACTAAAAAAAGTTCCATATAGATGGACACATGGTGCAACTGATTTATCTTTGGGTGATGGTTTGTTAATATATTCTATTATACATTACATGAGAGCAAAAGTATGTGTATGTTTAGGAAGTGGTGGTGGATTTATTCCAAGAATAATGACACAGGCAAGAGTTGATTTATATGATTCACAAATATTTGAAGGTAACCGAGATTATAATTGGGGAGATATAGGAGTAACTTACTTAGTAGATGCTTCTAATGGAGTTGGTGGTAATACTGATTGGATTAATGAGGATTCCTTTTTTAGAAAAACATTTTTTCCAAGAGTAATTTTAGAAACAACTGAAAATGCATATTATAACTTTTTCGTTAAAGAAGATATTAAAATTGATTATTTACATATTGATGCAGGACATTCATATGAAGATGTAAAAAGAGATTTTTTATTATATTCTGATTTACTTTCCGAAAATGGAATTATATCAATTCATGATACAGATGATTCTTACGAAAAAGAACATATAATTACAAATGATGTAAAGGAAGAACATCATCAAGAATATGCAAATGGACCATCAAAACTTATATCAGAATTAAAAAACAATCCAAGATTTGAAATATTCAATTTTTTTAATAATGGGATACTAAAATCCAAACCAGCATCAACTGGTCTAACATTTATCAAAAAAATATAAAATATATATTTAAATACAGAACACTTCTGTAAATTCAGTTCAGAATGCAAAAACTAAATTTGGTTACTGTTGTTGGTCACAACACAACTATCCTTCCACATATGTTAAAACACTATAAAGATATCGTTGATGATATCTATGTTGTTGTGTATAGACAATATGAAGATGATGGTATTTTAGAAGATGTACTTAATCTTGGTATCAAACCCCACAAGATAGTAACAGAAGAAAAATTTAATTGGGAACGAGTTACTCAATTATATAATGAAGTAAAGCAAACTAAACCCGATGAATGGTGGGTGGTTTCGGACGATGATGAACTTCATGTTTATCCAGCTGATATTAGAGAGATGATTTCAGATTGTGATAAGAATGGATGGGAGTTCATCACAGGAGGATTCCTCGATAGGATAGGAGAGGATGGAGAGTTTCCTTTGGTAACAAAAGAAACTAATATTTGGAAATCGTTTCCACTTGCAGGATTTTTTAGATATCCTATGAGTGGAGCGATGCCAAACAAATGTTGTGTAATGAAAGGTTCTGTGGATGTAACACCTGGTCAACACTTTGCTGTGATTGGTGATACGGATACTTGGAGAGAACGAGGATGGAATCATCCTAAAAGATATCCACTTGAAAAAGGATTTATCCAAGTTCATCACTTCAAGTGGGATTCGACAGTTCTTGAAAGATTAAAAGAAGTATCAACAACAATTGAAGATTACTCGTATTGGAAAGAGTACAAAAAAATGTATAGAGGAATTCAAATGAATGGTTGGAAAATTAGTGTAAAAAATCCTAATTTCTATTTTCAGAGAATGAAAACTAATTCTTATTCTGAATACAAGCATTGGGGAGATGTTACAAATGTTATAATAAACGCATGAAAGATAAGTTAGCGATAATAGTTCCTTATAGAGATAGACAAGACCACTTAGATGTCTTTATTCCTCATATGCACGAATTCCTAAAAGATAAGGGAATTGATTACACTATTTTTATCGCAGAACAAACAGATGATAGACCCTTCAATTATGGTAAACTATGTAATGTAGTTACAAAAGAAGTTGGGGAGGAATATACTTATTTTGCGTTTCACGATATCGATATGTTACCTATCAATGATGAGTGTGATTATGGATATCCAGAATCTCCAACTCACCTTGCAACTAATGTAGAGGCACATGATTATGAATTACCATATCCACAATACTTTGGTGGAGTAGTATTGATTAGTAGAGAAGATTTCGAAGAAGTTAATGGATATTCAAATGAATATTGGGGTTATGGATTTGAGGATTTAGATTTACTTTACAGAATTGAAAGAGCAGGATTATATTTAGAAACCTATTATGATAAAAATAAAACATATACAACCTATGATGAACTTGATACCCTACCACATAGAATAGAAAATGTTCAACTATCAAGACACCCATTAATACATAATTTAAAAGTTGCTGAATTTTCAAATAAAGATTATTTGTATGGTTCTTTAAATCCTCTAAGTAAAGAAATAACAAAAAAATCATTTACAATATCTTTTTGGTTTAATGATAGACACCCAAGAACTTCACAAAAAAACTTATTTAGTTTTGAAGGATATGATAGTGGAATATTTTTAAATAATGGTAATCAAATTATAGGACAAGTGTGGGATGTGAATAAAAATCACGAACAAGTTGTATTGAACTATTCAAGAAATATATGGAATCATATTATTTTCGAATATGATTACAGAGAAAAAACTATAAGATTGACATTAAATGGTAAACATCAAAATATACAATCATTAAAAGAGGATTTTGAAATATTTGATTATACCAACAAACACATAAAAATATCAGATAACCAAAGTGAGATTTCTATTTCATCAATCTTGGTATTTGATTCATTATTAAATGATACAATCAGAGAAGAACTTTACTTTGGTGAAGAAACTTCAATAAATGACATTATAACTCGATTTGGACTTAACCCTGTCATTTATATAGATTATCAAAAAGCCTATTCAAGAAATTTGGTATTAGATAAAGGTGCATTTTTAAATCATTTTTTATTAAATGGAACTATTAAAACTAAAGAAGAAAAAATAGGATTATCTGATACAATCTATATTCCATTTAGATTGGAAGGAAAATACAAATCATTAGTACATGAAAAAGATAATAATATAATTGAAAATTATTACGAGTATAATCCAGATGTATTAGAAAACTCAGATATATTTTTTCATGAGGTAATCCCTAATAAATTAGATTATAAATCAATAGGATTATCTACTATAAAATATACATTATTAGATAAAATAAAAAGAGACGGATATGAACTTATTAGAATTGTTACATAACGAAAAAGTAGTACGATTACTTGAACAAATCGATACTGATATAAAAGATATATTAGAACCTTCAGAAAAGGATACTGCTACCTTTATGAAGATTATATTAATTATAGAAACTTTATTAACAAATAGAAAACATCAAAATTCTCATATTGGTAGATTCTTCAATAGATGGTATGATAAACAACCAATTATTGATGAAATTACTGAGGATTTAAAAATGAAAGAAGTTAAAAAGAAGGATATAGAATATAGAATAGAAGAATTACAAGCAGAAATAGAAAAACTAAAATGGGAACCTGAAAAAATTGAAGAAGAAATTCAAAAGTTAAAATGGGAACCTGTTAGGTTACAAGATTGGATAGCAGAATCAGCATATCCAATAGATAAAAACAACATCGAAGGATTTATCTTCGATAAACTTAAAGAAGAATTAATTGACAAAAATAAATTAAATTACAACTATGGCAAAGAAGAACGAAACGACTAATAAAACTCTTGAAGAAAGAGGAGTTAAGGCTCTTGAATCAATTTCTGATTCACTTGGTGATATCAATGATTGGATATATGAGTTAGATGCAGATATGTGGCAAGAACGTTTGGAATGGTATTTGAACGAATTCTATCAGATTGCAAAAGCTAAAACAGTAGGAAACACTAACAGACCATCAAGAGATGCAGAGAGAATCCAAGAGAACACAGAAACTCAAGGAGAAGAAGGTAAATCATAAACTTGGTATAATAGTTCCATATAGAGATAGAGAACAACAACTGAAAAGGTTCTTATCTCATATGAAAGATTATATTAAGGATATTGATTACGAAATCTTCATCATTGAACAGGCAGATGATAAACCTTTTAACAGAGGTAAGCTTCTGAATGCAGGATATAAGTATGCCTTAGATAAAGGGTGCGATTATTTTGTATTTCATGATGTTGATATGTTACCTGAAGATGTAGATTATTCTTATTCAGATAAACCTCTACATTTAGCAACACACTTACAAGAACACGATTACGAAACAACATTTTTTGATTACTTTGGTGGAGTAACTATGTTTACTAAAGAAGATTTTAAAACCATCAATGGGTTCTCTAATGAATATTGGGGGTGGGGATTTGAAGATGATGATTTATTAATAAGATGTATTGAATCTAATTTGGAATTAGATAGTGAATCATTGGGAGATGAAAATATTAGAGAAATTGAATCTTTTAAATTTGATGGAAACGATTCTTTTATAAAATTTTCATCAAATAAAAAATTACATTTACTTGAAGATGAGTTTACAATATCAGTAATGGTAAAACCAAGTGATATAAGTTTAAGTGAAAATAAAGATTATGATGAATTCCCAATATTATCTATACCAGGTTACAACATTGGATTATTTTACAATTCCTTTCGTAGATTCTTTTGTCAGGCTTATGATGTAGAAAAAACACCATATTCATTAACTACTGATATTGTTGGTGAGAAGTGGTCTACTCTATGTATGACATATTCTAATGAAAATGTTTTGAAATTTTATTTAAATGGTGATTTAGTAGAAACTGTTCAAATGAAAGAAGAAATATTACAATTATCTTCAGATGAAATATTCATTGGAGGCAGCTAATGATGAAAAAACAAACAAAGAATTCTTTTATGGTTTAATATCAAATATAGAGATATACGATATTGCTCTTTCACACGATGAAGTTAAAGAAATAAACGAAAATCCTACAAAAATAAAACTAAGAAACTTTGGTAACTTTAAATCAAGTGAATTTATTTATTCACAAGTACAACCACAATTAGCATCAGCAGATGAGGTAATTGATATTGGTGGAGAATACAATGTAACTCTTAATAATGTAAAGATTGAAAAATACAAACAATCATTCAAAACTTTTTGGCCAAAACCATTAAGAAGAAATTCAAAATTCAAATCACTTGAACATAAAACAAATTCATCTATTGGTAATAAGTGGATTCATGATGTAACTCGTAAAAATCAAATAAAATATTATAATGAAGTAAGACAGGATATTGTTGATTCAAATATTGATGGATTAAACACTTGTAGATATACTGAAGTTAGTAACGATAGTAACACCTTAATAAATAAAATATTAGTAACATTATGATGCCAATGTACAAACGAGGAGTAATTGCTGGAAACTTTGATGTAATACATCCAGGTTATATAAAAACATTTAAAGAATGTAAATCATATTGTCAACAATTTACAATTCTTTTACATACAGACCCATCAATTGAAAGACCTCACAAATTAAAACCAATTTTAAGTAAAGAAGAAAGAACTGAAGTTCTATCATCAATTAAATTTATTGATTGAATTGCATATTATACTTATGAAAAAGAATTGGTAGATTTATTAAAAAGATTATCACCAGATATCAGATTCTTAGGAGATGACTATCGAGGTAAAACATATACAGGTTTCGAATTAGATATACCAATTCATTATTTAAACAGAGACCATGGTTGGAGTACAACCAAATTTAAAAAACTAATTGCAGATACACTATGAAATTAGGAGTTTGTGTTCCATATAGAAATAGAGAAGCTCACTTAAAAGAGTTTATACCAAAGATTGGTAAATACCTTGATGGACAGGGTATAGATTATCATATCTATTTTGGACATCAAGTTGATGATAAACTATTTAACAGAGGAGCAACAAAAAACATTGCGGCAAAGTATGCATTTGAAGATGGATGTGATTATGTTGTTTGGCATGATATCGATATGATACCTGAAGAAGGTGGTGGGGCAGATTATAGTTTTCCAAAAGAAAACCCAAGACATATTGCAACTAATATTTCACAAATGAACTACCAACTAAAATATGAAGAATATTTTGGAGGAGCAATTGTATTTTCAAAAGAACAAGTTGAGAAAACCAATGGATACAGTAATGATTATTGGGATTGGGGTATGGAAGATGATGATTTATTTTGGAGATGTAATTTGGAAGGATATGCCAATCAAACCCATTTAGATTTTAAAAATAATACACAAAACTACATTTCATTTAATGGTAAAAATTCATATGTACAAATTCCTTGTACACGAAAACTTAGAAATTTAACATCTCGTTCACATACAATTTCAGTATTAGTTAGAGCACACCAACAAGAAGAAAAAGTACCTGTTTGGTTAGTTGGTGATATGGATAGAAGATTTTGTGAATATCCAATACTTCGTAGACCAGGATATGATTATGGATTGAGTTATAATAATTCAAGAGCATATACATCTCAACTATGGAATAATTCACGAAAACATTTATATTCATGGATGAAGCGATATGAAAACCAATGGAGTTGGATTACTTTAGTAGTTGATGAAAATAATATTCACTTGTATATGAATGGAAAAGAATCAGATGCACGATGGGGAACTGGTACACATTCACCTCTTGAATTTGAAGGTATGTTAAAAAGATATGGTAATACTGATTATTATTTAGGAACAACAACATCAGTTTCAGATAATGACCCATCTAAATGGTTTAAAGGAGATATTGCAGATTTAAAAATGTGGAATAGAGCATTAACTGCAGATGAGGTTAGTACTTTACATGAAGATTATTCAGATGATGGGTTATCCCTTCATTATGATTTTGAAGATGGTTTAGTGGTGGATAAATCCGACAATGATAACGATGGGATAAATTTTAATTGTGAATTTAATAAAGATGATATTAAAATACCATACACAGTTGTACCACATAGAGTAGAGGGTAGAATGTATTGTTTAGACCATAAAGATGAAGGATTGGTAAAAAATGAACATGGTAAAGATGTTTGGGCAAAAGGAGAAACTACTGCAAGAAATGAAAGAAGATTTGTAAAGGAAATGCAAGGAGGTACTTGGGATTATAAATCTGATGGAATGAACTCACTTAATTATGAATTAGTTAGTATAGAAGAAATTACACCTAAGGCAAAATTCATAAATATTAAGTTATGAGTTACTTGTTATCATCAGGATGTTCACATTCAATAGGATGGGAAATTGAAGAAGAAATAGGATTAGATTTATATAAAGATGGACATAATCCTAAAGTTGAAAAATCCATATATGAATATAGATATGATAAAACATTTCCATATTTAATATCTAAACATTTAAATTTAGATTATGTAAATATTGGATGTGAAGGAAACTCAAATGAAAAGATTATTTATGATATCATTGATTATATAAAAAATACTGATAATTATCCAAAATTTGTACTAATAAATTTATCTGGTGAATCTAGGAAACTACATTCCTTTAAAGATAATCTTATCAACATAAATTATACAAGTTATGATGCACATGGAGATTATTTTTTTACTAAAAATTTTAAAAGTACATCTATTGAAAAATTTAAAAAATGGCATTCAATTTGTAAAGATTTTTTCTTAAACGATTATGAACTTGTTTATAAGAATGAAAGATTAATTGAATATATAGTTTTACTTTTAGAAAATTTAAATATTTCATATTTTATATCAGATACATTTAATAATAGTTATTCAATAAAAAAATATACAAATAATTGTATAGATGAAAATATGGTTGATTATTTATTTGAAAATAAAGTATCACAAAGTAAAGGTAACCATTGGTTATCAGATGGTCATAAATTGTGGTCTGAACTGTTAATAAAAAATATTAAAAAATGAGTAAAGTTATCGGAAATAACTTTGAAGAAACTAAAAAGAATTTAGATTCGGTTGGTTGTGGATTTTGTTTAGCAAAATGGACACAAGTTACAATGCACTTACATGATGGTTCTACTCATTCTTGTCATCATCCTGCACCTCATAAAATAGGATTAAGAGAATTACAAAGAAATCCAACAGCTCTTCATAATAGTTCTCAAAAGAAAAAAAGCTAGAAAAGAAATGTTGGAAAACAAAAGACCAAAAGAATGTGGTTATTGTTGGAAAGTAGAAGATAATTCTAATTCATATTCTGATAGAGTTTTTAAATCAGAGGAAGATTGGTCAAAACCGTATTTTAAAGAAATTAAAAATATAGATTGGAAAGCTGATTATTTACCTAAGTATGTAGAGGCATCATTTTCTAATACTTGTAATTTTAAATGTGGGTATTGTGGCCCATCATATTCTTCTAAGTGGGTAGAGGAGATGAAAAAACATGGAGAGTTTTCTACTGGTGATGGATTTAATTCATTAGAACAACTAAAAAAAGAAGATATGGTGCCGATTCTTCAAAAAGACCACAATCCTTATGTGGAGGCATTTTGGAAATGGTGGCCTGAATTATATAAGAGTATGGATACTTTTAGAATTACAGGTGGTGAACCTCTTTTATCAAAAGATACGTTTAAAGTATTAGATAAAATAATAGAAACCGAAACACCAAATAAAAAATTAAAACTTTCTATTAATAGTAATCTTTGTGTTGATGATAAACTAATAGATAGATTGATTGAAAAGGCATCTGTAATAATCAATGAAAAAAGAGTAAAAGAATTTATTATATATACTTCAGTTGATACATATGGAGAACAAGCAGAGTTTATCAGAACAGGTTTAGATTTTAAACAACTATTTGATAATATAGATAAGATACTAGAAAAGTTACCAAAGGTTACTATTGTTGTAATGTCAACTTTCAATATATTTTCTCCATTCAACTATGAAAAATTAGTTAGAAAAATTTATCAACACAAACTAAAACATTTTAATACTGAAAGATATTGGAATTCTCCAATAATACTTGATACTTCTTACTTAAGATATCCTGATTTTTTAAGTTTTAGATTGTTAAAAGGATATTTAGATATTTCATACTTTGAAAAAATAGAAAAGTATATGAAGTTTTTTTCAACGTATAGAAGTTTAAATTCATATGATATGCAAGAAATAGGTGATACTGGATTTTCATTAAAAGAAATTGAAAAGATATCAAGAATAAAGGATATGTTCATAGAAGATAATAAATCAGATATTACATTTGATATAGGAAAGAAAAAATTTAAACACTATATTAGTGATTACAAAAAAAGAAGAGATTTGGATTGTTATGAAACATTTCCTGAATTAAGAAAATTTATAAATGAATTAAAATGATTATAAACTATAAAGAACCATATTGGGTTAAATATGAGTGGGATTTATCTGACCATAAAGATGACCAATATGTAACTGAATTTAATAAAATAGAATCAGATAAAATAAAAAATTTATTCCATCAAAAACAATATGCAATAAATATTGAATTTAAATTGGATAAAAATTTGGAAAGTGATAAAATTTTTTGTATCTTTGGTAAGCCAGGAAAGAACTTTGGGTTAACCTATAATACAGAAGCAGATGCACTTGCTTTAGAATTCTGGTCAGAAGCAACTACAAAAGTAGCTGGTGATGAATTTCATTATGTTCCTTTTTATAATATAAACTATGAGCAATTAAAGGAATATAATAATGTAACCATAGTAAGAAATGATGATGAATTCATTTGTTATTTTAATTGGGAACGAAATAGTGATAAAGATTTTGATAAAAATCTAATAGATGATTATAGAGAAGAGGGGTTATTAATAGGAAGTGGAAATCCAGGTACACAAGTACCCGAACATAGATATCATGGCTCGTATCATTTAAATTCATTATTCTTTGTAGAAGATATCATAGATATCGAAACTATTAAAAAAATAAAAAATACAGAAGTAACTGATTTAAATAAGTTACCGGAATATAAAAATATAATATTTAATTATACATTAGATAAGAACAATAAAGATATAATTTTCGATAATTCGGAAAATACATATTTTTTAGAAAAGACACCAACTGAATTTATACAATAATATATGTCAACAGATAATTTAAGAAAATGGAGAGATAAAAATCTCAACAGTATATCACCAAGTTTTTGTGCAGCTAAATGGTACAATGTATCATTGCATTTAGGTCATGGGTTTAAAAACTCATGTCATTTACCTTTACCACATCCAATTGATGCAGAAAAGTTAAAAGATAGACCACAAGAACTACATAATACAGACTTCTCTAAAAGACAGAGAAAAATGATGTTGGAAGGAACACGACCTGCTGAATGTTCTTATTGTTGGAAGATTGAAGATATTGGTAGAGATAATATTGGTGATAGGGTTTACAAATCTAAAATCTATAAAGAAGAAGATATTGCAAAGATTAAAGAACTAGGAGCAGATGTTGATATTATTCCAAAAACAATAGAAGCTTCATTTGATAGAGTTTGTAATTTTGCTTGTTCTTATTGTAATGCTGGATACTCCACTACTTGGGGTAAAGATATTGATAAGTTCGGACCTTATCAAAAGTTTAAATCAGTATCAGCTGGTGCATATCAAAACAATGGTTCATGGGCGGATGCAAATGGTAAATACCTTGAACAAAATCCTTATGTAGAGGCATTTCTAAAATGGTGGCCTGATTTGATTGAAGGAGGATTGGAAGAAATAAGAATTACAGGTGGTGAACCTTGTGCATCTCCAAACTTTTGGAGTTTCTTAGATAAAATGAAAGGATATCCTTCTGATAAACTTAGATTGGCTGTAAATTCCAACTTAGGTGGTAACTTTAAAAGAATTCAAAGACTAATTGATGCTTCTTATGAATTACCAATTAAAGAATTTGATTTATATACTTCAAATGAAGCGTATGGGCCTCATGCTGATTACATTAGAGATGGTTTGATATATCCTGAATGGAGAAGTCATATGGTTGCGTTTCTTGAAGGAGTAAATAAAGATATATTTCGTTCTTTAACAGTAATGATGACAATTAACTCACTATGTTTATTCTCAATAGATGAATTCTTAGATGATATGATTGTGTTAAAAAGAAAATATGGACCAAATAGACCTAATGTTGATTTTAATATCTTAAGATGGCCTGCATTTATGTCTCCATTATCTTTACCAACTGATGTAAAAGTATTTTTACACAAAAAACTATCAAAGTGGTTTGAAACAAGAAAACAAGATAAAGATTTTTACGAATTATTTAGTGAGGGTGAAATTGCACAAATAGAAAGATTGGTAGATTATATAGAAGTAGTTAAAACAGGTCATGTTACTACTGAAGATGAAAACGATACTCACTTTCATGATTTCAAATCATTCTATGAACAATATGATAAACGAAGAGGTAAGGATTTTTGTAAAACATTTCCAGAACTAGCAGTTTGGTATCAAGGAATAGATGTTGACCAAACAATACCCGATGTACCAATGAAATCAGGTGAAATTACACACTTTGAAGATGGTGTATATAATCCTAATAATTCACAATAGATGAATAATCATGATATTTTTAAAAAAACCCTAAGATGGATTGAACCATTTGGAGGGTGGGGACAGGCTCATAATTATTTTAATAATTTCAATGTTTCACTTAGTAACAATGATACAGGATTATGTAATAGAATATTCCATTGGGAAATTGCACATTTTTTATCTGAGATAAATAAAAACTCTCATAAAATACAAATACAACAAAAACATTGGCCAGAATTACCTCTGATTGATATGCCAAACACATTTCCATCTGTATCAAATTTACAAAAACAAGATTGGACTTGGAATTTTGATTATGAAACATTATCATTTAAAACAGTATATGATTTACCAAATGAAAATGTTTACTTATCAGAAAAGTTAAAACTATCGAATGTGGCTAAAATTTTTAATAATAAAGGAATATTAGATAAAGACCATTATCATTCTGATTTTGGATATGAAACTTTAAAAGATGTAGTTAACAAATATGCATCAAAATCAATAAAGGATTCATATGACCCATATAATAGACCTTTAACTAAGATAAGATTAAGACACTCATATATGGAAGAAACTTTATCATCTTCATTACATGATTGTGTTGGTATTCATATAAGGAGATTTAATGGAGTTAAAGTAAATGATGAAGAAATAAAAACATGGGATGATACAGACCCAAATTTAGGCAAAATGTATAAAGAAAAAATTCATGGATTAAAATCAGTTAACGATAATTACAAATTTTATCCTGATACTATATATTTTGATATAATTGATGAAATACTAAAAATAAATCCAAAACAAAAATTTTATATTTCACATGATTTACCTGATGTATTTCTAAGGCCATATGAATTAAGATATAAGGATAGAATATCTGAAAAAGTATTTTTTAGATATGCAATGGAAGAAAATGCATATAGAGCAGGAATGGATATAGAATTTATGAAAACATATGGTAATGTTTTTGCTAATATTATTGACTTATTCGGTCTTAGTTACTGTGGAATGCTTATAGCAAATCCTGATTCAACTTGGAGTGAATTTGCAAAATATTATAATAATGAAGATAGAAATAAACCTGTTGTAAATGTTCGAGATAATAATATAGAAGAAATTATTGAAGTATATAAAAATAGTAAATTAAATAATGATACAACACCTTACATATAATGCATAATACTTGGCCACTCGGAAAAATACCAAAAGAATTCCAAAGACCAGAACCAGACCAAATTAGAGAACTTGGTTACGATTGGAATAAACCACACGAGATTGTGGAAATGTTTGAAAAAGAAATAGCAGAATATGCTGGTTCTAAATATGCAATTGCAATTGATTGTTGTACAAATGGATTATTTCTTTGTTTAAAATATATTCGTAAGGAAGGTAATGTAGTATCAATACCAAAACATACTTACATATCAGTACCTAAACAAATTATAAATGCAGGATATAGAGTATTTTTTGAAAATACAGAATGGAAAGGCATTTATCAATTAGAACCTTTTAATATTTGGGATTCTGCGGGTAGATTTACAAAAGATATGTATGTTGGTAATAACTCACTACAAGTTTTATCTTTTCAGATTAAAAAAAGATTACCAATTGGTAGAGGTGGGATTATATTAACTGATGATAAAATGGCATATGAGTATTTAAAAAAGATTAGATATGATGGTAGAGATTTAAATAAATCTCAGTTAGAAGATGATATTGATTTGTTTGGGTATCATATGTACATGACACCAGAAGATGCAGCAAGAGGATTAATTTTATTTAATCAACTTAATGTAGAACACGAAGATACTCATTCTTCGGAATCCTATAAAGATATAACAAAAAATAGTATATTCTCAAAATGAAAAACTTATATCTTGTACAAGTAGCGGATAAATACGGACCAAACAGTTTCTTACCTATTGCGATAAGTTACCAATGGATGTTTGCTAGTACAAGTAAAATGGTAAAAGAAAATTACCAAGTTTCTGATGTTTTGATTGAAAAAAAACCACCAAAACAATATGTAGATGATATGGTTGATGAACCTCATGTAATGATGTTATCTTCTTATGTTTGGAATTGGGAATATAATAAAGAATTAGCAAAAAGAACAAAAGAAAAATATCCAAACTGTTTAACAATCACAGGAGGACCTCATGTTGATAAAAGAGATAAAGAGTTTTTTACAAATTATCCAATGTTTGATGTTGCCGTTTTAGGAGAGGGTGAATTTGCATCAAAAGAATTATTAAAGAGATTTCATAAAGGAGAAACATTTGAAGATATTCCTCATGTGTTTCCAAAAGGAGGAGTACTTTGTCCACTTCCAACAAGAGTACAAGATTTAAATATTATTCCATCACCAATCCTTTCAGGTTTTTATGATTGGATTATGGAAAGAGTTGAAAAGGAACATGGGCCTCAAATGTGGCAAGTAACTTATGAAACTTTAAGAGGGTGTCCTTACAAATGTACATTTTGTGATATCGGAGATGCATATTGGCAGAAAATCAAAATGTTTGATATGGTAAGAGTGAAAGCAGAGATTGATTGGATGGCAAGAAAAAAGATTGAGTATGTTGCAGTATGTGATTCAAATTGGGGATTGATGCCAAGAGATGTTGATATTACAAAATATGTAATTGAAACAAAACAGAAAACAGGATGGCCAAAATTTTGGGATGTAACTTGGGCAAAAGGCAAATTCTGATAGAATCTATGAAATAGCAATGATGGATAAAGAAGCAGGTACTCGATTATTTAAAGGAGTAACATTTGCAATGCAATCTTTGAATCAAGAAACACTAGATGCATCAAAAAGATTAAATCTTAAAACAGAAGAAGCACTTACATACTTAAAAAAATATCAAGAAGTTGATATACCAACATATTCAGAGTTAATTTGGCCAATGCCAAATGAAACTTATGATACTTTAAAAAATGGTATTCAAAGATTGATAGAATTAGGACAAAAAGATTTTTTAATGGTACATCCCACTTGTTATTACTTACAATGCAGAAATGGGACAAGCCAGAATATATTAAAAAATATGAATTAAAAACAGTTGATGTACCCCTAGATACATTTTATCTAACTGTTGATGATTTAGAAGATTATATAGTAGAGAGAACGTTAGCGGTGGTTGGGACGAACACGACAACAAGAGATATTGTTGTTAAAGGTAATTTGTTTTCCCATCTTTTAATAGTATTTTATTATTATGGGTGGGGACACTATCTCTTAGAATATATTTACAACAAATATGGTATTAAACATATTGATATTGTTGAGGATATGTTAGAATATTTTTATACAAAGAAAGATACTATAATTGGCGAAGAATTATTGGAGAGTGAGGATTCGTTGAGAGGTGTTTTTGAAAGAGCCGAATTTTGGGGTAGACAAGTATTAGGAGATGATGATATTTTTTGGGAATATAAAGGAGCAACTTCTATTGTATTTTCACAAAATAGAGATAGGTTACAAGAAGAACTAACAGAATTTTGTAAACATAAATTTAAAGAAGATTTATCAGATGTTGTAAGATTTAATTTAGATATGTGTAGAGATTATACTAATATTTATCCAATTCAAAAAACATATAAACAAGATACAATACAAAACACTTTAGGTTTATTAGATTCAGAAACAATAACTTTAGACCATTATGATAAAGAAGAATTAGAACCTTTAGAATTTTATCACAGAGCATACCACTATCAGAGAAAAAATAGATATTGGAGATGTTCTTATAATTATAATAAACAATAAATAAACAATAAGTATGGTTAACGTAAACAATGAGTGGGGAAAACTCAAAGAGGTTATAGTAGGAACAGTAGATAATGCAAATATGCCAACTCATGGTAAAGATTTACATTGTATAAATTATGCTACTGAAGATTCTATACCAAAAAACGAATTAGGATTTTGGGACCAAAAAGTATATGATGAAACTTACGAAGATTTAGAAAACCTTTCTAATCTTTTAACTGATGTTGGTGTTAAGGTTTATAGACCATCACCCATCGATACTACTAAAACAATATCAAATGGACATTGGGAAACTTCTCAGTATTATACTTTCTGTCCAAGAGATACTGTAACAGTAATTGGTAATAATATAATTGAATCTGCAATGTCTTTAAGGTCAAGACAATATGAAACAGATTGTTTCAAGGATATCTTTATCGAAAAAATGGAACAAGGTGCTAATTGGGTAGCTGCTCCTAAACCTAGATTATTAGATTCAATGTATCAAAGAGAGGATTTATCTAAAATTACTTTAAATAACCACGAGCCTGTATTTGATGCGGCAAACATTCTAAGATGTAATAACGATATTTTGTACTTAGTATCCAACACCGGTAATTTAAAGGGTGCTAAGTGGTTGCAAAACTTCTTAGGTAGTGAATATAGAGTTCATACCATTGAAGATGTATATTCATATATTCATATTGATTCAACTATTGCAGTTTTGAGAGAAGGATTGTGTTTATTAAATCCTGAAAGAGTAAATGAAAACAATATGCCTGAGTTCTTAAAATCTTGGGATAAAATTTGGTGTCCACCGATGGTAGATATTGGATACCACCAAACAATAAGAGCATCTTTATGGATTGGAGTAAATTTATTATCAGTAGATGAAAATACAGTAATTGTAGATAATAGACAAAAACAATTAATAACAGATTTAAAGAAATATGGAATCGATACACTTGATTGTCAGATTAGACATTCAAGAACTTTAGGTGGTTCATTCCATTGTGTAACAACTGATTTAGTAAGAGAATGAAAATATTAGTAATAGGAGGAGCTGGTTATTTAGGACTTAAATTATCTAAGAGATTATTGTTAGATAGATTTCATGTTACCATATGTGATAATATGAATTATGATACATACGATGTAATCGATAAGTTATCAGATAAATTCAATATATACAATGGATTAGAACAAGACCATTTTGAGTTTATTGAAGATGATATTTTAAATTTAAAAAACAACGTAAATAACTTAGAAAATTACGATAAAATATTTTATTTAGCATCCCCAAGATTACAAGATATAAATGATGATAAAACTGTACTTGAAGAAGTAGATAGATTTTCTAAAGTAATTGAAATGTTTCGTGATACTATTGATAATGAAAATTCTGGAAAACATTTTTATTTTATGAGTAGTTGTAGTGTATATGGAAAAACAACTGAGGCAGTTAATGAATATACTGAACCAATGGTAACCTCACATTATTCTAAACTTAAAATAGAATGTGAGAAGTTAATGTTAAAAGAAAACAACTCTTTTAAAATATTTAGATTATCTACTTTATATGGAAGAGGAGATTTTCAGAGAAATGATATTCTTATAAATAATTTAATAGGAGATATTAAAGAAGGGAAGTCAGTAGAAATTTGGGACCCTGAAGCACATAGACCTCATTTACATATTGATGATGCGTGTGAACTTTTATTTGGATTGATTAATACTCCATATAAAGATAAAATTTTAAATCTTGGATTTGATGAATTAAATATTACAAAAAGAGAGTTAGTTGGTGAAATTGAAAAAGTAATAGAATCCAAAGTAGATGCTGATTTTCAAGTTGTAAATGATAGTAGAGATTATTCGGTTAGTTTTGCTAGAATTAAAAAATTAAATCCCAATCTTATTCCAAAATCATATTATACTGGTATATGGGATTTGTATGTTGGTGATATCAATATAACTCTTGAAGATTATGATAGTATATTAGATTTTAATAGACCAGCAACTTCATCGAAAACATGGTACTTGGAAGAAGAAGGAAAAATTAGTATTCCTAAACTATGGGGGGAGTGGAATGTACTACATGGAGACCCAAAAAAATTTATGACCAAGGAAACATTTAAAGGAATGGTTGCTCCTATAAATAAGCGTGAAAATGTAAAACTATATGATAGAAAAACTATAAAAAATAACAAACACCTATATTTAATCCCCATCTATAATCCAGCTTATTTTGAATTAAATAAAGATATTGGATTTAAATGTGTTTCTAAAAAATTTATAAGAGATGTAAAGGAAAATAGAGCTAGAATAGTTTTCTATCATACACTTGAGGGATATAGTGGTGGAGATAAAAACAACGATTTGGAAATTATAAAAAAATGGTGTGATGAATCTAAAATAAAAGAAGAATCGGTTTATTATATTTCGGGTAATTTAAAAATATCTGATTCTGCAAAAGAAAAAGGTTTAAAAATTAATTGTATCGGAGAATCTGCATTTGATATATGGTTAAATCCACAATTTAGACCAGATGATGTAATTCCATATCACCCACATGAATCAATGAACTTGTATTTATCCTATAATAGAAATATGGGAAGAGCTCATAGAATAGGAATTTGTTCAAAATTATTTGAATATGATTTACTGAAGAGAGGAATGATTAGTATTGGTGAGTTTGATTTAAAAGAAGGTGATTCTCGTATTTATACAAATTTGAAAGAACTTAGTTCAATAACACCACTAACTATTGATAGAACATTGGATGTAAATTGGGCAAACGATATATCGATATCTGATTTTTCACATACATTTGTATCATTGGTAACTGAAACATTAGCTGATGAGAAAATTTTATTCTTATCTGAAAAAATATGGAAACCAATATATTTAGGACATCCTTTTTTATTAATAGGAAATCCACATACATTAAAATATCTTAAAAAATTAGGATTTAAAACATTTGATAAATGGTGGAATGAAGATTATGATAATGATACTGATGTTAATGTTAGAATTCAGAAGGTTGCTGATATACTTGCATTACTAGAAAATAAATCAATAGATGAATTGAAAGAACTAAGAAATGAAATGATAGAGGTGTGTCGTTACAATCAACAACACTTTAATAATAAAGTAGATTTAAGATATAAATTATCTGCTGGAGATTATAACCCACAACACTCAGTTATTAAGATATTAGCAAATATATTTTACGATATAAAATAAATTATATATTTATATATAAAACAAATAATACAATATGAAAATAGGTTTTATAGGAGTTGGAAAACTCGGAAAAGAATCAGCTGAAATAATGGCTGAAAAACATGAAGTAATAGGTTACGATGTAACAAAAGTTGAACCGGCTAATTTTCAAATGGTTAGTTCCATTGAAGAAGTTTGTAAAGATAGAGAATTAATCTTTATTGCTGTTCCTACACCTCACCATCCTGATTATGATGGAAGAGAACCCACATCACATTTACCAAATAAAGATTTCGATTACTCAATCGTTAACAATGTATTAGATGAAGTAAACAAACACACAAATAAAGAACAATTAGTAGTTCTTATTTCAACAGTTTTACCTGGTACAATCAGAAGAGAGTTTATCGACAGATTATCCAATACAAGATTTATTTACAATCCATATCTAATTGCTATGGGTACTGTAAAATGGGATATGGTTAATCCTGAGATGGTAATCATCGGTACAGAAGATGGTTCAATGACAGGTGATGCAAAAATACTTTTAGATTTCTATAAAACATTCATTAAACCAGGTACACGATATGAAGTTGGTACTTGGGATGAGGCAGAAGGAATTAAAATCTTCTATAATACTTTTATTTCAACAAAAGTAGCATTAGTAAACATGATTCAAGATGTTGCAGAAAAAAATGGTAACATGAATGTTGATGTTGTAACAGGTGCACTTGAAAGAAGTACTTACAGAATACTTGGACCGGCTTATATGAAGGCTGGAATGGGAGATGGTGGTGGATGTCATCCAAGAGATAATATTGCATTAAGATATATGGCAGAAAACTTAGGATTGGGTTATGATTTATTTGATGCTATTATGTTGGCAAGAGAAGTACAGGCAAAAAATATGGCACTTAAGTTAGTAGAGTTGGCTAACGAAAATAAACTTCCTATTGTTATACTTGGTAAAGCATATAAACCAGATGTTCACTACTTAGATGGTTCTTCATCTATACTTGTAGGGCATTACTGTAAAGAAGAAGGAATTGTACCAGAATACGACCAACCACATCCGTACAAAGCTGTGTATCTTTTAGGACATATGGGTAAACATCATGATTTTAATTTTCCAAAGGATTCTATTGTAGTTGACCCTTGGAGAAGTTTTAAATCAGATACAGTAAAAGTTATCCATTATGGGAACACACGAAAACATTAAAAAAACTTTAAATTTTGTTTATGATTCTTGGGTAGTAAAAGAAACTTCAAATGAATTAGAAACAGTTTTAGTAGATACTCCTCAATATACATTAGCAAATCTTTTAGGAGATACTGATTTTAGAGATGAGTTGGGTTACTTTGATTTTTACGAAAGATTTTTCTATGAACAATTAGGATATCCTCGTAATTTATTTACTATAAACAAATATAAAGTATCAGAAGTATATAATAATCCTGAAACTAAATTTTATTATGCTATAAAATCACATTGGAGTTTGCATGATATTTTTTCTCAAACTGATTTACCAAGTTCTATTAATAAATGTTTAAGTGAGTGTGATAATATAAAGTTTTTATATATAAGAGAACATGAACCTGAAAATTTACAAGATATTACTTCGGTAGTAAACTATTTTAAAAAAAATAATATATCAGATAGTAAATTAGTAATCATTTCAAACAATCCTAAAATAAAAGAGTATAGAGAATCGTTAAATTCAAATTTTGAGTTTTTTAGAACAAATCTTTTACAAATAACATCTTCAAGTATTTGGAATGAATTGGGTTCTTCGTATTTTAAAGAAAAAAGTGATAAGTTTTTTTCTTGTTTTAATAAAACACCAAAAACACATAGAGTTGCAACATTAATAGAACTAGAAGATAGAAATATTCTTAAAAACACTAATTGGTCTATGTTGTTTAATTTCTCATATGAAAAAAAAGATTTTTGGGAGCACTTTCACTATACTCAGTTTGATTGTTTATTAAATGATGTAGATTCAAAAAAAGATATTATAGAGAAATTCATTGTCATGGATACTAAAAAAAGTGATTATGAACAAAATGTTAAATTAAATTATTTTGGATTTGAAAGACCTGATATTCATATTGAAGGAGCTGGTGGAGCATCTGGTGGACTCATGATACCTGAAACAGATGAAACTCATAAAGATTCGTATGTAAGTATTATTACCGAATCTTGCTTTGATTATCCAAATGATGTTATTCATGTAACTGAAAAGTCAATCAGACCTTTCTTTTACTATCAATTTCCAATCATATTTGCAACTAAAGACCATATAAAATTTATGGAAGAAGAATTTGGTTTTGATTTTTATAGAGATATTATAGACCATTCATACAATGATATAGAAAATGATAAAGAAAGATTTCAAGCAACACTAAAAGAGATTGAAAGGATAAATGATAATCAAGATTTATTTAAAACCTTTTTTAAATCAAATAGAGAACGGTTTGAAAAAAATAAAAAAATAGTTGAGAATTTTCCAAACAACGACCAAGATATTAAATATTTTATAAATAATTTATGATTAGATTAATTACATTTGGAGATAGTTGGACGGCAGGGCATGGAGTTGAAACAGAAATTGAATATAAAGAGAATCCAACACCACCAAAATTCATAGAAAAACTAAGAGAACAAAATTCTTTTCCAAAATGGCTTGGAAATTTGCTAAATATTTCGTATATTAACCTTGGGGTTTGTGGATTTGGAAATGAATACATTTATAAAGCGGTAGAAGAGAATCTTAAGTTTATAAATAAAGAAGATGTAATCGTTATTGTATTTTCATATCCTCATAGATATCAAAAGTACAACAAATACACACCTGAGGAGTTATTTAAAAAATTTGAAACACTTCTTTATGGTTATAAAAAGTTTTACTTTAATGGATTTTATCCATTTATAGAAAATGATAATTTTAATTTTCCAAAATATTATATAAATCCAAAAGGAACGTTATCTTATCAGCTTCAAGTAGAAGAAATGGTAAATAAAAAATCAGTTTGGGAATATGGAAGTAAAATGGTTTGGAATGATGAAGAGAATTACTACGAAGGAGATTATCATCCAAACTTAGAAGGTTATAAACTAATAGGAGAATACATATATAAAGAAATAAAAGATTTGATATGAAAATACTAATTACAGGAGTTGCAGGTTTACTTGGAAGTAGATTGGCAGATTGGATTATAGAAAACAAACCAGAAGTTGAGGTAATTGGAGTAGATGATTTAAGTGGTGGGTATGAAGAAAATATAAATCCAAAAGTTAAGTTCTGGCAAATGAATTTAACAGAACATCCAATAGAAAATATTTTTGAATCAAATAAAATAGATTATGTTTTCCATTTTGCTGCTTATGCTGCTGAAGGATTATCTCCTTTCATTCGTTGTTACAATTATGATAACAATTTAAAATCAACTGCTAAGATTGTTAATGAATGTATAAAACATAATGTAAAAAGGTTAGTATTTACTTCAAGTCTTGCAGTATATGGACATGGTGAAGGTGGTATTTTTGATGAAGAACAACAACAATCACCAATAGACCCATATGGAGTTGCAAAATATGCTTGTGAAATGGATATTAAAATAGCAAACGAACAACATGGGTTAGATTATTGTATAATCAGACCACATAATGTATATGGTATTAAACAAAACATATGGGATAAGTACAGAAACGTATTGGGAATATGGATGTATCAGTATTTAAAAGGCGAAGATATAACAATTTTTGGAGATGGTGAACAAACAAGAGCATTTAGTTATATTGATGATATATTAGAACCCCTTTGGAATTCTGCTATAAGACCAGAAGCAAGTCAAGAAGTTATTAATTTGGGTGGAGTAGAAGAGATATCCATAAATGAAGCATCTTCGTTACTATTACAAGTTATAGGAAATGGAAAACGAAGTTATTTGGAAGCAAGACATGAGGTCAAACACTCAATACCAACATTTGAAAAATCAATTTACTTATTAGGATTTGAACATAAAACTTCTATGAAAGATGGATTAAAACAAATGTGGGAATGGGCCAAAGAACAACCAATGAGAGAAAGATTTGTTTGGTCTGAATATGAATTAGATAAAGGAATGTATTCTTATTGGAAAAATAAAAAATAATGCCAAAACAAACAAAAGAACATATTGAGATATGGAATAATTTTCTTTTAAAATATAAGAAAAAATTAAAAAACTATGTTCCAATAATTTTTGATGATAGTGATTATTATGCTGTTATTGTTGAACCAAGAAATCACAAAGATTTAGAAATTATTTGTAAAAATGTAATGTTTTATCTAAATGAAAGTAGTTCTGATATAAAATGGGGATTGAAAATATACCATGGAAACAAAAATGAACAACTTGTTAAGGATTTTACACAAAATTGGAACAATGTTCAGATAGAAAACTTAGAAGTTGATGATTTAAATGGTATTTTGTATAACGATATGTTTAAAAGTACTGAGTTTTGGAAAAAACTACCAACAGAAAACATTTTAATCTTTCAAACAGATACAATCTTAACAAGATTTGGTATAGATGAGTTTACTTCATACAATTATATAGGTGCACCATGGATTAGATATCGAGAAGGAAAGATTGTTGGTAATGGTGGATTATCATTTCGTAAGAAATCAAGAATGATAGAGATTACAGATAAATATAATGATGATGAAATCACTATGGAAGATATATATTTTTGTAAATACCTTAAAGATGAAGATATTGCACCTTATGATGTTGCAAAAAAGTTTTCGGTTGAAGATATTTACTATGAAAATCCATTAGGATTACATCAACCAAAAGTAGAACCAAATAAATTAAAAAAAATACTAAATGAGTTACTTTAATAACAAAGAAGTTGTAGTTACAGGAGGTGCAGGTTTCCTTGCAACACACTTCATCACAGAATTAAACAAGTTAGGTGCGAATATTACTACTCACACCTACAATTCACCACTACAAGTTAGTGAAGAGATACAAAAAGATATAACAATACTAGAAAACATCGATTTAAACAACCTTGATGATGCAATCAAACTCACAAATGGTGCAGATTTAGTTATTCATTGTGCAGGTCATGTTTTACATCCTGGTTCAGTACGAACCGATATACAAGGTTCACTTGGAAACATCACTTTACTTGGAAATGTACTTGATGCGTGTGCTAGAAACGAAGTAGATTCGTTTTTTGACCTAAATTCATCAACTGGTTATCCAGATAGACGATATCCTGTGAAGGAGGATGAATTTTGGGAAGAAGAACCTTACATTGCGTACTTTGGTTATGGTTGGATGAGAAGATACAGAGAAAAATTGATGGAACATACTTCAAACTTCTCTGATTTAAAGATATTCTTAGGTAGAGGTTCGGCAATCTTTGGACCTAATGATAATTTTAACGTAAAAACTTGTCATGTGATACCTGCAATCATAAATCGTATGTTAGGAGGTGAAAATCCATTCACTGCTTGGGGTTCACCTGATGTTGTAAGAGATTTCTTGTATGTTAAGGATGTGATTAAGGGTGCATTAACAATTATTGAACATGGTAACCCAATGGAGCCGTATAATGTTGGATATGGAGCTCCAATTACAGTAGGAGATATAGTAAATACGATTCAAAAGGTATCAGGCCTTTCCCCAAAGATTGTTTGGGATAATTCTAAACCTACAACTATACCTTTTAGGATGGTTAGTACCGAAAAAATAAATAATCTTGGATTTAAACCAAGTTATTCATTTGAAGAAGGTATTAGAGAAACAATTGAATGGTTTAAACAAAACAAATGAATGTATTAATAACAGGAATAACAGGAATGGTTGGTTCTCACTTGGTAGATTACCTTATTGAGAATACAACTTGGGATATCTATGGATTTATTAGATGGAACGATAGATTAGATAACTTAGAACACCACTTTGATAGAATTAACAAGAAAGATAGATTGTTTTTAATCAATGGAGATTTGAATGATTTACCATCAGTAATTCAAGCAGTAGAACAATCTGAAGCAAATTATGTATTTCATTTAGCTGCTCAATCTTATCCAAAAACATCTTTTAGAGCTCCACTTGAAACTTTACAAACAAATATCATAGGTACTGCAAACTTAATGGAATCTATAAGAGATTATGGTGAGGATGATGTTGTAGTTCATGTTTGTGCTTCATCTGAAATATTTGGTAGAGTACCAAAAGATAAATTACCAATAGATGAGGAATGTTCAATACATCCAGCATCTCCATATGCAATATCAAAAGTAGGAACAGACCTATTGGGTAGATATTATGCAGAAGCATTTGGTATAACCATAATGACAACACGAATGTTTACACATACAGGTCCAAGAAGAGGTGATGTATTCTCAGAATCAACTTTTGCAAAACAAATAGCAATGATAGAAGCTGGATTACAAGAACCTACAATATATGTTGGTAACTTAGATTCACTTAGAACTTATGCAGATGTTAGAGATGCAGTAGAAGCCTATTATTTATTGGTAACTAAAAATCCAATTAGTGGTGAGTACTATAATATTGGTGGTGAGTACACTTGTAAGATTGGAGATATGTTAAACTACTTAATTTCACAATCTACAAGAGATGATATTACAATTGAAGTAGATGAAGATAGGTTAAGACCTATTGATGCTGATTTACAAGTACCAAATACAGAAAAGTTCAGAAAACATACAGGATGGAAACCAAAATATACTTTTGAAGAAACTATGAATGACCTTTTAGATTATTGGAGAAATGAAATAAAAAAGGGAAGAAAATTTTTGAATAGATAATGAATATATTAGAAGATTTATATGAGTTAAGGCATAGTATTTATGAGTCTTCAACAATTGAAAATACATTAAATCACTTTATGTGGTTTTCAGATAATAGTGTTGATATAAATTTAAGATTATCAGATGATATTATCTTTAATCCAGATGAAAAATTTTATTATATTGATTTTATATCATTCTTTTCAATTGACCATATTATAGATGTATATTCTACTGATAGTGTATTTCTAAAAAAAATAAAAGAATTATTAAAAGAAGATAATTTTAGATTAGTTTTTATGGATATGCATGAAACACAACCATATAAACAAATAGAAAAATTACTTAATTTATTTGATAATCATCAAGAAAAAATTATTTTAATTAATAATGATTCCAATTTAAAAAATTTAAACTCTAAAACAAATGTTAAAACATTTAAAACAAATTTTTTATGGAAGAATACTGCAAAAACATTATTAGAAAAATTTAAGTATTTTGATTTGGTTTGGAATGAAGAAAAAAGAGATAAGATGTTTTTATGTGTAAATAAAGAAGGTAAAGAACATAGATTTTTTACAATTTGTTTATTAGATATGTATGGACTTTTAGATAATACAAATTATTCTTTTCTAACACCACCTAAAACAGACTGGGATGAGTTTAGAGAAAGTGATTTTAATAACATTAATAAGTCATTTTCTTTTTACAAAAAAAATCATGTTAATAAAATGAAAAAACCGAAATTAACTGATTACGAATCACACAGTTCAGATTTTAAAGATGTTGAAAATTTATTTGAAACAGGTTATGATTTTGCAGGAAAAGTTAATCATAAAGATTATAGAAATTCTTACATAAATATAATTACTGAATCAGTATATTGGTTTGATGGTATCCATATAACAGAAAAATCTTTAAAACCATTTTGTTTACCAATATTACCTATATTTGTTGCATCTCCCAATCATGTTAAAACTTTAAGAGATGATTATAATTTAGATTTATTTGATGATTTTATTAATCATGATTATGATAAAGAATTAGATAATACAAAAAGACTAAAAATGATTATTGAAGAGTGCTTACGATTAAGTAGATTGGAAAATGAAATAATACATTTTTATAAAAACAATAAAGATAGATTTTTAAATAATAAAAATAGTATATTAGAATTTACAAAACAAACAGATGTTCATATTTCTAATAGTATTATTAATTTTTAAATATATATATACAACATGAGTACAAATAAAATTAACATATTATTATCTGATTCTTTGAGAAAACAGCACGAGGATATTGAGGATAATATATTAGATACATTTGGTCATTGGGATATGAAAAATGATTATGTTATTTGTAATATAGATGATATTCAAAAAGAAAAAACATATTATGTATGTTATCGTACATATGGATATCCTTCACAGGATTTAGAAAACAAAGAATTTGAAATACCATTAGATATAATAAATCTTTACAAAGAAGGATATGATATCAGGTTTTTATTTGTAACTTTTCATGAAAGTGATTCACCAGATGCAATTATTGATATAAAAAAATATGTAAATTCAATTGGTATAGATGAAAAACAATTTTATCTTTTTTGTGGAAATGATTTGATTGATAATTTAAAACAACAAGCAAATAGTAATATAAATGTTTATTCAAATAATCATATACCAGTTGGGATTGCAAGAACATTTGAAGAAGCTGGGAGTTGGGGATATGATACAGAAAGAGATTGTTTGTTTCAATGTTATAATAGAGCATTTAAATCACATAGAGTTGCATTAATTCTTTTTCTAAAAAAAGAAAATTTACTAGATAAAGTAGATTATAGTTTTTTACAAGGAGATAAATTTAAAGCTTATTATAATACAGAAAATGATTGTATAGATTATTTTAAATCATCATATACACCAATCATTGATGAAACAGAAAGTGAAGTATATGATAAAGAAGCTGAATGGTTATATGCTATTACAAGTAAAAAAAGTAAATTTGAAAATTTTGAATTTGATAAAAACGGACCTCAGCATGATTTAACTTATAAAAATAATTTATATAAACATGCCTATATTAATATAGTTACTGAAACTCAATATGAGTGGAAGGATGTAATACACATTACGGAAAAATCTACTCAACCATTGTGGTTTTATCAGATACCAATTATATTGGCAACACATGGTCATATAAAAAGAATGAGAGAAAAGTTTGATTTTGATTGGTTCGATGATGTAGTTGACCATTCATATGATTTGGAAGAAAATCCAAGTAAACGATTTAAAATGATACAAAGTGAAATAATCAGATTATCTAAAATAGAAAATGAAATTAAAGATTTTTTCAAACATAATTTTCAAAGATTTGAATATAATAGAAATGTTATTAAAAAGATAATTAATGATGATAGTGATAAAAATTTTATAAAAAGTTTAGCAATATGAAAACAGCAGTAGTACTTGGTGGTGGTGGATTCATTGGAGGACACTTAGCCAAAAGATTAAAATCAGAAGGATATTATGTAAGATGTGTTGATATAAAATCACATGAATATTTTAATCACGAAGATATATGTGATGATTTTATTGTAGGTGATTTAAGAAATCTAAATCTTGTAAAATCTTCTTTGATTATAGATGGTAATGGAGTTGATGAAGTTTACCAACTCGCGGCAGATATGGGTGGAGCAGGATACATATTTACAGGTGAAAATGATGCTGATATAATGCACAACTCATCTATAATTAACTTAAATGTATTAAAGGTATGTTCAGAGTTTGGTATTGATAAAGTTCTTTATACCTCATCAGCTTGTGTATATCCAGAACACAATCAATTAGACCCTGATAATCCTAATTGTGAAGAAAGTTCAGCATATCCAGCAAATCCTGATTCGGAATATGGTTGGGAAAAGTTATACTCAGAAAGATTGTATTTATCATTTAGAAAAAATTATGGAATAGATACAAAAATTGCAAGATTACATAATATATTCGGCCCTATGGGAACTTATGATGGAGGAAAAGAAAAAGCACCTGCTGCTATTTGTAGAAAAGTTGTAAAATCAAATGAAGGAGATACTATTGAAGTTTGGGGAGATGGAAAACAAACTCGTTCATTCTTATATGTAGATGAGTGTGTTGAAGGATTACGAAGATTAATGAAATCAGAAGTAACTACTCCAATTAATGTTGGTTCTGAAGAAATGATATCCATAAATGATTTTACTAAAATGATTATTAGAATTAGTAATAAGAATATAAAGATAAAAAATATAGATGGGCCTCTTGGAGTAAGAGGAAGAAACTCTGATAATAAATTAATAAAAAAATTATTAGAGTGGGAGCCAACAGAAAAATTAGAAACAGGAATTAAAAAGTTATATAAATGGCTAGAAAATATTTACCAACATTAGGAGAACTAATTGATAGGTTGACAATTGTTCAACTTAAAGAAGTTAAAATACCACAACACAAAAAAGAATATCAAAAAGAGATTGAAGAAATCGTACATGATATTACAGAAATCTTAACTACCACAAAACAATTAAAAATTGATGGTGATTTTATCAGAGCAATAATTGTATTGGCTCAGATGAATACTCATATTTGGGTAAATGAAGATAATGCAAGAAATGGTGAAGATGTAGGAAATAACTTGTTGTTAACACATGGATTAAATGGAATCAGAAATACAGCAAAAAATAAAATACAAGAAGTTGATGGTGGTAGAAAAGATTATAAGGTAGATTGTATTGCAGCAGAATTTAAGGATTGGGAAATTAGTTGGTAATGAAATGTTTATATTTTTTATATGGGGAAAAGAGAACCTTTGAAACTGCAAGAAAGTTTTGGAACATATTAGATATCCCAAACTTAGATATTGTAATTCACACTCCAAATACAACAAGTGAATATTTAGGTTCATCAAACTTTGAATCTGTTACAGAAGAAGACTTTAATACATTAAACAATCCAAAGGTTTTTTTATACGATAGGAAAGATTTTTCAAATACAGATAATCATGTTCTTCATTATTCTTTTAGGTTTTTATCTAAGTACTTGAATGAGTGTGATGATGTATATGATTGTATTTTCATAGGAAGAGTTGATAGTACATTTTATATAAAAGATTTAGAAAAATTACTAAATAATGTACCCAATCAGATATATCCATTAGGTCAATTAAGCAATAATGGTGAGCCCTTACAACATATTCCAGACCATGCTTTTTTTTGGTAGCCATGAGATGATAAAAAAGTTTGCAGATAATTTACCAAACACAGAATTCTTTAACGAATCAGGTCCACATAAAGGAATGATTTTATATTTATTATCTATGTTTGAGGAAAAATATTGGAAAGGATTTCAATCACATCATATAAGACCAAATGAAATTAAGTACTATGATGCATATGTTAATGAAAATGGAGACCCGAAGTTAGATATAGATAAGTTTATAAATACTTTTGAATATTTAAATAACAAACTATCTATTATAGATTTATCTCACATTGGATTAACAGATAGAGAAAACATATTAGAGATAGAATATAAAAAACAATTTAGAAGTGATGGAATGAAAGATTATAAATTTGAAAATAATCAGTTAGAAAATCTTTTTTCATCATTTGTAAAATATATAAAAGGATAGATATGAAAGTATTAGTAATAGGAGAGAGTTGTGATGATGTTTTTATTTATGGTGATGTTTTAAGATTATCACCAGAGGCACCAGTACCTGTCATTAAACCATTGAGAGAAACTTATTCTAAAGGAATGGCTGAAAATGTTCAATTGAATCTAAAAGCACTTGGAGTTGATACTCATTTGGTTTGTAATACTGAAGAAGTTACAAAAATAAGATATGTTGATGATTCTTATAATTACATTTTATTACGAATAGATGAAAATGATAAAGTTTCTAATCTTAATTTAACAGAACTGCCAAATACAGATGAATTTGATTTGGTTGTATTTGCAGATTATGATAAAGGATTCTTATCAAAATCCGATATAGAAGAAATATCATCAAAATGTAATTGTCCAACTTTTTTAGATACAAAGAAAAAACTTGGAAGTTGGTGTAAGTACATATCTTATATAAAGATAAATTATAATGAATATCTAAGAAGCAAAACTCAGATAGATAGTAATGTATTATTAAAAGAAAAAACAATTATTACACGAGGCCCAAATGGATGTGATTGGAATGGAAAAAATTATCCAACTAAAGATGTTGGTGTAAAGGATGTTGCTGGAGCTGGAGATAGTTTTTTGGCAGGTCTTATATTTAAATATATACAGACTCGTTCAATTGAAGAATCTCTTGAATTTGCAAATAAATGTTCAACCCAAGTTGTTCAGCAAAAAGGAGTAAGTATAATTAATAAAGAATTGTTATAATGAAAAATAGAAGTATATTTTACAAAGAAAGAAGTTGGGATGATTTCCACTTTTACAATGGTTCTGTTTTACCTCAAGTAAAGATTATACAACCATCTATATACCACGAATATAGAGGAATGATTACTACAACATATCATTCTGATTTCTATGATAGATTATTACCAGCTGGTGAAAGAAACGAAGGGTTAAAGTTTAATCACGATAGATATTCAAAATCAAAACAAAATGTATTAAGAGGGTTACATTGGGATGATAAAACATGGAAACTAATTTCATGTCCTCATGGTAAGTTATATCTTGTGGTTTTGGATTTAAGACCAAAACAACCAAACTATGGTAAGTGGGAATCTTTTATAATTGGTCCTGAAACAGGTACTCAAGTTTTAATTCCACCGATGTTCGCAAATGGACACTATGTAATGGAAGATAATTCCATTTTCCAATACAAACTTGCATATCAAGGTGAATACTACGATGATGATAAACAAGGTACAGTATTTTGGAACGATAAAAGATTTAACATAGATTGGCCAACAGATAATCCAATATTATCTAAAAGAGATAAACCAAATGGATGAAAGAAGTTTTTACAATAAAGTTTTTGATTATATCTTAACAATATGTAATTCCGAATCCAAAACCTTAGACGGAATAAATTATTTTGCTCAACCAAACTATTTTTATTCTAAGGATGGTAGTTCCTTTGAAAGTAATACACTTGAATATATATCAAAAAATAGTTGTAAAAATATGTATCAATTTTTACCAACCGAATGTCAATCTTCTTTTTTTATTGATTTTATTAATGAATGGGCATATGAAGGAACACATAAAAAAATTATAGAATTTGATACTAATTTAGAAAAATTAGATTGCAATTTTTATTTTGTATATGGTTCAGATAATCCTAAACTATATCAAGATTTTCTTAAAGATATTAATTTAAAAAGATTTAAAATAATATATTGGCCTACTTGGTTAGTAGAACACACATATATACAACTAAGAAGAGATTTTATTAATGAAAGAAAATTAGATTGTAAAGTTTATGATTTAGAAATTGAAAAAGATTTTGAAAAATTGTATCTGAATATGAACTTAAGACCAAGAATTCATAGAAGAATTATGATTGATAAGTTATATAATTCAAATTTGTTTGATTGTGGTTTTACTTCTTGGAATCAGTTATATACCGAAGGAGTAGGTAATGATATAATCAAAGATGATTCTTTCTATAAGGATTTTATATATTGGAATGAAGAAATTTTAAACTTAGATGATATATCTAATAAAAATAAAAATTTTGTTGGTGAGTTTTCTGATAGAATTTTAACACCAAAGGCCTTATTTAATTTGGCAGGTGAAACTTCAATGGATGTTCCTTACATTACAGAAAAAACATTTAGATGTATTTTTTTAAAACAACCTTTTATTGCATTTGGTTCTACAAATCAAAACAAAGAACTTTTAAAGTATGGTTTTAAATTGTATGATAATGTTTTGGATTATTCTTTTGACGATGAAGAAGATGTTTTTAAAAGATATGATTTAATTATTGAACAACTAATAAAATTAAAAAATAAAGATTATAATGAACTTTATGATTTAATGGAGCCAACACTTGAATATAATAAACAACTTATACACAAAATAACACATGGTAGTAATCACATACCTAACGAAATTTTAAATATTTATGAAAACAGAAATTAAAAATTTAGATTACCACGAAGATAGATGGATAGAAGGAAATTGGTCAAAGGAAGATTTAATCGCCTTTGAAGATGATATTATATCACATTGGGAAGGTGGGGATATAACAGGACCTATTCATTTATCAAATGGTAACGAAGAACAACTAATAGAAGTATTCAAAAAAATATCCCCAACTGATTGGGTGTTTTCAACTTGGAGGTCTCATTATCATGCACTTTTACATGGAGTAGAAGAATCAAAACTAAAACAAAAAATACTTGATGGTAAATCAATTACTATCGTAGATAAGGATTCTAAATTTTATGCATCTGCAATTGTAACAGGTACTTTACCTATATCATTGGGAGTTGCAAAATCAATTAAGAAAAGTGGTGGTAATGATAAGGTTTGGGTTTTCTTAGGAGATATGTCATTTGAAAGTGGAATTTTTTACGAAGTTCACAAGTATGCAAGAAATTATGATTTACCTCTTCATTTCATTGTAGAGGATAATGGTGTAAGTACAAACACACCAACATTAGATACTTGGAATGGTATTCAGAGAGAATTACCAGAAGATGTAATGTATTATAAGTATGAATCAAAGTACCCACATTATGGTACTGGAAAATGGGTAGTATTTTAAATTAATTTATGTCTGTAATTTTTAAAAATAAAACTGCAGTTATTGAGGGGTTTCAATATTCAAACTTAATCAATAATTCGGAAGGAAGAATGAGGCATGTAGGAAAATGCAACTTTTATAGATGATACTCTTATCAATTCTGTAAAATCTTACATTGTTTTATTTTCTTGTCAATTTGGATTTTTTAAGCCTGAAGATTTTTGGTCAAGTAGAATTCTTAAACAAGATGAGCCATTTACTGTTTTTAAAAATTTACCAGAAACTATTCTAAACGATATAAGAACTAAAAAAGGCTAAAATAGGTTATTACAATTGGAGATGATGGTTATTGGGGAAGTCGTGGATTACATCCATGGGGAGACCCCGAATATTCACTACTAAATTTAAATAGTATGATGAAAAAACTAAAATTACCAAAAGGAAGTGTATTTTTTGTATATCAAAATCAAATAGCAAATCAAATTTGTAAAAAGAAAAGATTTAATTTAGTTTGTATTCCATTCACACAGCCATCAGAGACACATATAAATTCTTTTAATTTACCTGAAAAATATGAAAAAAAAGAAAATATAGATAAGTTGTTTGTATGTTATAATCGAAAAGGACATCTTAGTAGATTATTATTCGTATCTAAATTAGTTAAAGAAAATTTATTAGAAAGAGGAAATGTATCATTTTTAAATCAAAGTATAGAATTACCTCCTTCAGATGAAATGTGGGAGTTGTTTGATTCAAGACACTATTCAATTACAGAAGAAGAATATAATAATTTTGTTAAACTTACTCCAATGCATTTACCTGAATTAGATGAGTCAGATTGGGAAAAATATGGATTGAATGGAAATGAAGTAGGAGATTATCACGGTCAAATAATGAATTTTAAAAATACAAAAAATACATTTTTATGGGTTGTTACTGAAACAAACGTAGAACATAACGTAATATATTTTTCTGAAAAAACATTTAAACCAATAGCAGCATATATGCCTTTTTTAATGATTAGTTCACCATATACATTAAAATATCTTAAAAAATTAGGATATAAAACATTTAACAAGTGGTGGGATGAATCTTATGATGATGAGTTGGATTTGGATACTAGATTAAATATGATTATAAAAATACTAGAAGATTTAAATAAAAAAAGTGAAAAGGAATTGGTTGAAATGTTAGAAGAGATGAGACCAATAATTGAACATAATCATAATACTTGGAGAAAGAGAATACATCCTAAACAAAGAAGAGTAGATGCTATTACTGAGATTATATCTTCAATTGATAATTTAAGTTTAGATGCAGTAGTGGAGAAATATGATTAAGTGAACCTATTAGTGAACCTATTAATGAATTAATATGAAAGGAATAGTTTTTACAGGAGATTCATTTACTTGGGGACAAGGATTGTGGTTTTACTCAAATTTAGATGATATATATTATCCAAAAAATTGTGAGTATATTGAAGATAAAGTTAAGGTTTCTCATATCTTATATAAAGATACTATTAGATTTTCAAGGTTAGTTACAAATCACTTTAATACCTTTGAATATAGTAAGCGTACAAATGGAGGTTCTGATGATATTTCTTTTAAATTTTTAAAATTATGTTTTGATAGAGAATTTTATAAAGACCACGAAAATCTAAATTGGTTAACTCATGTCATGAAGAATCCTCCAAAAGATTGTTTAGATTATAATGATATAGATTATATAATATTTCAAACTTCTGTTACTGAAAGAAATTCATTTGATTTTAAAGTAAATATAAAAGATGTTAAACTTACATACGAAGAAAAACAGATTATTCAAGAAAATTCTGAATCAGTAGGGCCATATTTTACTCCTGATAATTCATTATGGGATGATGATTTTTGGAACAAGGATACTCAAACCTTCAGAATTTCAGTTGCAAATCCAACCAATCCTGTAATTCATAAATTATTTATAGAGTGGTTAATGCAAAATAATTTACGTTTGGATGAGTGGCAAGATTCTTTCTATAAAGAAAAAACTAAAATATTAAAAAAAGAATTAATCAAGTATGAGCAAAATGGAATTAAAGTTAGAATTTTAATTTGGATGGATATTAATTATCATTATATAAAGGATGATAAGTGGTTTACTGATAGAATTATAAAACTTGATTATAAAGATGGGTATAATACAATACAAAAATTAATGGAAGATAATGAAGAAATGATGATTTCTACTGATGATACATTTAATCCTAGAATTAAAGATAATCACCCATCGAAAAGATGTCATGAAGTTTTGGCAAAATCAATTATAAAAAAAATAGAAAATGAGTAAAACAGTTTTAGTAACAGGTTGTAGTGGTTTAGTTGGAACTCACATTGTAAATAAACTTATAAGTAAAGGATACTTTGTAGTAGGTGTAGATTTAAAAGAACCAAAAGAAAAAAGAGACAAACTTTTAAATTTTCATGATTTAGATTTAAGAGATACAAAAAAAGTATCTGTATTGTTTGATTGGCATGATTTTGATGGATGTATAAATTCGTTTGGTATTAAAGGAACTCCCAAAACAGCAAAAGAAAATCCTGTTGATTTTTTAGAACCATCTATCAAAGGTAACTTTAATATTATTGAAAACTGTTTTAGAAAAGATGTTTGGTTAGTATTTATGTCATCAGTTGGTGTATATGAATCAGCACCAGAATTCATTGAAGATACGGTATGGAAAACACTACCATCACAACATGATTGGTATCCATCGTGGAGTAAGAGAGTACCAGAATTGTACTTAGAAGCATATGGTGTACAACACAATTGGAAAAATTGGACAGTTGTAAGACCAGCAAATATCTTTGGTGAGTATGATAACTTTGGTGAGTGGGCAATGGCACTACCTGCTAATATCAAAAAGGTTTATGAATCAGATGGTGAGATTGTAGGATGGGGAGATGGAACACCAACAAGAGATTTCATCTACGCGGGAGATGTAGCTGATGCAACAATTAAATGTTACGAAGATAACTTACATATCACTACAAACTTAGGTAGTGGTGAAGAAATATCAATCAAACGAATGGTTGATACAATTATAAAAGTAAGTGGTAAAGATATAAAAGTGAATTGGGATACTTCTAAACCAAATGGAGAACCAAGAAGAAGAATGAATACCACAATACAAGAAAAGAATGGACTACTTCCTCAAACAGGATTTGAAGAAGGAGTAAAAAGAACATATAACTATTTTAAAGAAAACAACTAATGGCACAACCAGAATTTACACCGTACTTAGATGCTTTAACTGAAGCAATGAAACTTTCAATGGAAGATGATAAAACAATATTCATCGGACAACAGATAGTTTATTATGGTAACCCAATGAGTAAAACTATTGAGGGATTACCAAAAGAAAGAATGATAGAAACACCAGTAATGGAAGAAACCCAAATGGGAATGACAGGTTGGATTGGCAATGACCGGCCATCAAGTTATATCTTTTTATCCAAGATGGGATTTTGTTATTCTTGCAGCAAATCAATTAATTAATCATTTAGATAAGTTAGAAGTAATGTCTGATGGTGAATGGAGACCAAATGTAATCTGTACGAGTTGGTAAAGGGTTCTGATAAACCATTAGACCCTGGTCATCAACACAAAGCAGATTACACAGATGCTTTTAAACAAATGGTTACAAATTGTACTATTGAAAAATTAGATACTGCAGAAAAGATATTACCAGCATATAAGAAGGCTTTATCCGAAGGGGGAATACATATACTAGTAGAGTATCCTGAATTATATTATAAAAACTAATATTATGAAAAAAATATATAACTTTTTATTTGGTTGGGTAATAAAAAAAATACAAAGAAGAAAAGCTTCAAAAACAATATAAAAAGAAATTAGAAGAACTTCGTAAAAGAGACCCATTTATTTATAAAAATCATTAATATGGGTAAATCAGTTCATCAGTATATTGGGCAGGGTTCTCCTGATACAATACTAGAGATGATACTAGAATATGATGAATCATCTTGTAGTAATTCTTTTATCCATAATGTGATATTAGATGGGGGTGAGTATATTTACATGGAAAACTTGCAAGAAAGAGAAATTAGCCATGAAAATTTTGAAGAAATTAATAATAAATTAGTAAGATATAACTTAACTTTAATTTTTGCACTTTCTTTTTACAAAAAACAATCAAGTTGGTACAATAGAAAAGAATTATCTAATATAAAGTTTTTTGATAGTCCACTTTACTTTTTAAACTTTTTAGTTTATAAACATTATGAAAACAAAAATTACAATATTGATAATGTATCTAAAAATATATCCAACAATTCCAAAAGTTCTTTATTTATAAACTTAAATAATAAACCACATGATTTCAGATGTGAAATGATGGATACCTTATCTAAGTACGATTTACTATCTTATGGTAATTATAGTTGGTTAATGGATGGGGATGTATATGATTATAAATTTAAGTATTTTGATAACAAATATAAAAAACTTACCACAGATTCTAAACAAGAAGGATGGTCTTGGTATTGGCACGATATAACTTATGGAAATCCTTTGATAAATCTAGTAACCGAAAGTGATGATGAAATAATAGGTATATCTGAAAAAACTTGTAAACCATTATTAGTTGGTCAGCCATTTATTACATATTCATATAAGGGATTTCATAAAACATTAGAAGAATTTGGGTTTGAGTTGTATGATGAAATATTTGATTATTCATTTGATTCAAAAGAAACAAGAACAGAAAGAATAATTGGTATTTGTGAAAACTTAGATAGGTTAAAAGATAAAGATTATAATAAACTATATGATTTGATATCAAACAAGTTAGAAAGAAACAGACAAACGGCACTTAATATAGCTAAAACAAACAAATTTACAAATCCAGAATATTTAGAGTTTTTAAATAACAATTCACATGATTTAGAATTGGATAAAACTGGACATGCTTTCTTTAATTTATATAATTAATATTTATATACTGATAAGGTGTACCAAATATGAATGAACTTTCCAAATTTCTCGTAGAGAGTATAATGGAGGATAAGAATCCTATTAAAAAAACAGTAGTTATCTATGTGGGTAGGTTTCAGCCTATGCACAAAGGACATGCTGGTACTTACCAACACCTTGTCAAAAAGTTCGGTAAGGATAATGTTTATGTTGGTACATCTGATAAGGTACAATTACCTAAATCACCTTTTAACTTCAAAGAAAAGGTGAAAATTATGACTACTATGTTTGGAATTCCAAAATCCAAAATACATAAAGTTAGAGACCCATACAAACCCACAGAAATTCTTAAAAAGTTCGATGAAGAAACAACTGCATTTGTAACTGTTGTTGGCGAGAAAGATAAAAGTAGATTAAGACCTGATAGTGGAAAATACTTTCAAACATATAAAGGAGACCCATCGGAAGGATATAGAGATAGAGGATATGTTTATGCAGCTCCAATGTCTGGTGGTGCAGTAAGTGGTACAGAAGTAAGAAATGGTTTATCAGTTGGTTCTGATGAACAGAAAAAGAACTTCTTTAAGAAAAGAGCGTATGGAAAGTTTAATGCAACTATCTTCAGTATGATTACTGATAAACTCGATGAGGGAATTGAAATTTCTAAAGAGATGATTGAAGAGTGGTTGTTAAATGAGAGTTCTAAAATGGGAAGTGGTCAAGCAGATGATGGGCCAAACTTCATGTTTCCAAACTACGATGTTTTCTCTAAGATAAATGTAGAGAGAGCAAAGAGAATTGGATACGAAGTGGTAAATATGATTACTACTAAAGAATTAGAAGATTATTATGACCATCCAACATACCCAAATGGACCTGTTAAAGCAGTAACTCCATTTCCAGCAGGTGTACTTGGTACAACAACTGCAACTAACCAAGTTGATATCTATTCATCAGATGCTTATTCTAAATGGTTTAAGCATGTAACTCGTAAAGCAGGCATTAGTTGGTTACGAATTGGTAAAGGGATTGGATATTAACAAAGATGAAAAAGAACAATCACTAGATTCTCAAAAAGGTGATAAAAAAGCCCAAGAAGAATACGAAGCATCTTTAAATGAAAATATAGTACTACCAATTAAAGTTGGGGATACTATTATGACTGGTAGATTTAAGAACAAGAAAACAGTTGTTAAAACAATCGGTAAAGATGAACATGGAATGCCAACAATCAATGGTAGAAAAGTGGTTACCTTTAGAATGGTTAAAGAAGGATTCATTTCAGAACTTGCAGGAACAGAAGTTAAGTGTGAAAAATGTAATCACCAATGGGAAATAGAATCTGATGATAGTGAAAAGTATTTATGTCATTCATGTGGATGGGATTCTCAAAAAGGAGAGTACGATTTTGATGCTTTTGATTCTTGGAAAGAGAAAATGGGTTTGAATGAAGAACTCGATGAACGAGGGAAAATGAGACCTGCTGATAAATTGAGAAGAAAAGCGGCAATGGCTGGTAAGAAAGCTCAAATAGCAAGAAGAAGAGCCAGAACAATGAAACGAAGAAAACCTCTTTCTAAACTTAAAAAGATTGCTTACAAAATGGCATACAGACAAGTTTATGATGAGTTTTTGAAAGATTTATTTCCTGATAAAAAGAAATCTGATTTAACTATCAAACAATCACAAGTAGTTCATAAGAACGTAGTGAGAAAAAAGGGTAGAATAATGAAAAGAGCTAAGTTTAGATTTCTACCAGCTCTTAGGCAAAAAGAATTTGATAAGTTTCAAGGTAAAAAACAAGAAGATGTAGTAAAGGAATCGTTACCAACAAAGGTAACAGATAAGTTTAAATCTGTAAAGAGTAGTAAACCTTCATCAGAAGCTGAAAAAGATTTTAATAAACATCATACATATTCATCATATGCAAAAAGAGGTTCAATAGCTGAACCAGATACAATAGATTTTGATGATGATGGTAAACTAGGTGGACATCAAGAGAAAAGAAAAGGATACTAAGAAACGAGGATACGAACCAATTGAAGAAAGTTTAAAAGAATTAGGAATCACCGATTTCAAATCCTTATTTAAAAAGATGCCTTCTGATTTACAAAAGAGAGTTTACAATCTAAAGAACTTTGGACAGAGAGTAGATAAACATCCTGAAGGAAATGTTCTTAAACACACAATCGTAGTTGTAAATCGTTCAATCAAAGAAGATGATATTGATATTGCAATAGCAGCAATGTTCCATGATATAGGAAAAGATGAAACTGCAGGTATTCATCCAAAGAAAGGACACATTACACACTTTGGACATGAGAAAGTATCAGCATCTTTAGTAAAGAAGTATAAAAAGTTTATAGAATCAGTTGGTGGTAATCCAGCAAATGTATTTTACATTGTTAAAAACCACATGAGATATAAACAACTATCTGTAATGACACCTAAAAAAGTAAATAAACTAAAATCATTTAGAGCATTTGATAAATTAGGTAAATTCTCTAAACACGATAGAAGTGGATTAGATGAAAGTAAAAACTTTAAATTAAGAGTACCATCTGATATCATTAAAATCCAAAAAGGATTTAAAAAGAATGGTAAGAAACTTTATGTAGTAGGTGGAGCAGTAAGAGATGCTATACTTGGTAAATCACCAAAGGATTTTGATTTAGCAACAGATGCAAAACCAGATGAGGTGTTAAAGATTGCAAAAGATTTAGGAATGAAAACTGTTGAGGTTGGTAAATCATTCGGAGTTGTAATGGTTGGTGGACATGAAATTGCAACGTTTAGAAAAGATATTGGTAAAGGTAGAAGACCTTCATCGGTTGATTATACAGATATAGAGGGTGATGTACGAAGAAGAGATTTAACTATCAATGCTTTGTTCTATGATATTGATAGAAAAGAGATAGTTGATTTAGTTGGAGGTATTGCAGACCTTAAAAAGAAAAACATTAGAACAGTTGGTAAGGCATCAGAAAGATTTGATGAAGACCCATTAAGAAAACTAAGAGCTTTAAGATTCCAAGCAAGGTTAGGTGGTAACTTAGATAAAGAATTACTTGATGCGTTACAAAAAGACCCATCACTTAAAGGAGTTTCATTTGAAAGAGTTAGAGATGAGGTTATAAAATCAATCAAATCGGCTAAAGATACTAAAAAGTATATGGAGTTGAATGATAAGATTGGATTCACTTCACTAATATTCCCAAATCTTAAAATATCTAAACCTTACATCAAGGATAATGATTATATTTTGTTCATTGCATCACTATTAAAAAAGAATTCACCTTCGGTATTAGGAAAACAATTAAACAAATTAACTTATTCTAATGACGAAAAAAATAATATTGTATTTTTAGTATCACTACAACACTTTAGACCAGAAGAAATTGTAGTATTCAAGAAACTACAACAAAAAACATCTTTATCAGATGACCAAATCCTTAAATTTGGTAAGTTGGTTGGAAAAGATATGAAAAAGTTTGTAAACTTTAACTTATCTATTGGTGGAAAGGATGCTCCATCTGATATCAAAGGACCTGAAATAGGATTGTGGATTAAAAATAAAGAAAAGGAAAAGTTTATGAATGAAATAGAACAATTAATAAGTGATATTGATAATAAGTTAGTTGAAATGTTTTTACCGAACACTAAAACACCACAACAACTAATCAAAGAAAACATAAACGAATCTAAATTACTCCAAGAAGGTGGTGCGTATGGACATATGTCTCACCCATTTGATACTGATATCAATTTAACCTTTGGACAACTTAAAGATATCGTAAATAGAGCACTCGAAGGTACATTAGAGTTCACAAGAGAGAAAACAGATGGTCAAGCACTAGCTATTTCATGGAGAGATGGTAGGTTGGTAGCGGCCAGAAACAAAGGACACCTAAAAAACAGAGGTGAGAATGCTTTGGATATACAAGGGGTATCAGATAAGTTCCAAGGTAGGGGTGGATTGAGTGATGCTTACAATTATGCAATGAAAGACCTCTCAAATGCAATCAAATCACTTAACGATAAACAAAGAGATAAGATTTTTAAACAAGGTGCGTGTTTTATGAACCTTGAAGTGATATATCCAACATCAGTAAACGTTATTCCTTATGGTCAAGCGTTACTTGTGTTCCATGGTACTATGGAATTTAATGAAGAAGGTGTTGCAATTGGAGAGAATGGTGATGCGGCTAGAATATTGGCTGGTATGATTAAACAAGTTAACAAAGATGTACAAGATAGTTATACAATCAAAGGCCCACCTGTTGTAAAACTACCTAAATCTACCGATTTATCAAAGAAAAGAAGTAAATACTCATCACAGATATCTAAACTACAAAAAGAATTTGGTTTAAAGGATACTGATGGTGTTGCGAACTATCACCAAGCATGGTGGGAACAATGGGTTGATAAAAATTCACCATCAACACTCGATAACAAAACCAAAATGGGGTTAGTTAAGAGATGGGCGTTTATGGATAAGGGATTTAGATTAGATAAAAAGAACATTACTGATGAAAAAACATTAGAATGGGCTAAGAAAACAGATAAAGATGACCAAAAGAAGATTGGTAAGAAGAACTTAATGAAGTTCGAACAGATTTTCCTTGGTCTTGGAGCAGAAGTATTAGAATTTACTTCATCAGCACTTACAGTTAATCCTGATTCAGCAGTTCGTGATATGAAAAAACGAATTGATAAAACAATCAAAGATGTTAAGAAATCGGGTGACCCAAAAAAGATAGAAAAACTTAAATTGGAACTTGGTAGATTAAATTCTATTGGTGGTTCTAAAAAAATTGTACCAAATGAAGGTATCGTGTTCTTGTATAAAGGAAATACTTTTAAACTTACTGGTACATTTGCATCCGTAAATCAAATACTTGGTATTTTCTTCTAAAATTTATCGGTTTCTTTAATTTGATATATTTATATATAAATTATAACCTAATATATAACAATGGGTAAAGAATTCAAGAAGAAATATATGCACCCAACTCGTAGAAAGTTGGTTGATATGGTGGAAACAGGTGAGTATGATAAAAATACTACCATTGGATACACAAAAAAAGAAGAATCTCGTAAAGTTGGTGATGTTTGGGAAGATAAGCATAACAGATATGAGAAAAAAGAAGGATATGTTCTAAAAACAGGTAAAAATTCGGAAGCTTTCCAAGAAATTAGAAAATATCTTGAAAAACAATCAAAATGTAACAATTCTGATTGTAAAACTATTAAAAAATCTGATAAAGATTTAAAGTTTATTAAAAATGGTGGGTTTTGTATGGATTGTACAATCGAAAGAGAACATGAAATCAAAGTCGCTGGAGTCTGGCAAGAATATAACGATTATAAAGTTTGGACAAGAATGATTGTATATGGTAAAACAAAAGTAGAAGCATATAAACAATCAATAGATGAACTTAAAGAAGAATATGAAATGGTAGGTTCGGATGGTAAGGTTACTGAAACTTGGAAGTTACCAAAATCCATAGAAGAAACCAAAAAAGATATTCAAGAACTAATTTCTTTTGGTGAAGGTGAAATAAAAGAACTAGAAGAAAAAAGACAGAAAGCTTTCGATGTATTAAAGGAAAAAAATTATGAGCATTATATTTAGTTTATTAATTAAACGTTGGAGGGAAATAATAATCCTTCTTTTATTGGGAATCATTTTATTTTTAAGAGGTTGTGGGGATGAGTATGGTGATAAAGAAATAATAAAAATAGATGGTGAAGATTTTGAATTATTAGAATCAAAAACTGACACCATATTTGTAGAAAAGGAAGTTAAAGTAACCAAATATGTACCAAAGTACATTACAAAAGAAGTAATTAAAGAAGTAGAGATACCAGTAGATGTAGATTCACTTGCAATTATCAAAGATTACTTCTCAAAGGTAACAGTTAAAGATACTTTGAATTTGGCATATGATTTTCCTGATGTAGTTACTGATTCAGTAGGTAACAAACCAAGTGGAGATTTAGGATTTGGTATTTTAACTGATATCATTTCACAAAACAGAATTGAATCAAGAGAAATCGATTGGTATTTTAAGATTCCAACAGTTTATAATACTACAATAGTAAAAGAATTACCAAAAAATGAATTCTATTATGGATTTGGTGCAGGAATAGACCAAACAAATGGATTTAATAATCTTAGTGGTAATGTTTTATTTAAAAACAAAAAACAAAATATTTACGGTTTAAATATTGGTATATCAAATCAACTTGGTGAGTATAAACCATTTGTTGGTGGTTCTATGTATTGGAAACTAGGAAAAAAATAGAATGGCTAAACAATCTTTAAAAGATATTATAAAACTTGAGTATCAGAAATGTGCTGGAGACCCAATCTACTTTATGAAAAAATATTGTATGATTCAACATCCTGTGCGTGGTAAGATACCTTTTCATTTATATCAATTTCAAGAAAGAACATTAGACCAATTTGCAGAACACAGATACAATATTATCCTTAAATCTCGACAAACAGGTATCTCTACCTTAACTGCGGGATTTTCACTTTGGAAAATGTTATTCAATCAAGATTTTAATGTATTAGTAATTGCAACTAAACAAGAAGTTGCCAAGAACCTTGTAACGAAGGTTCGTGTAATGAATCAGTACTTACCATCGTGGTTAAAACAAACAACAGTAGAGGATAATAAGTTATCTCTGAGATACTCGAATGGTTCTCAGATAAAAGCAACATCAGCCGCTGGAGATGCTGGTCGTTCTGAAGCACTATCCCTATTAGTATTTGATGAGGCGGCATTTATTGATAAGATTGAAGATATTTGGGTATCAGCACAATCAACACTATCGACTGGTGGTAATGCGATTATCCTTTCAACACCAAATGGTGTCGGAAATTTCTTTCACAAAACTTGGGTTGGTTCTGAAGAACAAACAAATACATTTAACTCAATTAGATTACATTGGAGTGTTCATCCTGAAAGAGACCAAAATTGGAGAGATGAACAAGAGGTACTATTAGGACCAAAAGGAGCGGCACAAGAATGTGATTGTGATTTTGTTTCTTCTGGTGATACTGTGATAGACCCACAACTCCTTTTGTTTTATAAAGAATCTTATGTACAAGAACCAATGGAGAAAACAGGATTCGATGGAAACCTTTGGAAATGGGAATATCCAAACTATAATAAAGCTTATATGGTTGTAGCGGATGTTGCTCGTGGAGATTCCTCGGATTATTCTGCATGTCATGTTATTGATATAGAAGAATCATCTCAAGTTGCCGAATATAAAGGTAAATTAGATACAAAAGATTTTGGAAACTTCCTTGTATCACTTGCAACTGAATATAATAATGCATTACTTGTTATTGAGAACGCAAATATTGGTTGGGCAGTAATACAACAAGTAATTGATAGAGGATATGGGAATCTTTTCTACATGAGTAAGGATTTAAAGTATGTAGATGTAGAAAATCAATTAACAAACAAATATAGAGCACAAGATAGAGGATTAACGGCAGGATTTAGTACAACTTCCAAAACACGACCTTTGATTATATCAAAGTTGGAACAATATATTAGAGAAAAATCAGTAACGATTCGTTCACAAAGAACAATAGATGAATTATTTACATTTATATGGAGTGGAAACAGAGCTGAAGCTATGAGAGGTTATAATGATGATTTAACAATGTCATTATCAATCGGATTATGGGTTAGAGATACTGCATTAAGATTAAGACAAGAAGGAATTGATTTAACAAAACAAGCATTAGGTGGTATTGGAGCACACTCTTTAGATATTAGTGGAATGGGATTTGGAGGTAACTCTTCAATGGAAGATGACCCTTGGAAAATGAGAGTTGGAGATAGTAATGAAGACCTAACTTGGTTAATTAAATAATTGTATATTTATAATATAAGGAGAAATAACTATGATATCATTAAAAAATTTACTTAACGAAGAAATACACACAGAAGAATATACTGTGGAAAATTATCACGATATAAAAGAATTCTGTGAGTTCATGAAAGAATACAAATCTGATATGAATGAAGCTGAGTATCAAGGTAGAACAGTTAAACTTGGAAAACCAATGCAAGGTGATGTTAAAAAATTTAAGGTATATGTCAAAAACCCACAAGGTAACGTTGTAAAAGTTAACTTTGGACATGGAGGAAGTTCAGCAAAAGGAAAAACAATGAAAATCAGAAAATCTAATCCTGATGCAAGAAAAGCATTTAGAGCTAGACACAACTGTGATTCACCAGGTCCAAGACACAAAGCAAGGTATTGGTCTTGTAGAAAATGGTAAAACAAAAACAAATAAAGGTTATAATTTAAATTAGGAACAAAATGGCAGATACTTCATTTTTTGGTAGATTAACGAAACTCTTCAGAGCTCAAGCAGTTGTTACTGTTGACAAAGATGGTAAGAGAAAAGTTGTTGATACCGATGAAAGACAACAAACAAATTTATCTTCTCTAAGAGATAGATATACGAAACTACAAAAAAGTTTCTTTGAACAAGCAGGTGGTGCTCAATCAATGGCATACCAACAAGTTCGTAGAGAAGTTTTTAGAGATTACGATGCGATGGATAACGACCCAATACTTGCATCGGCTCTTGATATATATGCAGATGAATCAACACTAAAGAACGAATTTGGTGATACTCTTATGATTCATTCTGATAATGAACGAGTTCAAGATATATTAGTAAACTTATTTTATGATGTTCTTAATATAGAATTCAACTTATGGCCATGGACTAGAAATATGTGTAAGTATGGAGATTTCTTTTTAGGTTTAGAAGTTGCAGAAGGAAAAGGTATCGTAAATGTTACTCCTCATTCAGTTTATAATACAGAAAGATTAGAAAGAACAGACCCATCAAATCCAAATTCAGTAAAGTTTAAAATTACTGAAGACCCGAATGGAAAAGAAGAATACGAAAACTTTGAAATCGCTCACTTTAGGTTGTTAGCAGATACTAACTGGTTACCATATGGTAAATCTATGATTGAGAATGGACGAAGATTGTGGAAACAATTATCTCTAATGGAAGATGCTATGTTAATCCATAGAATCATGAGAGCACCTGAAAAAAGAGTTTTCAAAATTGATATTGGTAACATCCCACCAACAGAAGTGGATAACTATATGCAGAGAATCATCAACAAGATGAAGAAAGTTCCTTTCATCGATAGAAATACTGGTGATTACAACTTAAAGTATAATATGCAAAACCTAACAGAAGATTTCTATCTTCCTGTTCGTGGTGGTGATAGTGGTACACAAATCGATAATCTTTCAGGATTAGAGTATGCAACTATTGAAGATATTGATTACTTAAAAAATAAATTATTTGCAGCATTAAAAATTCCAAGAGCTTATTTAGGATATGAAGAAAATGTAAATGGTAAAGCAACACTTGCTGCTGAAGATGTAAGATTTGCAAGAACAATTGAAAGAATCCAAAGAACAGTAATTTCAGAATTATCTAAAATTGCCATTGTTCATTTATATGCACAAGGGATAACAGATTCAGAAATGACTAACTTTGAATTACAATTAGTAAATCCATCTACAATTTATGAACAAGAGAAAGTAAACTTGTGGAGTGAAAAAATTAGATTGGCTCAAGATATTCAAGGATTAAATATGTTATCTAAAGATTGGGTATATGAAAATATATTTAAATTATCTGAAGGAGAATCTGATGAACAAAGAGTAATGATGTTAGATGATTTAAAAGATAGATTTAGATTCCGTTCTATTGAAGATGAGGGTAATGACCCTGCAATGGAAGATGAAGAACCTGATGATATTGAAGAATCAATAGAAGCATTGAAACAAGAAATAAAAAATAAGGGTGGAAGGCCTCGTGAAGGTGGTACTTATGGGAAAGATAAACATCCATTAGGTAGAGACCCTTTGGGAAAGAAGGAAAAAAACAAAAAACGTTCAAGAACTTCTGAAGAAAAAGCAATAAAAATGATATCAGGTATAGCATCAAAACGTAAATATTTAAATGAGATTAAAGGTATGTTAGATGAAGATAATATACTTGAAGAGTAGAGAAATTTCTGTTAACTTTATAAATTTATATTTATAGTAGGGAAATTTTACTATATCATAATAGGAAAAAAATAAGATGAAAAAAATAAAACATTCAAAATTTAAGAATACTGGTTTCCTTTTTGAACTTTTAACAAGGCAGATTACTGTTGAAATACTAAATGGTAGTGAAGAAAAGTCAAAAGAAATAATCAGAGAATTCTACGGTAAAGGTACTGAAATGTCTAAGGAACTTAGATTATTTAACCTTTTAATAAATGAAAAGTATAATAGTGAATCTAAAGCAGAAAAATTTATTGATGCTATATTAGAAGCACATACTAGAATTAATTATAAAAAACTTCAACGAGAAAAATATAATCTTGTAAAATCAATCAAAGAAAATTTTGAAATTAATAATTTTTTATCTTCCCCGGTAACAAACTATAAAATTTTAGCTTCAATTCATAAACTTTTTGAAGGTAAAAAGAATGATATTCTTGATGTCAAGGATATATTCGATTCGAAAATTACTATTGTAGAGCACATTTCATCTATTTCCCAAGATTCTAAAGTTCTTAAACAAGATAAATTAGTAGAAGAATATAGAAAACAAGAGAAAGACCTCAGGTTATTGACATACAAGATTCTTGTTGAAACTTTTAATAAAAAATATACTACTTTAGATAAATCACAAAAAGGATTGTTAAGAGAGTATATTAATAATGTTACTAACACATCCAAGTTCAACGAATATTTTGAATCAGAATTAATCAAAACTATTACTGAATTACATTCAATGTATAAGAGTATGAAAGATAAGATTACAAAAATAAAGTTGAAAGAAACTATTAATGTTTTGAAAAAACAGAAAATTGGTAAAAAAGTTACCGATGACCAAGTTTCGGCTTTAATGATGTCTTATGAATTGGTTAAGGAGATAAAAAATGTCAATAGAACAAAATCTTAATAAATTTTTAGAAGAACTTATCCAAGAAGTTGAAAAAGAATTGGATGAGGCAACTGCAACAGGCAATGTAGCTGGGTATAATGTACCTGGTGCATTTTCTGATGGTGGTGCTAAAGATAAAAAACGTAAGAAAAAGATTTCAACTCAATTTGGTATGAAAATAGTTGGTAAAATGGATGAAGCTTCTATCAAAGGTAGAAACAACAAAACTGGTGAATCATTCGGAATGGTTATCGGTTCTGATAAAAAAAATAAAGAAGGTGAATTTGAAGTAACTATACGAATTTCTTATAGTTCAAGAATAAGTTCTTACAAATTTATGTTTGATAAAGGTAGTAACCTTATTGCAATAAAAGATTATGGGTACTCAATGGATGGTAAGTTTCCTGATATGAAAGGTGGAGGTAGTGTAAAGAGTATCAGACCTAATGGAAGAGAAACTATTATTCAGATAGCTAAAATCACTTCTCCTGCATTTGCTAAGAAGATTGTTCAGCACGTAAAGAAAGTTAACGAATCAGTAAACGAAGCAAAATACTATATTACTCGTAATAAAGGTAGAGGAAGAGGTAAATCTTTAGTTGGTGGATATGATTTAAAAAGAGATAAAAAATTACCACCAAAAGAATTCAGAACATTTAAAGATGCTGAAAAAGAAGTAAAGAGATTACAAGATATGGAAAAAGGAATTCCAGGTGGTGGTTCTGCATATTTCGTAACTGATAAAAAAATGAATCGATTAAAAGAATCGATAAACGAAGCTAAAGTAAAGAGACCAGTTAATCGTTGGTTAGAATTAAAAAACGATGAAACAATGCATCCTCATAAAAAGATGGCAATGGGTTTAAAGGAATTAAAATATCAGTTAGCAGAAACTCAAAAGTTTTTTAATTGGTATAATAAAATTAAAACAATGAATGAGTTAGATTCCAATCAGTATTGGAAAAGAACAAATAAACATATTTATAAGATAAAGGAGAGATTGATAAATATCGCTCGAACTATACAGGAGATAGAAAAATGAAAATAACAAGAGAACATTTAAAAAACATAGTTAGAGAAGCTATGATTGAAGAATCTGAATATCAAGAATTTTTCAAAAGAGCCTTAGAAAAAGCTGGTAAATCAATTCCTTCCATGTCTGATGAAGAAAAAAAGGCATTCTTTAACAAGATTGAAAAAACTTGGAAAGGTAGAGGAAAAAAGAATGAAAGATTTGGAAGAGGTCATGAAGGACCTACTTTTAATGAAGAGAAAGTATCTGAATTAACAGATGCTCAGAAAAAACTACCACCGGCACTTCAAAAGGCAATAGAGAAAAAAGACGGAAAAAAAAAAGATGAGTCGGTAAACGAAGGATACTCTACTGAAGAAAAAAGAATTGTAATGATGGCAGTCAAAAAGATTGCTAAATATATGAATAGAGACCTTAAAACTGCATTGGGTTATGTAATCGGTGCAGCAAAAGAACTCGAAAGAAGTGGTAAGATAAAATAAGATGAAGAAAAGTGAATTGTTCGATATCATCAATGAGGAAATCTCAAATGCTAAATTTGGTGTAAACCATTTTTTAGTTACTGAGGAACTCAATGAGTCTGATAGAGATGAAATTAGAAAAATCATCAGACAAGAGGTATCGGCAATCTTTTTTGATTTGTTTAAAAAACGTAAAAGTTGGGGAGCATAATGGCAAATTTATTAATAGAAACAAACCTATTCGAAGGTAGAGTAAACGAGGACGAGAGTGGAAGAACTATCGTTAAGGGTATTTTACAAAGAGCAGGTGCTGAAAATCAAAATGGAAGGATATATCCTAAAGAAATTTTGATGAGAGAAGCAAAAAAATACGAAACACTTATTAAAGAAAGAAGAGCACTTGGTGAATTAGACCATCCAGATTCTTCTGTAATCAATCTAAAGAACGTATCTCATAACGTAAGAGAGATACATTGGGATAATGATGATTTAGTAGGAACAGTTGAGATTTTACCGACCCCATCTGGTAACATCTTAAAAGAACTACTTAAAGCAGGAATCCTTTTAGGTATATCATCAAGAGGTATGGGTTCAGTAGAACCTCTATCTGGTGGTAAAGTACAAGTAGGTGAAGATTTTGAATTGATTGGTTGGGATTTTGTTTCTAATCCATCAACACATGGAGCATTTATGACTCCGATGAATGAATCTGTTAACAAACAACTTATTAAACAAGGTGAAGTTTGTAACGAGTGGTGTAAATCACAAGATTTGATGAGAGAAATTATAACAGAATTAAACTAAATTATGGCATTTGATATAAAAAAATACTTAGGTGATAATAAAATTAAATTAGGAACAGTAACAAGAAACGTTGCAAGTGTTCCATTTAAAGGCGGTCACAATGATATAAGAAAAACAAATTATGATGTTAAGTTAACAGAAGATGGTAAACTTGATTTATATACACTCAAAAAGGAGACAAAGAAATTATGATTAAATTAACTGATTTATTAAAAGAAGAAGAAACGTTTACTGCTACATCTAAAAAGAGTGGAGAAACTGCTGTATTCAAAACAAAAGATGCAAGAGATGCTGCTGTAAAGGCTGGAACTCATTCTAAAATAAAAGATTCGGAAGATGGTGATGATAAAAAAGATACTCCTAAAGTGAACATCTTTGATAAACCTAAAAAGGATGAACCTAAGAAAGATGAACCTGTAAGGGATGATAACACCGATGCACAGATAGAAGATGTTCAAAATAATATTGATGATATGCCTGGTGATGAAATACAAGATTATGCAGAATCAGATATATTCCCATATCTTAAAGGAAGAGATTTGGAACTTGCAAAAATGTATGTAGATGATATTGATGCGGCAGGGGATGATTTTGATAGAAGTGCTGATTTAAGAAAAGATTTAAAAGATTTATTTGATAAGAAAATGAGTTTAGAGAATACCTCTACAAATCTAAAAGATTTATTACCAGAATCAATAATCAACGAAGGAACTCGTTCTCAAGTTGGTGTAATTGGTAGAAATGGTAAGATTGTTTCTGCATACGTTCACTACGATGGATATCCATCAAACATGAAACCAGGTTTAAAACATCACATGAAAAGTGATAAAGATGTTCTTAAACTAATCAAGATGGGTGGAGCAAGAGGAATCTTTGATGATAAAGAAATTGAATATTACAAAAATGGGAAACCAACTAAAGGTGATATGAAAGATTTTGGTAAATATGTAGATACTGCAGATAGAAGTGGTGGAGCAGAATACATATATTTATACAATATGAAAGATAAGAAATGGTATTTCGCCGATGTTTATGGTGATAAAAAATTAAAAAAATTATTTTAAGGAGAGTACAATGATTAAATTAACCCAACTAATGAACGAATCAGAAGAAAAGAGACCTCTTTCTTTAGAAGTTAAAAAACACTTCTTAGAAATCGTTTCTACTTACAACAAATATCAAGAATCAATGGATAGAAAATCTGATATTACTCAAGTGGCAGAAACACTTGGTGGTATTACAGAAGCAGCTAGAACATTAGCAATTCACGAAGGTGATGATTGGTTTGATAAACACACGATTAAAAGAAACATGAGTGAATTGGATAAGTTGGGTAAACAATTCGATAAAGTTGCTTCTGAAGCTAAGGCACTTGACCAAAGAATGAGTGGATTATATGAAGATATGGGACACATCCTTTCAAGATACTATAAGATTGGTGAGATATCAGAAGAACAAATGAAAGAACGTTTAGGAATGAACGAATCTAAAGAATTATCAATAAATGAAGATGCTCCTTCTGAAATTTTTGCCGATTCATTATTAAAACAAATTGGTCCTTTTATAAGGAAATCTAAATTTAAAGTAAATGGGTATAGTATGTTCGAAACATCTAAAGAATATATTATATCAAGTAAACCTAAAGGAATAGAAATTCATGTTAGTAAAAAATTGGATAGTATTTTAGAATCCAAAGAAGATTGTGGATGTGGATGTAAAGGAACAACACCTGGTGGATGTAACGAATCTTTAAACGAAGAACCTGTAGCAGTATCAATGAGAAACGATGATGGTTCTATCACTACTACAATAAAAGAAGTAAAAGATTTAAACGAACAAGAAACTGCATTATATGAGTTCGGTCAAAAGGTTGAAACTCTAATGGAGAAAAATTGTCCTACTAACCCATCTAAGTGGAGTTCTTATAAATCTCAAGCAAAACAAAAATTTGATGTTTACCCATCAGCATACGCTAATGGTTGGGCAGCCAAAAAGTATAAAGCAGCTGGTGGAGGATGGAAAAAATGTTAATCAACGAAAGATTCAAATCCCCTAATAAAGAATTTGAAAAAGTATTCAATCTTTTTAGAAAGAAAGATTACTTTGATGAAAAGAGTCAGGTCAAGAAAAAACAAGAAGAGTTTGTACGATTCTTGAAAAAAGGTGACCCTATGGCAACCAAAGTTTTCAAACAAAACAAAGAGAATATGAAATCTTCATTATCTTTTATCGAAGATATGGTAATGGATTATAACAAGAAGAATCATTTTGAAGCTTTTAAAATATTTTCAACTGCAGTAAATGATGTTGAAATGAAAGATTCTAAATCAGCTGAAAAATCTGGTAACTTTATTAAAAGTAAAATTCACAACAACTCACAAAAATACTCATTAGCAATTTATAGTGCTATTCGTAAACAAAAATTTAACAACTACAAAGATGTTCATAAAGATGTAGATGAATTAATTTCTAAGAACGAAGGATTCTCATCAGATGCTCAAAGAAAAGCAGCATTCGCAAATGGATATGAGGAAAAGGGTAAGAAGAACGAAGGTAAGAAAAGATTCAAAAGACAAGATGGTATTGGTAAAGCAAAATACACAATATCTTATCACGATGGAAAAAAGAAACACAAAGATGGTAGTGATTTCTTTGATATAAAAATCTTCAAGAACAAAAAAGATTTAAGTGATTTTGTTGGAACACTTGCAAAACAAGGATATAAACTAACAAGAGAATCAGTAAACGAAATATTAGTAATAGTAGATAAGTTTGATAAAAGGAAACAAGATTACGATAAAGTTTATTACCAAGATGGTGGTAAAAGACCAGGTGATGGAGATATCAACAAAGCACAAAAAGAATTTGCTAAGTTAAGTAAGAAACATAAAGGTTTAACTCTTATATCTGTTGGTAGAAACAGTAAGATGTATGATGTAAATGAATCAGTAAACGAAGGTAAATACAACTACAAAGCAGATGCACTTACTGCATACTTCAAAGGTAAGATAGATGCTAAAGAATTAGATAGAATTGCTAGAGATGATTTTAAGAGTGGTATTGCAACTAAAAAAGAATTATCTAACTTCCTATCAAACAAGTTTACTCAAGATGTAATGAGTGATACCTATGGAATTCCTGCAGGTACATTAATAAAAAGAGTAAGAGGATTAATGAAATTCGCTGAAGGTAAGGATGATGGTGTACCACAAGGATATAATCCAATGGTAGAAGATAAAAAACAAATCAAAGATTTAGTAAAAAAAGTTAAATTTGAAAAGATATTTTACGATGTACTTGATACCATGGAAAAAAAGTATGGTAAAAGAAAGTATAGAATTTGGTTAGAAAAATCCCTAAAAGATTTTGGAGTAAATCCAAAACATTACGATTACAGAACTAATGCAGCTGCAGAAGAAAAATTATTCCAATTAGGTAAATAATGAGATTACAAGATATCATAGACGAGATATTTGAAGAAACCACAAATGAAGATTTGAGAAACTGGTTTAAATCCAAGTGGGTTAACATCGGTAAAAAAGATAAAAGTGGTAAACATCCTCCATGTGGTACAAGTGGTAAGAAAAAAGGATATGCTAAATGTGTTCCTGCCGCTAAAGCCAAAACTATGAGTAAAAAAGAAAAAGAATCTGCAACTCGTAGAAAAAGAGCAGCACAAAATAAATCTAATAGAGGTGGTAAATCATCTGCAGGACAGGGTAAGAAACCTATCAATGTTTCTACACATACCAAAGGAAGAAAATCAGGAACAGGTAAAGGTTCTTAAAACTTCAAACGTATATACTTATATAAAATAACGTTACACATAAATTAAGGAGAATGAGTAAAAAAAATGCAATCGTTTCTGTTAAAGTTATCAAAGGAGATATTAACAGAGCATTAAAAAAATTAAAAAGAAGAACAATTGATTCAGGACATCTTTTAGAACTGAGAGAAAGACGATACTACACAAAACCCACAACAGTTCGTAGAAAACAAAAACAACAAGCTATTAGAGAACAACAGAAGGAAACCATACTTGGTAAGATAGATGATGGTGATACTTCAATAAGGTTTTACACTAAAAAGAAGAAAAAACCAAAGAATCAAAAAAAAGAAGATAAAAATAAAAATACAAGAAAATAACGTTTTTGTTATAGATTGTATATTTATATACTGAATAACCTACCGAATGTAGGTTCATACTTAAAGGTTTATGAATACCCACGAGTTCTTATGTAGGGTGACCGAAAAACCGATTTATTAATTTTCCATTGAAAATCCCTTAATATTTTCACAAACACATAATCGAAAGGTATATTATTATGGCAAACTCAAATTTGTTAAAAGAAGCTATCGCTGATGCAAAAGCCGTTAGAGAAACTGCAATTGCAAATGCTAAGATAGCTCTTGAGGAAGCTTTTACACCTCGTTTACAATCTATTCTATCTCAGAAACTTCAACAAGAAATTGAAGAAGGTGAAGATTCAGAAGAAATTGAAGAAAACGAAGTAGTAGAAGAAACTGAAACAGTTGAAGAAGCTACAGAAGAAGTATCCGAAGAAACTGTAACTGAAGAAGAAGATAAAGAAGAAGTTGAAGAATCAACTGAAACTGTATCTGAAGAAACAGAAGAAGTATCTGAAGAAACTGAAGTTGTTGCTGAAGAAGCTGAAGAAGAAAAAGTATCTGAAGAAGAAGTATCTGAAGAATCTGAAGTTGTTGCTGAAGAAGAAGAATCTGATGAGGAAGTTGATGAAACTCACTCTGAAGAATCTAAAGAAGAAGTAGCAGAAGAAGAAGAAGAAGATGAACTTGACCTTGAAGCTATCATTAAAGAACTTGAAGAAGAACTTGATGATGAAGAAGAGGAAGAAGTTGCTGATATCGCATCTGATGAAATCGAATCTCACGAAGATGAACACCACAATGAAGGTGAAGAATCTGAAGAAGAAGAAATTTCTGAAGAAGGTGATGAAGACCACTCTGAAGAAGAAGAAGTATCAGAAGAATCTGATGATGAAGAAATCGACTTAGACGAAATCCTAAAAGAAATGGGATACGGAGAAGAAGAAGAATCAGATGAAGAAGTTTCTGAAGAAGTTGTAGAAGAAACTAATGAACTTGAAGAAGCTCAAGCTGAATTAAAAGAAGCAATGAGTACAATCAAGGAACTTAAAACTACAATCAATGAAGTAAACTTGCTTAATGCAAAATTACTTTATACAAACAAATTATTCCGTTCATATGACTTAAACAATGACCAAAAAATGAAAGTTGTTGAGACATTAGACAGAACAGGTAATGTAAGAGAAGTTAAACTTGTATTTAGCACTTTAGCTGAATCGTTTAAGATTAATGGAACTTCAAAAAAACAAAAAGTTAGTAAGAAAATTACTGAATCATTCGCATCTAAACCAGTTGCATCAACTGCTCCTTCGAAAGAAGTAATAGCTGAATCAACTAATACGATGGCTGATAGATTCAAGAAACTTGCTAATATTAACTAATTTTAACCCAAAAAAAAAGGAAAAATAAAAATGGCAAATTTTGATTTATCTAAATTGATGGAAGGAAAGAACCCACAACAAGTAATGCTTGCTGAGACAAGAGAACTTAAAGGAAAATGGGAACAAACTGGACTTCTTGAAGGTTTAGGAGAGAGAGAACAATCACAGGTATCTGTATTGTTAGAAAACCAAGCAAAACAATTGCTTGATGAAGCTACTGCAACCGGTACAGGTGGTGGTAACGAAGAGTGGAGTGGTGTAGCCCTTCCTCTAGTAAGAAGAATCTTCGGTGAAATCGCATCGAAAGAATTCGTTAGTGTTCAACCAATGAACTTACCTTCTGGTCTAATTTTTTACTTAGACTTTAAGTATGGTACTGCACAAGCAGGTAACCCAGCATTTAGTGGAAAATCACTATTTGGTGGTACAGGAAATGACCTAGGTTCAACTGATTCTGCTGTAAACGGTCTTTACGGAGATGGTAGATTCGGATATTCAGTAAATGACGTAACAGAAGCAAATGCTGCAGTAGCATCATTCGCATCTGCATCATGGTCTGATGTTGGATTTGATTCATCATTATCAGCTTCAATCGCTGCTGGTAATATTGCAAAAGTAGGAGTTGCTAAATCAACACTTACTAGACCTGATGTTGATGGTGTACGTTCATTCGTAGTTTCTGATTCAGATTTTTCTGCTCAGTATTCTGCACATTCATACGCTGATTCATCTAACCTTTACTTTTTCGTAAAAGCTGATGGTGCTGCAAACCCAACAACTTTAGATTCAGTAAAGTATTCACAACAACCAATCGCTGCAAACAGAGGAGACTTCGAAGATAGTTCTCCATCTGAACCTGCAACTGATATAGGAATTCCAGAAGTAGACCTAGAGTTGAAGTCTGAAGCAATCGTTGCTAAGACAAGAAAACTTAAGGCTGTATGGACTCCTGAATTGGCTCAAGATTTAAATGCTTACCACAGTATCGATGCTGAAGCTGAATTAACTTCAATGTTATCAGAGTACATCTCACTAGAGATTGACCTTGAAATCCTTGATATGTTAAAAGCTAATGCTTTAACTACTGAATACTGGTCAGTAACTTTAGGTGAAGAGTACGATGGTTCTTCATGGATAGCTGGTGGAAACGCTGCTGCTTATACTAAGAACTCTTGGTTCCAGACTCTTGGTGCGAAACTTAACAAAGTATCGAACAAGATTCACCAATTGACTTTAAGAGGTGGAGCTAACTTCGTAGTTGCTTCTCCTGATGTATGTACTATTTTAGAATCTATCCCAGGATTTACTGTATCTGCTGATAAAGATGCTTCATCTTTCGCAGCTGGTGTAACTACTGTTGGTTCTATTGCAAACAGATATACAGTTTACAAAAACCCTTACATGACTTCAAACGAAATCTTGTTAGGATTTAAAGGAAGTAATTTCCTTGAAACTGGAGCTGTTTATGCACCGTATGTACCATTAATCATGACACCTCTAGTGTATGACCCGACTAACTTCACTCCAAGAAGAGGAGTTATGACAAGATACGCTAAGAAAATGGTTAGACCTGAATTCTATGGTAAAATCTACGTTAAAGATTTAAATGCTTTATAATAGATAATACATAGTGTATTAAATTAAGAGGGGTTCGAAAGTTCCCCTCTTTTTTTTATATTATACCTTCCTTTTTAATTATTTTATATTTATAAGAGTATAATTGAAATAAGTAAGGAGAAATAATATGTCCCAAGCAAGAATTTGGACTGGAACTGCAAGCTTTACATCAGGTTCCTCTACCCCATTTGGAATTTATGATGCTGATACATCATTCGTATCAGATGCACCAAAAGTTGCATCATGGTGTGCTAAAAGATTAGGATATCCTATAATAGATGTTGAATTAGAAGGTGATAATTTCTTCGCAGTTTTTGAAGAAGCAGTATCAGAATATTCTGCACAGGTAAATCAGTTTAATATAAGAAATAATTTAGGTTCTCTTGAAGGAAAACCAACCGGCTCTAACTTTACTGGTCAATCAGTAAATGGTTCGGAATTAAGTAATGTAGTATCAATAGCAGAATCATATGGTAATCTTGCAAATGTCGGTGGTAGAGCAGATATTAAAAGAGGTTCAATTGATATAAATACTGGTTCACAACAATATGATTTACAAGCTCTTTATGGTGATGTATCTGAAAGTAGTGAAAGAATAGATATTACTAAGGTATATTACGAAACAACTCCAGCAATTAACAGATTCTTTGACCCTTATTCGGTAAGTGGACAAGGAACACTTAACTTAGTTGATGAATTTGGATTTGGTTCATTCTCACCAGCGGCACAATTTATAATGATGCCAATTTATGAGGATATGTTAAGGATTCAACAGATTGAATTCAATGACCAAATGAGAAAATCTGCACATTCATTCAATATAGTAAACAATAAAATAACAATTTTACCAAAACCAACCTCAAACTACAAACTTCACTTTGAATATCAAGTAGTAAAGGATGTTAGAGATGCAAGTAGTATTGTACTTCCAAATGTAGTATCAGATTACTCAAATATAGGATACAACTTTGCACAATACATTAAAATCAATGATGTTGGTAAACAATGGATTAGAAAATATACACTTGCTTTAGCAAAAGAGATGTTAGGTGCAGTTAGAGAAAAATATTCTACTGTTCCAATACCAGGTTCTGAGGTTTCTTTAGATGGGGCATCATTAAGAGCGGAAGCACAAAGTGAAAAAGATACTCTTATTGAACAACTAAGAGAAAATTTAAATGAAGTAAGTAAAAAAGTAAGAATGGAAAATGAAGCTGCAATGGTTGACCAACAACAAACAATCATTAACAAAGTTCCATTAGCAATTTATATAGGATAACGTTATGCCAAAGTTTTTTAACTCAAAAGATTTGGATTTCATAAAAACTATCTCAGAAGAGGTAGTTGATTATGTTGTAGAACAAGCAGTAACCTTGTTCAAGGTATCTGTGGGTGAAACTAAAACTAATTTATATGGTGAATCTCTTGGTAAAGTATGGAGAGCACCTTCTACTCTTATGGCAATTGTAGATAGAGAACCAATGAATGTAGTTTACGAAGGATTCGGTGCAGATAAACAACAAGCAGTTGAATTTAGGTTTAATATTCAGAGATTACGAGAAACATCACACTCAGTTCCTAAAATTAGAGATGTAAATGGTACATTAATACCAACAGAAGCAATTCAAAACACAACAGTTGGTTTTCCTGAGATTGGTGATGTAATATTGTTTGATGGTATCTATTATGAAATGGATAACATACGAGAAAATCAATTAATTGGAGGTCAGCCACAAATTTACGATAAAAATACAAATACTTTCGAAGATTCTAGTAATACATTGATTGGTGTTGGATTTATGGTAAGAAGAAGTCAAATTCAAATAGATGAAAGGATATATCACTAATGGCAATTGACCCATTAAAAAATATAAAACCAAATAGAGCTCTTCAATACAAAAAAGAAAGTATTGAAAAAGGTAAGGGTGTAAAATTATATGATGTTGATTTAGCAATCGCAGAACATATGATTGATACTGTATTGCCTACTGTTGAGATATTCCAAGAGAAACAAAAGATACCAGTTGTGTATGGAAATCCTGAAAGATGGAAATCTGTACAAAAAGATGGATTTTTACGAGATAAAAAGGGTGTATTACAAATTCCTTTGGTAATGTTTAAGAGAAACTCAATCGAAAGAAACGATACTCTATCAAATACAATGAATAGGCACGTTTCATATCCATCAATATCACGATATTCTAAAAAACATAAGTACGATAAGTTCTCTGCAATGACTGGAACACAAAAACCAGTTGAATTATTTGATATTATTATACCTGATTATGTTAGTATAACATATGAGGTAATAATTTGGACAGATTTTACTGAACATATGAATAAAATTGTTGAAGCCTTCCAATATGCAACAGATGAATATTGGGGAGATAAGGGTGGATTCAAATTTAGAACAAAAATAGATTCATTTGATAATACAACAGAAATAAGTGAAGGTTCTCAACGAATTGTTAGAACAAACTTTACTATGGTAGTAAATGCTTACCTTTTACCTGAACAATTTGATAATCAAAGTACACACAAGAAATCCATATCTCCTAAAAAAGTAGTTTGGGGTACTGAAACTGATTTAACAGGATTAAATCAAGGTGGTGTAACAAACTCAACAGTAGAAAAGAGATTATACAATGAATATTCAGATATAATTGATTTTATGTCAATTCGTGGTTCGCAACAAGCAACTTTTGTAGATGCTGATACATTTAAATTATCAAATGTAGAATTACCAAAATTACCACCAGAATTAAATGGTGTATTTGATACTAATGATTGGTTTAGGGTATATATAAATGGAGTATTCATACCACATCATAAATATTCATATACCGGTTCTTATGGTAATAGTGAAATAGAGTTTAATTTTTCAACAGGTTCACTTTCGGTTGGTGGTTCGTATCCAGATGATTTACAATCAACTCAAACTGATTTGGGTTATATTTTGGAAAATACAGATGAATTTGGTGTAACTGGTAAATTTATAGAGAAATAAAATGGCAATAAAGGATTTAGCAAAAATATTGGCACAAGTACATGAACCAGATGAGTATAAGTTGGTTGCACATGATTTGACACATCCAACATATTATATATGGAAACTTGATAATGTAAAGATGAAGGATTTAAAATTATTTTTACGTCCATTTCGTAAGGAACACGCTAGATTTGATATATTTATAAACGGTCAATATATTTTAGAAAAGGATTACATTACCGAACATAGTGGAAATACATTTTTTGTTAAATTTTTCAAAAGTAATTTCCCTTATAATGTAATTGCAAGTGATGATATAAAATTAGAAGGAGATTTAGATACGGTATGAGTAAAAGTAAACCAAATATAATAACTCCTTTTAACGATAGAGATAGATTTAAGGCTTTAGTACAAGAAGTGATAAATGATACAACAATCTTTACTCATGTACCAGATTCTATTAATTTAAGTGGAGATTTATTTACACTTACATTATCTAATAAGAAATTCGTATTTCAAGATATTGAAGTTGATAAATTATCAGAATATGTGGATGTATATTTACAAGGAATAAAAAAACCAGCTGACACTTATACGGTTACTGATAATGGAACAAATATAGTAATTAATTTTACTGAAAATATAACACTAGACCCACCAAGTATAGTGAATACAGATTTTTCAGTAAAAGGAAAGATAGTGAGTAGATAATGGCAACATTAATTCAAAGTAAACAGATACAAGGTGTAGTTACTGCTTCGGTAATTACAGGAGATTTCGCTGTAAATGCAGGTTCGGTTAATCTTTCAGCTGCAAGTGGTGTAAGTGGTTCTTTTAGTGGTTCTTTTATTGGTAATGGTAGTGGATTAACTAACATACCTTACTCAAACATTACAGGTACTCCTATTTTTAAAGGTGGTTCAAATGTTACTATTGCATCTTCTTCAAACCAAATTACAATTAGTTCAACTGGTGGTAGTGGAGCTTCATCATGGAACGAATTAAGTGGTATTCCAACCGGCTTAATTAGTGGTTCTACTTTTACATCATTTAGTTCATCGGTAGATTCAAGAATTGTAGGTATTTCTGCAAGTGGTAGTGGTGCTGATTGGAACACAAACTTACAAAATATTCCAAATGGATTAGTAAGTGGTTCTGTATTAAGAACTTTGGATGGAACTGGTGTTGTAAGTGGTTCTGTTATTAGAACATTTGATGGTAGTGGTGTAGTTAGTGGAAGTGTTCTTAGAACTTTGGATGGTAGTGGTGTTATAAGTGGTTCAATACTAACTTATTTACCAAGTGGAACTGTTAGTGGTTCATCTCAAATAACTTTTAGTGGATTAAGTGGTAAACCAAGTGGTTTGGTTTCTTCATCTGTACAAATAACTGATGGAAGCGGAATTTTAAGTGGTTCAATTATTAACCAACTTCCTAAAGGTATTATTAGTGGTTCAACATTCACTTCATTCTCATCTTCAGTAGATACAAGATTAGATACTTTAGAAAACGCAACTGATAATACAGGTTCGGATACTCAATCACTTTCTATTAGTGGAGACCAACTTACAATATCAGATGGAAATACTGTAACCATACCAACAGGTAGTGGAGGTTCAGTACCAGCAGGAACAATTTCTTCATCGGCACAATTAACTACTGAGTTTGATACACGATATATTAATGCAAGTGGTGATGGTGTAGTTAGTGGTTCTGTTATTAGAACATTTGATGGTACTGGTGTTGTAAGTGGTTCTGTATTAAGAACTTTGGATGGAACAGGAGTAGTTAGTGGTTCTGTCATTAGAACATTTGATGGAACAGGAATCTTAAGTGGTTCATTGGTATCACAACTTCCTAGTGGATTGGTTAGTGGTTCATATAGTTCTTCAGTAGATTCAAGAATCCTCACAGAGAAATCAAGAATAGATAATATACTAAGTGGTGCTAATGCAGATTATGACCAATTCGTAGAAATTGTAGATTTAGTTAACTCAACTGATACAACAAACGATACTGCATTTGCAAATCACTATACTTCAAGTAGACAAAGAGATGCTGCATTAGAATCATTTACATCATCTATCGATACAACAATAAAATCAAAACTTAATACAGATAATGTTTTAAGTGGTTCTATTACAACTTTATTACCAGGTGGTGTAATTAGTGGTTCATCACAAATTACTGATGGTAGTGGAATTATAAGTGGTTCGGTATTAAGAACACTTGATGGAACAGGTGTATTTAGTGGCTCATTGGTAGCAGGAACAAGTATTACAATAAATCAAGTTGGAAATAATTTTGAAATATCTTCTTCGGCTAGTGGTGGTGGAGCAAGTGTAACTGTTTCAGATTCGGCACCAAGCTCGCCTTCAGAAGGTGATTTATGGTGGAAATCCAATGATGGTAATCTTTATGTTTACTATGATGGATATTGGGTAATTTCAAACGATATAACGGCAGGTTTACCTGCGGGAGTAATTAGTGGTTCAGCACAAATAACTTCAATAATTACAGATGCATATATTTCAGCATCAGCCGCTTCAAGTGGATTTGGTAGTGGTGGTGGAACGAGTAATTTTACTGAACTAACAAATGTACCAAGTGGATTAGTTAGTGGTTCAACCCAAATTACTGATGGTAGTAATATTGTAAGTGGTTCTGTATTAAGAACTTTAGATGGAACTGGTGTAGTTAGTGGAAGTGTACTTAGAACTTTAGATGGTAGTGGAGTAATTAGTGGAAGTGTACTTAGAACTTTAGATGGTAGTGGAGTAATTAGTGGTTCTGTATTAAGAACTTTAGATGGAACAGGAGTAATTAGTGGAAGTGTTCTTAGAACTTTAGATGGAACAACTGTTTTAAGTGGTTCAATATTACCAGGTACAAATATTACAATAAATTCTGGTAGTGGAAACTATATTATTAGTTCAAGTGGAGGTTCAACTGATTTCGATGGAAATAGAGTAATATCACAAGATAAATTACCAGCATTCTTTACATCATCATTTAATCCTGGTACAAGTGGTTCAGTAACAGATTTCTTAAATGCAATATTTTATCCAAATAGTGCACCAAGTATAACAACTGGTAATCAAACAATTTCAGAATACACTACAAATGGTTCAACGATTGTAACAGTAACAGGAACAGACCCTGAAGGACAATCATTAACATTCGGAACATCATCAGCATATAGTGATGATTTAGTAAGAGTTGCATCAAATGGTGTAATGACATTAAATTCTTTACCAACTTCTGCATCTTTCAATACTGATTCGGTTAGTGGTGCACATGGACATAAGGTTGAAGTAACTGCAACAGATACTTTTAATACAACTGTTACAAAGGATATTTATATAATTGTAACTCCAAACGAAGCTCCTAAATTTAGAGAAAATTCGGTAAGTGGAAATGTTATTACTTCGGTAACTGCAAACTTAAATGAAAGTTCTGCAAATGATACTTTAGTAAAAAGAGTTTTCTTTACTGATGTAGAAAGTGATTCAATCACTATCACTTCTTCATCGATTGATGGTAATCATTTCGATGTAACAAAATATTCAACTTATGTTGATATTAGACAAAATACAAGTTCGTTAGATTACGAACAAAAAACAACTTACAACTTTAGTATAACTGCTTCGGATGAACATTATGTAAATGGACAAGATTCTGATTCAAGAACTATCTTACCAATTACAGTAAATGTAACTGATAACTTAGTACCAGTTGTAAATTCACAAGTTGTAGGTTCAATAAACGAAAATTCATCAAATGGAGCATCAGTTGGCTCTATATCGGCAACTGATAGTGAAGGAGATAGTATATCTTTCGTAACATTTGATTTACATAAATTATTATTAGATGGTTCAGAAGTAACAAGTGGTTCATATGGTGGTACTTCACAATTAACAGACCCACATGAAAATCCTTTCCAAATGGATTCGAGTGGTAATGTAACAAGAAAAACTGGTGTTGTAATAAATTCTGATTTAATAAACTCTTATCAATATAGAGTACAAGTAAGAGATAATTATAATGCACAAATTTCATCTGCATCTGTTGCAACTATCAATATTATAGATGATACACCAGCAACACTTTCAGATAACTGGTCAGCAGGGCCTTATATCAAAGAATCTGAAGAAAATGGTACAACTATAAAAACAACAAACTATGGTTCAACTACTGCAGATTATAATTCAAATCAAAGTGGTACTTGGGCATCATCTAATTCAGAAATTTCAATAAATTCAAGTGGTAATTTATCATTAGGATTTCATGTAAGTGGTTCGGCTAAACAAAGTGGACAATCATTAGATTCAACAATTACATTTACAAATACTTTCGGTACAACAACTACTGATAGTTTAAGTGTAGTAATTTTACCTAATCATTTCCCAAGTGCTTCATTTACAAATCAAACATCTAATCTAAATGCAAATTTAGCAGTAACTAATTCTAATTTAGTTTTAGTTACAATAACAGATACAGAGGGTGATACTCCTTACTCAGCTTCACTATCCGGTACTGATGCATCCAAACTTAATATCAATTATACAAATGGAACATCATCCTCTCTTTATATACGAGCAAATGAAGATTTATCTGCTGGTACTTTAAACTATAATCTAAGAGTTACTGATTCTTATAGTGAATCATCAGATTATACAGGTAGAACACTTACCATCGCAGCTGCTGATAATGGTACACTTGGAGGAGATACAACTTCTTATATCATAGAATCAGGAAAAAGTGGAGAAGCAATTAGAGATGCAAGTGGATTTGGTGCAGGTAATCAATCACAAATGACAGTATCGTACTCACCAAACTATGGTTCACAAGCAGTACAAGGTTCATCTTGGACTTCATCAAATTCAGCAATTGCAATTAATACAAATGGACAATTATCATTGGCATCTCATATTAGTGGTTCATCTACTGGTAGTGGAGATACTATTGTATCTACAATTGGATTCCAAGACCAATATGGTAATGCTGGAAGTGGAAATGTAACAGTTAATGTATTTGCAAATAATCATCCATCTGCTTCATTTACACAAAATACAAGTATCTATAATGAAAACCAAATGGTTAGTGGAAGTTTAGTAGAAAGTTTCACAATTACTGATACAGAAGCAGATGTACCTTATAGTATTTCACTAAGTGGAACTGATGCAAGTAAGATTGATGTTGTACCACAAAATTCAAACACATCTTCGGTACAATTAAAAACTAAACAAGATTTAGCAGGAGGTTCATATACATATAAAGTTAGTGTTTCAGATGGATATCAAGTATCTGAATATGATAGAACTGTAACTATTGCATCTGCTAATTTAGGTTCAATGAGTGAAAATGGTACTTTCTATATTATTGAATCAGCACTTAATAATGATTTCATATTTACTAATTCAAATGGTAGAACAGGAACACAAGGAGAAGTAAGTGTTTCTTACTCACCAAACTATGGTTCACAATCAGCTACAAACTTTGCTTCATCAAATGCATTAATTGCAATTGATTCATCAAATGGTAAATTGAAAGCTGGTGGAAATATTAGTGGTAGTGGAAATACAAATGGAGAAACAATTACATCTACAATATCTTGGAATGACCAATATGGAAATAATGGTAGTGATTCAATTACAGTCAACATTGCTCAAAACAACGCACCAACTGTAAGTTCAACTTCAACTTCTAACTTGAATACAAACCAAGCAACTGGTTCGGCACAAATACTTAACTTAGTAGTTAGTGATACTGAAAGTGATTCAATTCCAAATAGTGGATTATCATTTAGTGGATTTAATTCAACTTATTTTACTCCATCAATCTCAACTCCAAGTATGAAATTGTTAGTGAATAATACTTCAGTACCAGCTGGAACGTATCCTTATACTGCATCAATACAAGATGTTCATGGATTTAGTACAACGACTGTAAGTAACACATTTACAATAGCACAATCATCTACTGGTTCTCTTGGTGGAGATACTGCAATTTATATTATAGAATCTGCAGAAAGTGGAGATGTATTTAGAGACCAAACAGGATTTAATCAAGGAAATGCTGCTCAACTAAGTGTTTCATATTCTCCATCACATGGTTCACCTGTTGTACAATCATATACATCATCAATGTCATCTATTGCAGTAGATAATAGTGGTAATTTAACTCTTAATGTAAATTTAAGTGGTTCTGTTACTCAAAGTACAGATACATTCCAAAGTACAATCACATTTAGAGACCAATATGATAATATAGGAAGTGGAGTAGTAACTGCAACAGTATTTGGTAACTCATCACCAGTAGCATCATTTACATCTTCATCAAATTATGAAAGTGATAATGCAACAAGTGGTTCTGATGCAGGTGCGTTGGTAGTAACAGATACAGAATCTAATTCACCATTTACAATTACACTTGGTGGAACACATGGAAGTCAATTTGATGTTAGTGGAACATCATCTCCATTTGAAATACAACCAAAAGCTTCATTGGCGGCTGGAACTTATACAATCAATATTACTGTAACTGATAATTATGATGAATCGGTAACATTAACTGGTGAAACAATCACAGTTGATGCATCAGCAAATAATGGTAAAATATATGTTTATGATGTAGGATTTAACAATGCAACATATAATACTGCTTTGGGTATTCAATCAGAAGATAGTTCAACTCCACCGGTAGCAACACCATATAGTGGAATTGGATTTGTAGATAAAGTTATAAATGGAGATGTACTTGGAGATAGTTCATTTACATATTCATATGGGAGTACAATTACTTCAAATAAATTAGCAGAAGGTACTGGTGATAATGTACACGATGTATTAAGAGCCATGGGTACTAGTGGTGTAATAACTAGAAATTCATCGAAACACTTTGCAATTTTAATGCCAAGTGGTTCATCAATGACTGGGTTTCCAACAAGTACAGCAAATGGTTTTGGGGGTTCAACTGCAGGAGAATATGTATTAGAAGTAGGAACAGATGGAACAACAATTGATGGTACAAGTACAGTTGAAACATCAGAAATTAATCAAATAACATTAGGAACATCACATCTTGGATTTACTAAATGGTTTATAGTAGGTGCAACTGGCCAACTTGCAAGTTCAACAAACTTCAATCTAGGATTAAATCCATCAAGTGGAAGTGGAGGGGCATAATGATGAAAATGTATATTTATATAATGAGTTTAACAAATAAAAAGGAGAATAACTAATGCCGTTTTTTCCAGGACAAGTAGGTTTAAATGATTCGGCAAAAGCTGGTAATATAATATTAGCAGAAGTTGAAAGAATCAAAGGTGCCTTTAAGATATATACTTCAGCAGATGCTCAAGCTACTTCACCGAATTATTTTTCGGATGGACAGATTATCTATTTATCTGATAGTGCTTCTTTATATACAGCAAATGTATCTCTTGCAAATCCACCATTCTCTTTTACTGATACAGTATCATTTTCCCAATTTTCTTTTGATAGTGGTTCATTTGTATCTGCCTCATTTGATGGAACTCATACTTTAACATTATTTGGTCAAAATATAGATGGTTCTACAAGAATATCTCAATCAATTGATTTATCTGCATTAACTGGCTCCGGTGGTGGAGGAGGAGGTGGAGGTGGTGATATCACTGCAGTTTTCACATCAGACCAAGGTATTACAGGTGGTGCATCGAGTGGTAACGTTGTACTTGAATTAGTGGCTGGAAGTGGAATTAATTTAAGCTCTTCAGGAATTAATTTAAATACAGGTTCGGCACATTTTGTAGGTGGTGTTCAGAAGACAACTATCGATGGTGGAAATATATAACAGAATCTAAAACTTTTCTTCTAACTTTTCATATTTATAATCGTATTCCTACATAGGAATCAGAATTTAATTGACCAATACGGCATATGTCCTGTTGATTTAAAAAAAATAAAGGTTATAGTTAACAAAACAAATTTAATTAACAAAACAAAGGAAAAAAATTAAAATGGCACAAATTATTAAACACAGACGTGGTGGCCTTGAATCCGTATCTGGTGCAACTAAAAGAGCGGGTGAATTACTCGTTATTACTGGTTCTTCCGGAATATCTGCAGTAAATGATGGAATCTTAATGGTAGGAATCGATGGTTCTACCGTAACCCCATCAAACAAGATATTATCAGGTTCATCAACACCTAATTTAACTGGGGGTTCTTATGGACACTCAATTGATGGTATTCCGTTTTATAATACTTCAGAAGAAAAACTTTACATTTTAGGTAAAGGTGGAAATACTGAAGTAAAAGCAACGGCAAGTACAAATGGAACAGGAATTGTTTCATCTTCTGCTCAAATCGATGGTTTAGGATTTTTGAAGAACAATGGAGATGGAGTAATTTCTTCATCTGCACAATTAACTTCAACATTCTTAGAAATCAATGGAGATAGTGTAATATCTGGTTCAGGTCAGTTAACTGATATGACAGGTGATATAACTGTAAACTCTTCAGGAGTTTCTGCGATAGGAGCACAAAAAGTAGTTAACTCAATGTTAGCTGATGATGCAGTTGGAGCTGATGAATTAGCTTCAAATGCAGTAGTAAATGCATCTGTTGCTTCAAATGCGGCAATTGCATTTTCAAAAATTAATAGTGATGCAACTGGTATCGTATCTGGTTCATCTCAAGTAGTAGTTTCAAATACAAATACTGCAAATGGTGCACTTGACCATACTAAAATTGATTTCGATGGTTCAGGTTTAACATCTGGTTCATTAGGTTTATCAATTGCTGGTGGAACTGGTACTGATGTTGCTCAAGTTGGAGTTGATACTTTAACTTTCGCAGGTACTGCAAACGAAATTGAAACAACTGTAACTGATAACCAAGTTGCTATCGGTATCGTAACTAACCCAACTCTTAGTGGTAATGTAACTGTAACAGGTAACTTTACTGTACAAGGAACTACAACAAGTGTATCTTCTACAACTGTTAATATCGGTGATAATATCATTGAACTTAATGGTACAGGAGCTGCAAATGGTGGTTTAATGATTGGAGATGTAACTGCTCCAAATCAAGTATCAGGTTCTTTACTATGGGATGCTACAAATGATAAATGGATTGCTGGAGCATCTGGTTCGGAATATGATATATTATTGGCTAAAGGACAAGGTATCGTATCAGCTTCAGGTCAAATCGCTTTAAGTGGTTTATCTGATTACGATGCAAATGACCACATTGACCATACTTCAGTAAGTGTAACTGCTGGAACTGGTTTAACTGGTGGTGGTACAATTGCGGCAACTAGAACAATAAATGTAGTATCTGCAAACAATGGTATTGTTGCAAATGCAGATAATATTGAATTAGCAACTGCTTCTTCAACATTTACTGGTGGTGTAAAAACTAAATTAAATGCTGAAGGTGTATTTTCATCTTCTGCACAATTATCTGGTAATTTCTTAAACACAAATGGAGATTCAGTAGTATCAGGTTCAGGTCAATTAACTGACATGACAGGTGATGTAACTGTAAATTCAAGTGGTGTTTCTGCAATCGGAGCTCAAAAAGTAGTTAACTCGATGTTAGCTGATGATGCGGTTGGAGCTGATGAATTGGCTGCAAATGCGGTTGTAAATGCATCTATTGCTTCAAATGCGGCAATTGCTTTCTCTAAAATTAATAGTGATGCAACTGGTATCGTATCTGGTTCGGGTCAAATTGATGGTTCGGCTTTAGGTTCAAACAAAACTATATCAGGTGTAACTCTTGGTGGTAACTTAAATAACTTAACAGTTGATGATTCAACAATTGCTTTAAATAGTGGAACAACCTTTAATGGTTCTGCCGCTAGAACAGTAAGTGTTAAGAGTGGTGGTATTACAAATACTCACATTAATGCTTCAGCAGCAATTAATCACTCAAAAATTGATTTTGATGGTTCAGGTTTAACATCTGGTTCATTAGGATTAACAGTTGGTGATGGTTCAAGTACTGATGTAGTAAACGTTGGTGTAGATACCTTAGCGGTTGTTGGTACTGCAAACGAAATCGAAACTGCAGTAACTAATAATCAAATACAAGTTGGTATCGTAACTAACCCAACACTTACTGGTAATGTAAGAGTAACTGGTGATTTAACTGTTGAAGGTACAACTACAACAATTGATTCAACTACTGTTAATATCGGTGATAGAGTTTTAGAACTTAACTATGGTGGAGCTAGTGGTGATGCAGGTATCTTAGTATCTGATGCTGTTGGTGGAGCTACAGTTAGTGGTTCTTTACTATGGGATGCATCTGAAGACCATTGGATGGCTGGTGCACTTGGAGGTGAAAAGGAAATTGCTTTATTAAATGCAACTCCTACTTCTAACACAGTACTTAAATCTAATGCTAGTGGATTATTAGTTGATTCATTGATTACTGATGATGGAACAAACGTAACAATAAGTGGAACTGCGGAATTAAGAGTTAATTCAGCAACTGCTAATTCATTCGTTTACTATGATTCAAACAAATCTCTTGAATCAGTTACACCTTCTACGGCAGGTGATGTAATTCAATGGAATGGTTCATCATTCGTTGCAAGTAACGAAATTGATGGAGGTACATTCTAATAGAATATACTAAATAAATTTAAAATCCCCCTTCTTTGAGTTGGGGGATTTTTTTTATAGTTTTTGGAGATTTTATACTTATATAGGTGGAGTTGTATTATGTTGCAACCCAAAACCTACATTAAGGTATATTTATATAAAATAAATGGGAAATAAAATTTAGATGGCAGCTATATTAAAACTAAGAAGAGGAACATCCATTCCCTCACTTCAACAATCAGAGCTTTTCTATCACTCAAGTTTAAATACTTTGGTGGTTGGAGATGGCTCAAACTCTCATATTCTTTTAAAATCAGGTTCAAATACAGTAAATACTGTAAGTATAAGTGGAACTGTATCTGCATCATATATTCATGTTGCAAATGATTTAACAATAAAAGGTAATATTATATTAGGTGATGAGATTGCAAATGATAATATTACTATTAATGCAGAACTTAGTGGTTCTCTTATACCTGATGCTGATAATACACATGACTTAGGTACACTTTCTAAAAAATATAGAAATTTATATGTTAATTCACTGCCAGGAAGTAACATTATTTCTTCATCTGCTCAAATTAGTGGATATAATTCTTTCTTAGAAATAAATGGTGATAATGTAGTTAGTTCATCGGCTCAAATTAGTGGATATAACACATTTTTAGAAATAAACGGAGATTCAGTAGTATCTTCATCTGCTCAGATTAGTGGATATAACAAATTCTTAGAAATAAATGGTGATTCAGTAGTTTCTTCATCCGCTCAAATTAGTGATATAACTTGGATTCTTAGAAGTAAGATGGTGATAGTGTATTTAGTTCATCTGTACAAGGTAAATGCAAATACAATTACCAACTTTGATAGTAATGTAAAAGATAAATTAAATGCAGAAAATGTAATTAGTGGTTCATCTCAAATTTTACATGGAAGTAACATTGTTTCATCATCTGCTCAAATAAGTGCATATAACAAATTCTTAGAAAAAGATGGTGATAACGTTGTTTCATCATCTGCTCAAATTAGTGGATATAACAAATTCTTAGAAAAAGATGGTGATAATGTATTTAGTTCATCTGTACAGGTAAATGCTAATACAATAACCAACTTTGATTCAAATGTAAAAACAAAATTAAATGATGAAAATGTACATAGTGGTTCGTTCTTAGGAACTGCAACAACTGCAAATTTATCAGAAAATACAAATCTATATTATACAGATACTAGAGTAAAAAATAAATTAAATACCGAGGGAGTACTTAGTGGTTCTTCTCAACTAACAACTGAATTTGATACAAGGTATTTAAATACCAATGGTGATAATGTATTTAGTTCATCTGTACAGGTAAATGCTAATACAATAACCAATTTTGATTCAAATGTAAAATCAAAAATGAACTCCGATGGAGTTATATCAGGTTCGGGTCAATTAGATAATGTATTTTTAGAAATTAATGGTGATAACGTTGTTTCATCATCTGCTCAGATTAGTGGATATAATAAATTCTTAGAAATAAATGGTGATAATGTAGTTAGTGGTTCAACTCAAGTAAATTCACTATTTGTAGGAACTTCTGTTTCAACATCTTTAGATGCACGTTTAGATTCTTTAGAATCAGATATACATACTCATTCTAATAAAGCACAATTAGATACTATAAATCAGAATCTATCATCAACATCAAACGTAACATTTAATACTGGTTCATTTACAGGAGATGTTACAATTACAGGAGATTTTACAGTTTTAGGTTCAGCAACAGAAATATCTTCTACTGAATTAAGAATCGAAGATAAACTTATTACTGTTGCAAGTGGTTCAGTTGATTCGGCAGCTGCTGATGGTGCAGGTATAGAGATTGATGGTGCTAATAAATCATTACAATGGGACCACAATACATCTCAATTCGTATTTGATGCTCAAGTAAGTTCATCAGTAGGATTCAAAGGAGAAGGGTGGATTACTAACAGGTATTGATACAGACCAAGTAACTGAAGGTAGTAATCTTTACTATACTGATGTTAGAGTAAAAAATAAAATAAACGATGAAGGTGTAATTAGTGGTTCTTCACAATTAACATCTACATTCGATACAAGATACTTAAACACTAATGGAGATGGAGTAATTTCATCTTCAGCTCAATTAACTGGTGATTTAGATTTAAGATATTTAGAAATAGATGGAGATAATGTAGTTTCCTCATCTGCTCAAATTACCCTTGCTAATACGACAGGTAACTTAGATGGTTCAAGAGTAGTAGGTAATATACAAGCAAGTTCAGTAGAATATTCTAATGTATTAAACAAACCAACTTTATTTAGTGGTTCTGCTCAAGTATCATTAAGTGGATTTTCAACATCTGATTTATCAGAAGGTTCAAATGAATATTATACAGATACAAAAGTAAAAACAAAATTAAATACTGAAGGTGTAATTAGTGGTTCTGGTCAATTAACAAGTACATTTGATTCAAGATACTTAAATACTAATGGAGATGATGTAATTTCATCATCTGCTCAAATATCTCACGATGATACAACTGGTTTTGTAACAAGTGAACATATTGACCACTCATCTATATCAGTTGGAAGTGGTAAAGGTTTAAGTGGTGGTGGTACTATTGATACAAAGTAGAAGTATTACATTAGATACTGGTTCTGTTCATTTTACTAATGGTATAAAAGAAAAAATAAACGATGAAGGTGTAATTAGTGGTTCTTCACAAGTTTCATTAACTTCAGTAACCGGATATAATTCAAACGAACACTTTACACAAGGAAACATTACAACAGTAGGAACTGTAACAAGTGGAGATATAAGTGCTATTTTACCAAGTGGATTGGTTAGTGGTTCTGTATTCAGTTCCCCATCACAAGGTACAGTAAGAGCACAAATTAATGGAGTTAATCAAGATGTAGATACCGGATTACAAACAGGAGATTCACCTACATTCCAAGGAGTAACTTTAACAAATTTAGGTACTCTGGCTATAGGTCAACAAACTGCATTATTTAGTGGTTCTGCAGGACAGATTGGAAAAAGAGTTTTAGGAACTTCAGCATTCTTTAATGTTTCTGCTTCTATTGCAGATGACCCTAACTCAATACCAACCACAAAAGCAGTAAATGATGCACTTAATTTCAGCAGGTGCTGGTGATATCACAGAAGTTAACCCATCATCTGTATTCTCAGATGCAACAACCGGTCTTATTCATTTACCAACTGGTACTGAAGTTGGTGGAGCAAAAGGTGTACAAGGTAATATTCACATTGCTGTTAGTACAGGTTCGGCTCACTTTACTGGTGGTGTAAAAACTAAATTAAATGCTGAGGGTGTATTTTCATCTTCTGCACAATTATCGGCAGATTTCTTAGATACATTAGGAGATGGTGTTGTATCTTCTTCTGCACAAATTCAAAATTATAACTTATTTTTAGAAAAAGATGGAGATAGTGTAGTTAGTGGTTCATCACAAGTTGATGTATCTCAAACAACAAACTATTCTTCTATAAATCAATATTCAGATACTAAAGTAAAAACAAAATTAAATACTGAAGGTGTAATTAGTGGTTCTTCACAATTAACATCTGTATTTGATTCAAGATACTTAAATACTAATGGGGATAGTGTAGTTTCCTCATCTGCTCAAATTGATTATAATTCAATACAAAATCAACCAACAACAATTTCATCTGGTCAATCTAATAAATTGGCATTTATATCTATTACACAAGCAGTTGATTTAGATACATTAGAAACTAATGTTGGAACTAACTCAAATAAAGTTGGATATACAGATGCTCTTGTAAAAGCAAAATTAAATACAGAGGGAGTACTTAGTGGTTCTGCTCAAATTACAAATGGAAGTGGATTAGTTTCTTCATCTGCACAAATTGATTCATTAGGATTCTTAAAAGTAGAAGGAGATAGTGTAGTTTCCTCATCTGCTCAAATTGATTATAATTCAATACAAAATCAACCAACAACTATAACAGGTGGTCAAGCATCTGCAATTTCAACCAACACAGGTAAAGTTGGATATACAGATGCACTTGTAAAAGCAAAATTAAATGAAGAAACAGTAGTTAGTGGTTCATCTCAAATTACACTCTCTTCGGTAACTGGATATAATTCAAACGAACACTTTACACAAGGAAACATTACAACATTAGGAACTGTAACTGCAGGTAATGTAACTGCAATTCTTCCAAGTGGTGTAATTAGTGGTTCTACTCAATTAACTTCTAATTTAAATTCAGTTTATTTAGAAATAAATGGTGATAGTGTTGTTAGTGGTTCATCTCAAATCAATAGTTTATTTGCAGGAACTGCCGTTTCAACTTCATTAGATTCTCGTTTAGATTCTTTAGAATCAGATACACACACTCATTCTAATAAGGCAAACCTAGATACAATTAACCAAAATCTTGCAACAACAAATAATGTTACGTTTGCAGATGGTGATTTTACAGGTGATGTTCAAATAAATGGAAGTTTAGTAGTACAAGGTTCAGCAACTGAACTACAAGTAACAGAATTAAGAATTGAAGATAAAGTAATAACAGTTGCAAGTGGTTCAGCTGATTCAGCAGCTGCTGATGGTGCTGGTATTGAAATAGCAGGAGCAAATGAATCAATTACATGGAATCATGCAAATTCAAGATTCCAAATTTCAGATGATATTCATGTAACTGGTACTATAAAAGCAAGTGATGATATTGTGGCTTATGCTTCTTCAGATGAAAGATTAAAAAATAATATCCAACCTATTCAAAATCCATTAGAGAAAATAAATGAGATTTCTGGTAATACTTTTGATTGGAATGAAGAAAAACAAGATACTTATAAAGGTAAGGATTATGGTGTAATAGCTCAAGAAATTGAAAAAATCTTACCGGAATTGGTTCATACAAAAGAGAGTGGATTTAAATCTGTAAAATACGATAAAATAATCCCATTACTTATAGAAGGAATAAAAGATTTAAATAAAGAAGTAATAGAACTAAAAAAAATTATTAAGGAATCAAAATAAATGGCTCAGATAGTAAAACTCAAGAGAAGTCTAACAGCAGGAAGTAAACCAACTACATCCAATTTAGCAGTTGGTGAATTAGCATTAAATGTAAACGATGGAACAGTATTCCTAAGAAAATCGGGTTCTGCGGTTGGAGATAGTATAAAACAGTTTGTTACTCTCGACCATCAAGGAATTTTAACCGGTTCATTAAGAGCAAGTGGTTCAATATCTGCTTCAGCATTTCAAGGTGATGGTTCACAACTTACAAATATAACAGTAGCACAAGTTGCTACAACCAAAGCTAACTTTACAAATCAAACCTCTGTAACAGTAGACCATAATCTAGCTACAGAAAGTCCAATCATACAAGTATATGACTCTACTAACTTTCAGCTTATACCAGAATCTATAAAATTAGATAATAATAATAGTGCAACTGTAACATTTTCAACAGCAACAAGTGGTTATATAGTTGTTGCACAAGGTGGACATTTAATAAGTGGTTCAATATCAGCCGCAAGTATTGATGGACTATCAGGACAAATAAAAACAAAATTAAATGCAGAAGGAGTTTTCTCATCATCCGCTCAAATAACAATGGGTGGAGATGTTAGTGGAACTGCTAATGCGGTGGTGATATCATCAATTGATGGTGGCACTGTATAATAAAATTAAAATAAATTTGAAAAGGAAAAATATACAATGAAAATACACAATCCCGAAATAACCGGTTCATTAATATTCCCAAGAACCGATGGAACAAGAGTAGTATTAGAATTAGATTCTGCAGGTGGACTTACAACAGTTGAACAGAACTCAGGAGGTAATCCGACAGGAGCAAAACCTTCTGCAGATTTTTCTGGTTCATTTACTGGTTCATTCGTAGGGGATGGTTCTAATCTTACAGGTGTTGCGGCAACTGCTTTTAATATAGATTCACTAAGTGCACTTGGAGGAGCTTCAGTTGCACAAGGAGATAATTTCCTTATAAGTGATAATGGAACAGAGAAAAAAGTAACTTTTTCAAATTTAGAAGATAGTATATATGGGAATGTTAGTGGTGATATAGGAATCGCTGCTGGCGGTACTGTTTCTATTACGGCGGGAGCAATTGTAAATGCTGATGTAAATGCATCTGCAGCAATTGCATCTTCAAAAATAAATTATTTCGGAACAGGTATTGTATCTGGTTCGGGACAAATTAGTGCAGACCAAACTACTGGTTGGGTAGCTGATGTTAAACAACAATTAGATAATCAAGAAGTAATATCTAGTTCAGCACAAATAAGTGGTGTAACTAACACACAATTAGCTGGTTCAATTGCAAATTCTAAACTTAGTAATAGTTCAGTATCATTTGGTGGTGTAAGTGTAGCTTTAGGAGCTTCAGATTCAACACCAGCATTTGATTTGGCAGATGCAACTGGATATTTAACAAGTAATTTAAGTGGTACGATTACAAACACACAATTAGCAGGTTCAATTGCATCAAGTAAATTAGCTGGTTCAATTGGAAATTCAAAACTTTCTAATTCATCAATTAGTATTGCAGGTAACGCAGTTTCATTAGGTGGTTCACTTGCATTAGCAACAATAACAAATGGTAGTGGAATAGTATCAGGTTCAGAACAAATATCTTTAAGTGGATTTAATACTTCACAATTATCTGAAAATACAAACTTATACTATACTGATACACGAGTAAAAACAAAATTAGATGCAGAAGAAGTATTAAGTGGTTCAATTACATCTGCTGATATTACTGATGTTGCAGCGTTCTCACAAAGTGGAACTTATGCAAACTTAAGAGCACAAGGAACTACGGCAGGAGATGTTGGTTTAGGTAATGTAACAAATGAATCAAAAACAACAATGTTCAGTTCACCAGCACTTACTGGTAATCCAACTGCACCAACACAAGGAGTAAATAATAATTCTACTAGAATTGCAACAACTGCTTATGTACAACAAGAACTTACTGATTTAGTAGGTACTGCTGGTTCAACACTAGATACACTAGGAGAACTTTCTGCTTCATTATCTGAAGATTCTGGTTCACTTGCAAGTTTAGTAACAACAGTAGGAACAAAATTAGCAAAATCAAGTAATTTATCTGATTTAGCAAATGCATCAACTGCAAGAACAAACTTAGGAGTTGCAATCGGCTCAGATGTACAAGCATTTAATTCAACATTGGCAACTGTTGCTGGTGGAACATATGCTGGTGATAATTCAATAGTAACAATAGGTACTGTAACTGCAGGTAATGTAACTGCAATTCTTCCAAGTGGTGTAGTATCTGGTTCAGACCAGGTAAATGCATTAGCAAGTGATGTTAATAATAATACAATCACATTTACTGCAGGAAATGGATTAGATGGAGGTGGTGCAATAACACTTAACCAAAGTTCAGATGAAACAATAACATTTACAGTAGCTGATGGTGTAGTAAGTGGTTCATCACAAATTAGTGGAATAACTAATTCACAACTTGCTGGTTCAATAGCGAATTCTAAATTATCAAACTCATCGGTATCATTCGGTGGAGTTTCGGTATCACTAGGTGGTTCAGATGCAACACCAGCATTTGATTTGGCAGATTCAACAGGATATTTAACAAGTAATTTAAGTGGTACGATTACAAATACTCAATTAGCTGGTTCAATAGCAAATAGTAAATTATCAAATTCAAGTATAACAATAGATGGTTCGGCTGTTTCACTAGGTGGTTCGGTAACAACTCTACAACTAGGTACAAGTTCAACAACTGCACTTGCAGGTGATACTACAACTATTAGTGGGGCTCAGGCATCAGCAATTAGTGCTAACTCAAGTAAAGTTGGATATACAGATGCACTTGTAAAAACAAAATTAACTGCAGAAGAAGTTGTTAGTGGTTCGGCTTCAGATGTAAAATCGTTCTTATCCATATCTTCATCAGATATTTCTGATGTTGCTGCTTTCTCACAAAGTGGAACTTATGCAAACTTAAGAGCACAGGCAACTACTAAAGGTGATGTTGGTTTGGGTAATGTAACAAATGAGAGTAAATCAACAATGTTTACTTCTCCTACATTTACTGGAACAACCGCAGGCACCAACACCTTCGGCAAACGATAGTTCAACAAAAATAGCAACAACTGCTTATGTACAAGGGGAACTTACAGAATTAGTAGGTACTGCTGGTTCAACATTAGATACACTTGGAGAACTTTCTGCTTCTTTATCGGATGATGAAGATGCATTAACTGCATTAACTACAACTGTTGGTACTAAATTGGCTAAATCTTCAAACTTATCTGATTTAGCAAATGCTGGAACTGCAAGAACTAACTTAGGTGTAGATGCAGCTGGAACTGATAACTCAACAGATGTAACTTTAGGAAATACAAATTACTTATCATTAAGTGGACAAGAAATAACTGGTGGAACAGTACCAATCGGAAGTGGTGGTACAGGAGCAACTTCAGCAGGTGCAGCAAGAACAGCACTTGGTGTAGATGCAGCAGGAACAGATAATTCAACAGATGTAACACTTGTAACAACCTCACATGATTATTTAGGAATTAGTGGACAGGCAATAACATTAGGAACAATACAAAATGATGATTTAGCAAATTCATCAATTACAATTAATGGTTCGGCTATCTCATTAGGAGGTTCAGTAACAACTCCAAACGATAACACTCAATTATCAACAGAACAAGTTCAAGATATAGTAGGTGGAATGTTAGGTGGTACTGAAACAGGTATAACAGTAACTTATCAAGATGGTACTAATGATATTGATTTCGTAGTTGCATCTCAAACAGCAAATGATTTTACAAATACTTTAAAATCTAAATTAGATAATATTGAAGAAAATGCTGATGTAACAGATGCAGCAAACGTATTATCATCACTACCAAGTGGTGTAGTATCTGGTTCATCACAAATTAGTGGTGTAACTAGTTCACAACTTGCTGGTTCAATCGCAAATGCTAAATTATCAAACTCAAGTATAACAATTAATGGTTCGGCTATTTCATTAGGTGGTTCTGTAACTACTCCAAATGATAATACACAATTAACAACAGAACAAGTTCAAGATATCGTAGGTGGAATGTTTAGTGGTAATACTGAAACAAGAATTGCAGCTACTTACCAAGATGGTGATGGAACTATTGATTTAGTTGTTACTGATATGACAGCTAACGATAATACTCAAAATACTACAACATTATCTTTTGTAGATAGTAGTAATGATATTATTTTAAGAAATACAACTGGTGGAGCTGGAAGTGGAACAGATGATATAAAATTTGTTGCAGGTTCTAATATTACTCTAACTCATACAGATGCAGATAATATAACAATAACTGCAACTGATACAAATACAGTTTATTCTCACCCAACTTTTGATGGCGATGACTTTAGTATTGATACAACAGCATTAAGTGGGGCTACTGTAATATCTGATTTAGATATTAACATTACAACTAATGGAGAAGGACACGTTACAGATGCAAATGGAACAGTTAGTACAAGAGACCTTACACCTACTGATTTAGGATTAGGAAATGTAACAAACGAAAGTAAAAGTACGATGTTCGCATCACCTACATTTACTGGAACAACTGCAGCACCAACACCTTCTGCAAATGATGATTCAACAAAAATTGCAACAACTGCTTATGTACAAGCAGAACTTACAGAGTTAATTGGTACGGCTGGTTCAACACTAGATACTTTAGGTGAACTATCAGCTTCTTTATCAGATGATGAAGATGCATTAACTGCATTAACTACAACTGTTGGTACTAAATTAGCTAAATCAAGTAACTTATCTGATTTAGCAGATGCTTCAACTGCAAGAGGTAATCTAGGTGTAGATGCAGCAGGAACTGATAACTCAACTAATGTAAGTTTAACTGGTACACCTGATTATATAACAATAAGTGGACAAGTAATTACAAGAAATCAAATTGATTTAGCAAATGATGTAACAGGTGTGTTACCATCAGCTAATTTAGATTCAGATACTGCACACTTAAGTGGAACACAAACATTTACAGGTGCTAAATCATTCAATGAAGCAGTTAATATAAATAAAACAACAGAGGCAGCAAGTAAAACGACTGGAGCACTAATCGTAGATGGTGGTGTGGGTATTGCAAAAGCATTACAAGTAGGTGGAGATGTTGTGGCATATGCTTCTTCTGATGAAAGATTAAAAGATAACATTCAAAATATCGAAAACCCAATCGAAAAAGTACAATCACTTAAAGGTGTTACTTGGGATTGGAATGATAATGCAGATGAAGTACAACAATCATTACCAAATGTTGGTGTAATTGCACAAGATGTTGAGAAGGTTTTACCACAGTTGGTAACTGATAGAGATAATGGATTCAAGGGTGTGGATTATGCAAAACTTACTGGATTACTTATCGAAGCAGTTAAAGACCAACAAAAACAGATTGACGAATTGAAAAGTAAACTTTCTTAAATAAGAGAGTTCATTTAACGATTCAAATTTTTAAAAAATTAAATAGTATATATATATCTTTATATAAAGATAGTATATTATTTAGGGTAGATAATTATATAAAAAAGGTAAGTCATATATATGGCACAATTAGTTAAGCTAAAAAGAACATCGGTTGAAGGAAGAAAACCTACTACATCTAATTTAGAGTTAGGTGAGTTGGCAATAAACACATACGATGGAAAGATTTACTTTGAAAAAGATAATGGAACTCCTTCCATTAAAGAAATAGCCACAGAAGATACTTACCACTTTTACACAACCTCACTAGATTCAAGATATGTTAACCTCACAGGTAATGAAACCATTGCAGGTAACAAAACATTTTCAAACAACATAACGATAGTAGGAAACCTTTCAGTAGAGGGAACTACAACTACAATTGATTCAACTACTGTTAACATAGGAGATAACATTTTAGAACTTAACTATGGTGGTTCTCAAACAACAGGAGGTATCTTAATAAAAGATGCAACTGGTTCTTCAACTGTAAGTGGTTCTTTATTATGGGATTCAACAAATGATTATTGGAAAGTAGGAAAATTAGGTTCTGAATCAGAAGTAATTACTACATCTAATATAGTAACAAACTTACCAAGTGGAACTGTTAGTGGTTCTTCACAAATATCACTTAGTGGATTTAATACTTCACAATTATCAGAGAATACAAACCTTTATTATACAGATGCAAGAGTAAAATCTAAATTAAATACTGAAGCAGTATTAAGTGGTAGTATATTAAGTGGAATGACCGTAAGTGGTTCATTTAGTGGTTCATTTGTAGGTGATGGTAGTGGATTAACTAATGTTTCTTCATCTATTGCAGAAGTTGCAACAGTATCCGATACTTTCACAAATGCAACTTCTAAAGTAGTAACACACAACTTTAATACTAAAAATGTAATTGTAACAGTATATGGTGATGATGATTCTTACTTCATCCCAAATTCAATTGTAACAACAAATGTAAATACAGTAACAGTAACATTTGCATCAGCTGAAAGTGGTAGAGTAGTAGTTGCAAAAGGAGGTCATATTGTACAAGGAGTTGCAGCTGATGATTCAAACTTACTAGATGGTCAAAATGCAGCATATTACTTAAATTATAATAATCATACAAATACTCCAACAACTATTACAACTTCACAAGCAAATGCAATAACTGCTAATACAAGTAAAGTTGGATATACAGATGCACTTGTTAAAACTAAATTAAATGCAGATGGAGTTCATAGTGGTTCTACAATTACAGAAAGTAGTGATTTCACAATTGATGCAGGTGGTGATATCATTTTAGATGCAGATGGTACAGATATCATATTAAAAGATGGTGGAACTTCTTTCGGTAGATTTAAAAGAGATAGTTCTGATTTTATTATAAAATCCGAAACCAACAATAAAGATATTGTATTTAGAGGACAAGATGGTGGTTCAACCATAAATGCATTAACTTTGGATATGTCTGAAGCTGGTACTGCAATATTTAATAACAATATTCAAGCAGTAGGTAATATTAGTGGTTCATCATTTAATGGTACAGGTCTTATAAGTGGTTCAGCACAAATAACAAATTTAACAACTCACAAAGAAACAGTTAGTGGAGCATCTTCATATGCAGTAGACCACAACTTGGGTGAACAGTATCCAATAGTACAATGTTGGAATACTTCAACTTCACAACAAGAATTTCCTCAATCAATAACAACAAACTCTGTAAATAGAGTAACAGTTGTTTTTAATCATAATTTTGCTGGAATTATAATCGTAAAAAAATAAAATATGTATGATGTATATTATACAACCGGTGGTGGTCCTTGGGTAAATGCTGGAACTGATACTTGGGTAAATCTATGGATGGAGTTAGTTGTACCTAAATTAAATGTAAAACCAATTCTTCTTTTACATAGAAATAAACCAACAGGACATGAAGATTATGAATTTCCTATCGAAGCTTATTGGCATGGAGATGATATAGAAAAGTTTGAGGAACTATGTAAAGGAGCAAGAAGAATAAATATATTACATGGTCATTATACCCCAATGAAAGTAATAGAAGAAAACTTAGATAAAATACATTCAAATGTTTTACATAATTCAGTAGACCATATTATTAAATCCCAAGTTGGTACTGATGCTTATTTTGGATGGCATCCATTTATAAATTCACAATGGGAACAAAAAGTTAATAAGAGTTCAAAATATAATATATGGGTTGGTGTTTATGATATTTTAACAAAAAATGTAAATATACCAAACTTTTATGAATTTAAAAATAATTTAGATTTAAGTGATTCTAATAATATAGGATTTGCTTCAAGGTGTGAGGGAAGAAAGAATCCACATTACTTAGATGGATTAAAATCTTTTATATTTACAAATTCATTTCATTTTAAAACAATATGGAAGGGGTTTGGTAAATATGATTACTCAAAATCAAAAATATATCATTACAATTCTAAATTTAAAGATACTTTTTACAATATGGATTGGGGAATATCTCATTCTTCTTTTACGAGTGAACCATTTGGATATTCTATATTCGAGGCAATAGATAGAGGTAAGTTACCTATTTTACATGGAAGTTGGTGTAAGGATTTAAATTATCCTTATAGAGCTTCATCTAAAAAAGAATTTAATGATATTTATAAGAGGTTAATCGAAACCCCATACTCTGAAAAAAATAAATGGTTTAAATCATTAAAACAATTTATGATTAATAATTATACTAATAAAGAAGAGTGGATAAACAAATTACTCGATATTTATAATATATAGGGAAAAGTATATATGGCAATTTCAGCAGGAGAAACACTCAGTTTAAATAATTTGGCGGGAGCTACAGGTGATGTACAAAATTCAAATGTATCATTAGGTAGTATAAAAGGTTCACCATCAGCTGGTGATAATATTACATTATCTTCATTTGGTATAGATGCAGTAAGTGCATCTTTAGGAGGATATCAATACGCCGTAGAAGGTACTAATGAAACTTATGAACTAGGATTTGTTGAAAGAGGAGCTAATTTCGATTCTTATATCGGAAATAGATATCAAAACTTCACTTGGGGAGTTACACCAGCATTTGATTCAGATGGTGATGATGAAGGATTTTTATCAGTAGGTGCTAATCAAGATGCAACTGCAGTTATAACAGTTGGTACTATGAATCCACAATATAGTTCAGGACAAACATCATTAATGAGTAATCATTCACATACATTATCAGCAACATTTGCAGATGGATTCAATCACCACGCTACACGATATAATACAGCTGTAGATAAAACTGTTTATTCAGTAGATACATATGATGGTAACTCTACTGCACTTTGTATTTTAGTTGATACACCAGTTACTTTAATTGATGGTTCAAAGATAGAAGCAGGAGATGTTAGTGAAGGATTAAAACTTCAAGGATATTCATTTAATGATTTAAGTGAAGATGAGGGTAACTTTTTTAATTGGTCAAGTGAAGAAAAGGGAGAAGTTGAAGAAGAAGTTGAAGTTACAAATGTTATATTCTCATTTGCAGAAAAATACTATAATATAAATGATGGTGATATAAAGGCAACATCGGAACACCCAATGTTAGTTAAAGATAATTATGATGGGTTGTTCAAATTTAAACAAATAAAAGATATTACTGAAAACGATAAATTAGTAAAAAGAATCGATGGAGAATTGGTTGAAACTAATATATCATCAATTGAAGTTATCGAAGATACTGTTGAGATTGTTACTATTGATGTAGAATCACATGATACCTATTTAATAAATGACTATGTAACACACAATAAAGGAGGAAACTCACATAGTGATTTATCAGCCCCATCAGCCCCAGCTAATTTAGCTTATACTGAAGTTAATGGTCAAAACCATAATATTACATGGGATGCTGTAAGTGGTATAACAGGATATAGATTACAAGTTGATAATAATTCAGATTTCTCATCACCTATAATTGATGAAGATGAATATACTTCAACTACATTAAATGTTGTAACTGCTTTAGGAAGTGGAACATTCTATGCCAGAGTAAGGTCAATTGACCATGGATTGAATGGAAACTACTCAGGTACCTTGACTATTAGTAGATAATTTTTATCGTTTTGAAAAAAACTATATATTTATATATACAAAGTAAAAGTTAACAAAATATTTTAAAAATGGCAAAAGAAATTAAGTTTACAGAAGAAGAAGTTGGAAAAATCAATTCATTAAGACAAGATGTTTCTAATCTATTTGTTCAATTAGGACAATTACAAGTTGAAAAACGAAGAAGAGTAGAAGAAATTGAAAATTTAGAAAATGAATTGTTAAATAAACATTCAGCTTTAGTACAAAATGAGAAAGATATGTTCTCAGAATTGAATGGAAAGTATGGAGATGGTAACTATGACCCATCATCAAACACATTCGTACCGGTTTCTGAAAATAAAGAAACTAAGTAAAAAATATATTTTCAATAAAGTTATTAATACTTATATAAGAGTATTCATATACAAAAAACATAACAAGGAGTAAATAAAATGGCAGAAAAAATTGTATCACCTGGTGTATTTACGAGAGAAAATGACCTTTCTTTCTTATCACAAGGGATTGGTGAAATTGGAGCAGCAATAATTGGACCTTTCCATAAAGGACCTGCTTTCGTACCAACCGTTGTTAATACACAATCAGAATTCGAAGAAATATTTGGTGTACCTAATGGAGATTACTATACAGGATATACCGTACAAAACTACCTAAGAGAAGCAGGAACAGTAACTATTGTTCGTGTTGGTCATCAAGGTGGTTATTCACAAGTTAAACCTTTAGGAATTGAAGTAAGTGGTTCTACCGCACAAGGTGGAAGAAGATTAATCGGTGTTTTAAACGCAACACATAGAGGTTCTCAAACTGTTGGATTTGCAACAGCTTCCAATATCATTGATTCACAACCATCAGCATCAGCTTTCCTTATTAGTGGTTCAGAAATAGGAACATCAGTATCCTCATCTGTACTACCAAGTGCAGGAAACGATATATCTGATGTATTTGGAGAATCTGCTAGAGGTTCTAAAAAAGCATATGCTCACAAGTACTTTGAAAAAGCGGCTGTTGACCATACATCGTATTTATCACAAAGTGGTTCTCAAGTAAAATCAATAGAATTGGCAACACAAGATTTCACACAAGATATTCAACATGCCTCAACTCCATGGATACAATCACAGTTGATTTCTGGTGAAAGACATAATTTAATTAAGTTCCATACTTTAGGTGATGGTACTAATTACAACAAAGAATACAAAATAGGTTTCTTTAATGTAAAAGCAGCTGGTTCTACTAACTCTACTGATTATTCAACATTCTCAGTTGTAGTAAGAGGATACTCTGATACACATAAAAGACCAATTATTCTTGAAACATGGAATAATGTAAACCTAGACCCTGCATCACCAAACTATATTAAGAAAAGAATTGGTGATATGAACGTTTCTATCGATTCAGTTGGTAAAATGAACATGAGTGGTGATTATCAAAATAACTCTAAATTTATTAGAGTAGAATGTTCTGATGAAGGTTCATTCCCAATAGTTGCTGCACCATTTGGACATGCAGCATACGTTAATCCAATTTATGTTGGTTCTAATGGAACAGAAGCTATGATACCATCAGTTATATTTTCAACTGGTTCGGGAGATAACAATGGTTCTAAGAATATACAATATAGTGGTATTGATTTAGAAACTGCAGTAGTAAAAATTGATAACAACAGTTACTTATCTCCAATACCTGCTTCGGCAACTAGTGGTGGTAATACTGCTTTCTCATTCGATGCAGCATTTACTGCAATCGTAGATGGTGTTGTTGCAACTAAAAACTTTGCATATACATTATCAACATCAGATACTGCAACAACTATTAATAAAAGACAATTTATCGTAGGATTCCAAAATGGATTCGATGGTAGTAACCCAACAATCAAAGAAGCTAAATATGGTGATTCTGATTGGGGTGCTGGAAACTCACAAGGATTTAACTTATCTACTTCAACTGCAAGTGGTTCAGTTTCTTATGTGAAGGCAATCAATTCAGTATCTAATCCAGATGATTTCGATATCAACTTAGTATCTGCACCTGGTGTTGTAAGAAGATTACACTCTTATGTATTTGATAAAGTAGTTGATATGGTAGAAGCTAGAGAAGATGCATTCTTTATCGGTGATATTACTGATGGAGGAGATACTATATCAGATGCTACATCACAGGCAAGTAATATAGATTCTAACTATGTAGGTTCTTACTACCCATGGGTTAAAACAATAGATTCAAGAACTAATAAACTAACAACTATACCACCATCAGTATTGATGCCAGGTATATATGCGGCCAACGATGCGGTTGCTGCTGAGTGGTTTGCACCAGCTGGTTTAAATAGAGGTGGTATCGTAGGTGCGGTATCTGTATTAAACAGATTAACACATTCAGAGAGAGATACACTATATGAAGGAAAAGTTAATCCAATTGCTCAGTTCCCAGGAGAAGGTATCGTAGCATTCGGACAAAAAACTTTACAAGATAAGGCATCTGCACTTGATAGAATCAACGTAAGAAGATTAATGATTAAAGTTAAGAAGTATATTGCTTCAACTTCAAGATACTTAGTATTCGAACAAAACACTTCTCAAACGAGAGGTAGATTCTTAAATACTGTGAATCCTTATTTAGAAGGAATACAACAAAGACAAGGATTGTATGCATTTAGAGTGGTGATGGATGAGAGTAATAACACACCAGATGTAATTGACAGAAATATATTGGCTGGACAGATTTTCTTACAACCAACAAAAACTGCTGAATTCATCGTGTTAGACTTCAACATCTTACCGACAGGGGCATCATTCTCGGCATAATTAATTAAAAATAAAAAAGAACTATATTTATAGTAGAATATAATTAGGAGAAAACAAAATGGCAGAAGTATTAGAATTTAACGATATGTTTTATACCAACTTCGAACCGAAGATGAAGAATAGATTCATCATGGAAATCGATGGTATCCCTTCATATCTTATAAAAACAGCAAACAGACCTTCAATTCAATTTGAAACTGTTACACTAGACCACATTAACGTTAAAAGAAAACTTAAAGGAAAAGGTGAATGGCAAGATGTAGAGATTACTCTATATGACCCTATCGTTCCTTCAGGAGCTCAAGCAGTAATGGAATGGGTAAGATTATCACATGAATCTTTAACAGGTAGAGATGGATATGCAGATTTCTATAAGAAAGATATCCAATGTTATATGTTAGGACCAGTTGGTGATAAAATTGAACAATGGACTATGAAAGGTGCATTTATCAACAATGCAGTGTTTAATGATTTAGATTGGTCAAATGCCTCTGACCCTGCTGAAATTACTTTAACACTATCTTATGATTACGCAGTTTTAGAATTCTAATACATATTCAACATATTTATAAAGGAAAAAGTTCTCTTAGTGAGAACTTTTTTTGTGCTTAATTTTTAAATTTCTAAATATTATATATTTATATACAAATAAATAAACTAACGTTATGGCAAAATTTGATTTCCCTACTGAAATAGTAGATTTACCTTCAGGTGGTAAAATGTACACCGAAGGACACCCGTTATCAAAGGGTACTGTTGAAATAAAGTATATGACCGCTAAAGAAGAGGATATACTTGCTTCACAAAATTTGATAAGGAAGGGGGTGGTTCTCGATAAACTCTTTGAATCTGTTGTAGTAGAAGAAGGTTTGGATATTGGTGATATATTCATCGGTGATAAAAATGCAATCCTTTTAGCAACTCGTATCTTAGGATATGGACCAGAATACAAAGCAGAAGTAATAGACCCTTCTAGTGGAGAACCACAAGAAGTACAAATAGACCTTTCTAAAATACAAATTAAAGAAGTAGATAGTTCTAAATTAAATGGTGATAATAGATATGACTTTGAATTACCAATTTCAAAGAAAAAGATTGTATTTAAATTATTAACTCATAAAGATGAGGGAGATATAAATGCAGAGATACAGGCAATACAAAGACTTCAGAAAAAAGGAAGTGAGCCTATTTCACAAGAAGTATCAACAAGATTAAGATATATGATTCAAGAGGTTGATGGTAATACCGATAGAGGTTTTATCAACAATTGGGTTAAAAACAATCTTTTAGCTCGTGATTCGAGAGCTTTGAGAAACTATGTAAGAGATATCTCACCTGATTTGGATTTGACATTCCATTTCACCTCTGACATAACAGGAGAAGAGGAGGCCCTAGATATCCCCTTTGGGGTTGGGTTTTTTTACCCTTCCGAGTAACTACTCGATACAACTACATAACCAAATTTGGGAAATGGTTAACTATGGTAATGGATTTACTTGGTCAGAAGTATATTCGATGCCAATTCATTGGAGAAACTTCTACTTTAAGAAATTAGTAGATGCCAAGAAAAAAGAAAAACAGGAACACGATAAGGCCACTAAACAAGGTGGTGCTAAAGGACCAAATGTAAGAGTGAGGAAATAATTCCTCACTTTTTTTTTACCCTATATTTATATTAGTATAAAACTATATAGGAGAAACTCATATGGCAAAAGAATTAAAAGAAGGATTATTTTCGGCTACAAAGAAATTCACAGATGCATTTTTCGATGGATTAAAAAAGAATGCAACTAATAGTGCAATTAAGGCTGCAAAGAAAAACAAAAAAGTACCACCAAAGGTAGTACAAAAAATGTCTCAAATAGAAAAAGCATCTAAAGAATTAGAAAAGATGTTAAAAGATTTACAATAGGACTTTTAATAGATGACTCAACAACAGCTAAATAATTTACTTAAAGAAGGTAATACACTTAAAAAAGAAGCCTTATCCCTCTTAGAACAAGAGACAAAGGGTAACGCCGCATTAGCAGCTGAGTTTAAAAAATCAAATAAAGAGTATAAAGATATTGTTTCTAAATTAAAAGAAATAAATGGTGAAATAACCGAAGCAAAGAAAAAACAATCAGATAGAATATCTACCTTAATGCAAGAGGAACAGAAACTAAAAGGTCTATCTGGTATTCAAGCATCATTTGTAGGATTAGAAAGAGATAGAATAAAATTGATGTCTAAATCTGATAGTATGAATTCAAGTACTAGAGATAAACTTAGTTCTATTCGTTCACTTAACGATGAATTACTAGGATTATCTGCAGAAGATGAAGTATCAAAAGCAGTAATAGAACAGAAGATTCAAGATATCATGAAAGGTATGAAAGGCCTTGGTGCTGATGCACAGGCTCAATTGGATATAGAAAAGGAAAAATTTGATAAAGCAAAAAATCTATCTAGTTTAACAGAAAAACAACAAGGTTTACTAAATAAACAAATGGCTGTATATGAAGGAATGAAGGATACTATTGGAGGAATCCTTGAAACTGCATCATTACTTTCAAAAACAGTAGGTGGAGTATTGGGTGGAGCTTTAATAGGAGCTGGATATGCAGCAGAGGCTATTGGTAAGAATGTTAGAGAGTTTGGTGGATTCTTGGGAATGGCCACAGTTCAAACAACTGCACTTGGTCTTGTATTTGATGATGCGGCGGCAGTATCAAAAACACTTGCAAATGAATTTGCGGGTGTAGAGGGAACTTCTTTTAGAACACAACTGAATACGAATCTAATGGCCGTTAACATGGGTATTAGTGGAGAATCAGCTGCAAAACTTACAGGTATTTTAGCAAGGTCTGGTAACTTAACCGCAAAACAGGCTCAAGATTTAGCACAACAGACAAAAGATTTTGCTAAACAACAAGGAGTTATACCATCACAGGCAATGGAAGATATTGCTCAGAATGCAGAATTATTTGCTTCATATGGTGCAATCGGCAACAAAAGAATTAGCTAAATCAGCAGTTCAAGCGGCAAAACTTGGTGTATCGATGAGTACACTTGGTAAAGTAACAGATGGGTTACTTGATTTTGAATCATCAATTACAAAAGAATTAGAACTATCAGCTATATTAGGTAGAAATATAAATCTAACGAGAGCAAGAGGACTTGCTTTCCAAGGAAAAATTGGAGCATCAGTTAAGGAAACAATAAAACAACTTGGTGGACAAGTTGCATTTGAAAAAATGAATGTTATTGAGAAACGAGCTGCTGCCTGAAGCATTAGGATTATCAGTAGAAGAACTTTCCAAAATGGCTAAAAACATGGATAAGTTAAATGATGATGGTACAATGCAATTATCAACATTTGAAACTTGGTCACAAAGTTTATCAGCATTTGCATCAGGACCACTTGGTAAATCATTAAAAGGATTAGGTGGATTTGCAATCGCTGCAGGACAAGCATCTCCTTTCTTAAAGGATATGGGTATAAACATGGGTGGTATGGTTAAAAACTCTGCAAAGGTACTTAAAAACCTAACAATGATGGCTGCTTCTGGTGTTTCAAAACTATTTGGAGGAGCTGGTGCTAAGTTAGGAGGATTGGCTTCATCTCTTGGAACTAAAATAAAAGATTCTCCAATTGGCCAAAAAACAGGTAATTTATTTGGTAAGTTAAAAGCTGGAGCAATGAAAGGTGTTGGAGATACTCCAAAAATAACCGATTCAGTTACACCAGATGCTGGTGGAAAAGCAGGTGGTGGTGTTAGTAAATTAACAGGAGCCATGAAAGGAATAAAAATGACCGATGTAGTTAAAGGTGCGGCAGCAATGGTTTTAATTGCAGGTTCACTCTTTATACTTGGAAAGGCATTACAAGAATTTTCTAATGTTGGATTAAAAGAAATAGGAATGGCAATAGGTGGTATGGTACTACTAACTGCGGCGATGTTTGGATTGGGGTTATTATTTAGTGGACCTCAAGCGGCAGTAATATTAACCGCCGCCGCTGGAATGTTCTTAATCGGTGCGGCCGTTGCGGCATTAGGATTTGGATTAAATCAATTAGCAAGTGGATTACAAACACTTACTGTAATTGGGCCACATCTAACTGGTCTAATATCGATGGTAGGTGGAATATTTATGTTATCTGCGGCATTTGCTGCATTAGCTGTTTCACTTGGATTATTGGGAGTTGCTGGTATTGCGGCGTTACCAACTCTATTAGGATTAGGAGTTGCTGGAGCAGGATTAGGAATGTTATTTAGTGCATTTGGTGGTGGAGGTGATAATAGTTCATCCGAAGTATCATCTGTTGAAAATGAATCACTAAGTATTATAAGTGAACAAATAACTGCTGGATTACAAGGAGTTGTATCGGCAATAGAAAAGAAAAGTTTTGATGTTTATATAGATGGAACTATTGTAACTGATTTAATAGGTAAAAAATCAGAAAGTAAAATGAGTAACTCTGCATACGGAGCTTCTAACACAGGATAATAATATATGCCAACATTAAAAGAAATATACGAAGGACAATCAAGTTGGATTTTTGGTACTAACTATACCTCTTTAAAATCTGATACAGAAACTCTTGTCGAACAAGAAACAAGTGGTATTAGAATCAAATCTGCAGTTGAAATAAACAATCCTTTAATATATGGTAATGAAGCAACTCGTATTGCAATAAGAAGTACCCCTACACTTGATAAGATGAAAGATTCTACTGGTGGTGAAGGAGGAGATGGTGGATTAATCGGAAAAGGTATAGCAGCATTAACAGGAGGAAGTTTAAACTCACTAAGTGATGTAAGAGATAAATTTAACTCAAAATTAGGAATACCTACTTCGGCTATTCCAACTTTTGTAGATAATCATGGTGATTTACAAAAAGGTGCAGAACCTGATACCATGATTACACTTGGAAAAATACGAAAAGATGCAGCAGGAACTGAACTTGGTAAGTTTTTAAAAAATAGTGGTGGTGGTAATTTTCAAACAATTGGTAGAAATTTATTAGGACAAGGTATTTCTTTAGTTAAGGATAAAGCAAGAGATGTTCTTTTAGGTAAATCACAATCTATTGGAGAAAATATATTAGGTGGTGGAACTAGTGAAGATTCTGCTTTTCCATATAGTTCACAACAATCATATTCAACTTCAATAAGAAATGCAAAAAATAATGAAGCTGACCCTAGTAAGATTCAATCACAAGGTACAGAAAAAGTATCTGAACTAACTAGTAAAACAAAAGAAGGTTTATTTAAGAAAAAAACAATAGGTGAAAGTATTTCTAATAGTAATAGTTCATTAGATAGTGATAGAGAATATCGTTCAGATGCTCCTTACACAAAATATGTAGAAACTTACCTAACAGAAGATAGTGAAGAAACTGATTTAGAAATACCATCTGCAGAAACAGAAGATGATTTAGCTAAAAAAACAGCAAAAAGTCAAGAAAAAAATAAAAAATTAGGAGAAGATACTACTCCAAATATAGAATACTCAAAAGAAAATAAATATTCAAGTATAGTTAGAGATGAGGCAACAGATGATGACCAAAGTGGGGAATTTACTAGAATAGATTTAACTACATTACCACAAAACTCAACAGATAGAGGAACATCATTTTTTAGATTACCTCAATATTCTAAAAATCCATATGATATAGATTTGAGATATCCCAAAAAAAGCTGGTTCTAATGAACCTAGTGCTAATATGGATTCTTTATATGGTATTACAAAAGGAAGTGATAAATTAAATTCAAATGGTATATCTGGTGAAGGTAATTCTAAAGAAGATTTAGAAAATTCTGATTTAATTCCATTTTGGATAAGACCATTGGGTGGTAATTCTGTACACTTCAGAGCTTCTTTAACTGGTATATCTGAAAATGTTACACCTTCTTGGAGTGGCAATAAATTTTATGGTAATCCATATAGTTTTTATACCTACCAAGGTGTTGAAAGAAATTGTACTTTTACATTACAACTGTTCTGTTATAATGAATTAGAATTGGCTGCAATGTGGGAAAAGATATCAATCGTAACTAAACAATGTTATCCAACAATAACAAGTGTAAAGGTGGATAGTAGAAAATATGTAACACCACCTATTATTCAGTTTAGATTAGGTAGTATGTATAATAATAAACAAGGGTTTATAGAATCATTAACATATAATATACCTGATAATGGAACTTGGGAAATTGCACAAAATGGACTTTATTTACCAAAACTTGTTGATGTTGCATTAACAATTAAGTTAATTGAATCTGCTGGTGATGAAAATGTACTTTATAATTATGGAAGAAGTGATGAAGCAACAAAATCTATAAACGAAAAAAGAAAAAGTAGTTTCGAATCAGACCCTCAAACAGGTGGTGGTACTGATAATATAGGTGGAGGAGCACAATCTAATACAGAATCAAGTCCTAGTGTTAATGTTAACAACGAAGGTATTCCACAAACTGAAGAAGAACAAGCAAAAAGTAATGATGGTATAAATAAAAAACCAAAATCATTATCACCTAAAGGTTCTTCAGAAACACCAAAAGAATCAGATAATGGAACATCAACTTTTAAAAGTGAACAATCACAAACTAGAACAGAATTAGAAAAAAAGAAAGAAAAACTAAAATCTAAGGGTGTAGATGATTGGGCAACTGAAAGAATTGCAGCATCTAATTTTGATGAAAATAGTGTAGAGAAAATTTCAAATATTGATGGTAATCCTTGTTTCTATTTTACTCAAATTGGTACTTTAAAAGGACAGGAAGTTAAAAAGGAGTTCGTTGTTTATCAAACAGATATTTTCAGTCCAACTATGGGTAGACAAATTATTGGTAAACAAGAATATAGAATTTGGGTAAAACAAAATGTAGATGACCCTATTGGAACTCAACAAGAAGTTTACAAAAAAGCAGTAGCTGAAGAAGATGCGAAATACGAAAAAGAAGAAACTCAAAGAAAAGCTAGAGAAGACAGAGAAAAGAAGAGAAATGAAACTAAAAAAGCAAATCGTGATGAGAATCTAAAAAAGATTAAAGAACGAGATGAAAAGAGAAAAGCTGATAAACAGACAAAATTAAAAGAATTAAAAGCAGGTATATAATAGATGGCAAATAGTAGATATACAAATAATAAAAGTAAAAAACTGAAAGATGGTAGAGAGGTATATAAATCTAAAATATACCCTACTATACCTTTACAAGATAGTGACCTATATATTGTAACTCAAACAGGAGATAGGATAGATACACTTGCATATCAGTTTCTTGGTGATTCATCTTTGTGGTGGATAATTGCATCTGCAAATAAAATACATGATTCTTCACTTGCTTTTGAAGATGGTACTATTCTTAGAATACCAAAAGATTTTAGAAAAATTATAAACGATTTTAATAAATAAAAATATGTTATTTCCATTATTAGCAAATATAGAAGATGCAGTAGCAAGTAAAATGAGTTCCAGAGCTGGAAAAAATGATGTAGCTAGTAAATTGACATCATGGATTCGTGTAGCTTCTGCTGCAAATGATGAAGGATTTGTTATGGAATCACTTCCACCATCGGATTCATTTAATGACAGATATGGATTTAATAAAAATAATGATAGCGGAAGGATAGGACAAACATTTGCTGGTAAATCAATATCAGTAGATGTAACTGATAGAAAAGGAAGACCTTCACCTATAATTGAGGGATTAACAATAGAATTTGGAGCAGGGGGTTTAACAAAAAAGGCAAAATTTAATATTAAATGTTTTACATTAAATCAAGCAGATAAACTTTCAGAATATTTTATTGAACCAGGATATACTGTTTTAGTAGAGTGGGGATGGAATACTGATGCATCAGTTAATCAGAAAATTGATTTAAGCCCTTGTAATATGGCCAAGTTTAATTCGTTTCAACATAATAAGCAAAAAATAGTTGATTCTAATTATGAATATGGTGGATTTTTAGGATTCATAACACAAGGTGGACTTACTTATGAAGAGGGAGAAATTTATAATCTATCAGTTGAATTAACTACTATTGGTGAGATACCAGCATATATTCAATCAAATAAAGGAGCAGTTGGGGGTAAAGTTGATGGAAAAAGTGGAAAAAGTTTTAAAGAAACAACAATAGAAAATGAAAGTGAAGATGGGCTTGTTGGAAGAGCTCTTTTTATGCAGATGTATAATAGGTTACCACAACAAAAACAAATTGAACCAATAAAGGTATTATTTGAAAGTGGGACAGATTCACGAGGTAATCCATGGTCGGATGATGGTAACTTTATCAATATGGATGATGAAATTAGAAAATCATTAATAGAAGATTTAACTGATACTGATGTTGAAACTAATGAAGATGATTCTAGTGCAAAGATACCTGAAGGAATTCCTCTTGTAGCTAATCATTCATATATTAGATTAGAACTTGCATTTAAAATATTATCTACATATCAAACAAATATGAAACCCAAACAAGTTAAGAATTGTGAGGTTAAATCATATTCTTATGAAATATGTATTGATTATACATTATGTAGAGCACATAAATTTATGTTTTCTATTGATGGTGGTAAATTACTCATTCCAAATACAAATACTCCTGAATTTAATTTAGTAAGTTCATTAACATCAAGTGAACCAATTGACAGTTACTTTAATGCTAGTGGAACTCCAAAGAAAACAGCAAACTTAAATCAATGGAGAAATTCCATATTTGCTGGGGGGATTACTAATGCAGAAGATTATGCATTTCCACAAATAAAACCTTTAAATGAATATAAATGGCCAGATGGTGTGATAACACAAGAATTTGAAGCACATACTTATGGATATTTAAAAGATTTATTTATAAATTTTGAATTCTTTCTTGAGGTACTTGGAAGAACAAATTATGTTAATAAAGATTTATATTACGAAATATTAAATGGATTATCAAATGGTGTAAGTGGATTTTGGCAATTTGAAATAAATGAAGTTCCTGATTCAAGAGATGATAATAAAGGTAATTTTCATTTAGCAGTACATGATTTAACTTTATGTAAACCAGATGCAACAATTTTTGATAAATGTGCAAAATTTGATTCATCAGGCCCAAATACTCCATTTTTACAATCAAATTTTGATTTATCAATACCAGCTGCAATGCAGAATATGATAACAGGTCAACGAAGTGCGGCGGAGGTAAATACTCAAGAATCGGGTGATACTGATGTTACTGTGGCCAATTCTGCCTTATTTGCTAAAAAACCAGATAGAGTATTAGCTATATTAGATTCATTTCAAATCGAAGAAAAGAAAGAAGCTGATGATGATGGTGGTGAGGTTGATGAAGATTCTGAAGATGAAATTAGAAAAGCAAACTATGAACTATTTATGTCAAAGGGTACTGTTCTACCTAGTGTTAAAGGAAGAGATGATGATTACGATGCAGCAGAAGGTGCTTGGTACAATGTCTTTAACAATGCAAATGCATCAATAGAAGATATACTTTTTGTAGGAGCATGGAATGATTCACTTGCATTAAGAAGGTTGTTTTTAGGAAAATCTGATAATAAATCATCAACTAATGTTCTTGTACCAATAAAATTTAGTTTTACAACACTTGGTATTACTGGAATAGTAACAGGACAGTTATTTAGAATTAATGATATACCAAAAAGATATGCTAAAAATGCTTTTCAAGTAACAAAAGTAGGACATGAATTAACTGATGGTCTATGGAGAACAACCGTAGAAGGTACAATGAGGAACTTTGGATAATGAGTAATATGATAGATAAATATGATAACCTAACTGGTTTTAAACAAAAATTTTCTAAGTTAGATGTAAAGACTCATTTTCCTAAATTAAATGAAAGTGATTATAATCGAGGATTTATTACTAGATATTTTGTACAAAAATCGAATGATACAAATTCACCCATATATGAAATATCTTCATCATCATTTTCAAGTTATAATAATAATCCATTTTTTATAGCATCTTCAGTTAGATGGAGAATAGTTGGACCTAAAGAAACAGTATATGATGAAGATGGGAGTATTGTTAATAAATCTGTCTCTGAATCAAATAGAATATCTATAAATTTACAATCTAAAAAAATTCCCAACCTAAAATTATATTTACCAAATTTATTACAATTTTACAAAAGTTAATATATATAGATATACAACTAAATTAGGTTACATGAATTATCTTACAGAAGAAGAAAAACAACAATTACTTTTTGATTGGAGATACAAAGGATTTTCTACAATAGAATTACTTAGTGAAGAGGAATGTGATGAATTGAATGAAGAATTAGAAAAACTTCGTAAGCAAAGACAAGAAACAACAAAAGAAGATGGTAGTGAATGGGGAGAATATGACCCATTTATGTATCCACACAAATTATCAGAAAAATTTGAAAAAATATTTTCTCATCCTAAAATTATAGAAGCAACAGAATTTTTACTAAATGGTAAAATAAATGGAACACAAACTTGGTGTTACTTTAAACCACCAGGTCAATTAGGTAGAGATATGCATCAAAATGCATTTTATACAGGATGTAAACATAATGAATATTTAAACATTACTGTTGCACTAGATAATCACGATAAAGAAAATGGTGCAGTATGGAACTATGAAGGTACACATAGATTAGGTTTATTACCAATTGAAATAGATGAAGAAAGGGTAAAAACAAATCCTAAAAATTGGTCTAATGAAAGAGGTAAACCTTGTGTAATGCCTGAAGGACATAATTTCAAAAAAGTAGAAGGTACTACTAAAAAGGGTAATGTAGTTTTATTACATTCACATACAATACATGGTTCAGAACCAAATTACTCAAATAGATTTAGAAGAAGTTTTTTAGCAGGATATTCGTTAAAAGGAATTGAATTTAAAAAGGGTGGACATATGAAGAGAGAACCTATTGATATTTATTCATTACAAAACAAATATTGGTAATTTTGACATTACAAGATAGATTAAAATACGAAAAGAATTTTATTGAAACTAATCCAATATTATGTTCACCATCTGAAAGTGAAATTAATAAAAGTGGTTTATTAGATAAATTTATAGAAAGATATGATAAATTTAGTATAGTAATATACAATGAAGTTTTTAAAAATACCAATGCATTATACCAAATTTGTGATATTATAGATGAGAGTAAAAAGGAGGTGTTAATATCATCATCAACAACCACCGAAAACTATCTTTTCATGCATCCACTTTCTAATTTATATTTTTGGCAAGGTAGTAAACATAAAAGTAAAATTAATTGGGATTCTGAAAATATTAACTGGTTTGATAAATCTCTATATACTAATTTTAGTAAATCTGTAAAGGGGATTATATCTGTAAGAAAATCCAATGAGATAAGAACTAGAATTTTTAGTAAAATAAAAGAATTTGAAGGTGTATGTAGATATGCAAATTGGGTTCAGAGTGAAATGGAAGAGACAGAAGAGGTATTACAGTTAGTAAATAACTTTCCAACTATAACTGAACTAATATCGGAGTATTTAAAATCATATGTATCTTTCGTGGTGGAAACGTATCAAGAATCTGAAATACAAAACCAACTATCAGATAAAACATTATTTGCATTTCTTACAAAAACTATGCCTATTGTATATGGGGGTAAAAACTATATCAAAGAATTAAAGAAAATGGGTTTTTATGTTTGGAATGATGAATTTGGATATGGTGATGGTGATAATTATCACTCTTCTTTACCTATAAAAATAAATAAATTTTCTAATTGTATTGATTATTATAATAGATACTCAATAGATGATATTTCACTACTTTATGATTTAAATAAAGAAAAAATAGAAAAAAACTTCGAAATAGCAAAAATAGTGTTAGAAAATAGAGATTGGTGGGAAACTAATATAAAAGAAGCAGAAAATTTCTTATAAAAAGCTTGGATATATCATTTATTTTTCGTATATTTACTATGTAAATAATTAATAACAGTTAAAACTTAAATAAATGAATTACTTAGTACATCCTCAACATATCGTATCAAGAGCCCTTGGTATCGATTCTTTCACAAAAATGATTAATGACGAACAAGTTCAATTCTCTGAATTGGTTCATACCTCAGTTGAAATAGCTGAAGAATGGACTAACGATTGGGATGAAGACCAAGGATTTGGTTCTTCCGATGGAACTTATCTTCTAAAAGATTTTATAGATACTATCATATCATCTTATACTAAGGGATATAAAACAGTATTTAATCCTTCATTAAACATAATTAAACTTTAAAAACATGAAAATAATAAAAGAAGTATATTCAGATGTTTTGAATAAAGATATTCAAATTACAAAACCCTGGTCAAAAGAAATGTATGACCATAATGATAAGGTTGCTGATATAATGAAAAAAGAAATTACATTTCAAATCAATTTGGCAGAAGAACTAGATGATTTCGATACCCTAAACGAACTAATGGTTCTTTGTGGTGGTATTAAGTATGGAGATAGTTACACACTTGGTGAATTATGGGAAGATTGTTTAACAGAAGTAGAACGAGTAGAAAACTATTGGTTAAATGAGGAATGGGATTATGCTGTTGAAAAAGGGTATGTAAAAAAAATAAATGAAAAATTTCTTGGATATTAAAAATAAATTTCGTATATTTGTACCATTATGAATAAAACAGATTTAACACAACTAGATGGAATGTATTATGTAGGACACTTAATCGATATCGATGGAAGTGGTTATGTAGATGAAGAAACTGCAGAACTAATCCTATTAGAACATAATGCAGGAGTTACTGAATGATTATAGTAGAAACTAATAAAGAGAAAGACCAATTTCTCGAATATTGGAATAACGAAGAATCTAAGATTATTCCGATTTGGGAAGATTTGGAAAGACATCCTATGAATAATGGGTTGTCATTTTTGTATGTCCGATTCTCAAACTTAGATTTTATACTTCCATTTAATCATAATGATTGTGAAAAGTTAGAAATAGATTTATCAACCTCGAATCAAACAAAGTGGATTTGGAACAAAAAGGGTTTCTTACAAACCGATATTAAGGTAAATAACCTAAAAGATGTGCAAACTTCTTTATTCTTTGAGAAATTCCAATTATATGATATAGAATCGAAATTAGAGGGTTTAACGAACTTTTACTATCGTTTGGGTATAAGAGATGGTTTGGGGTCAAGTATCCCTATAATGAAGTGGGGTGAAGTACTACAAGGTATTATTGGTGAATGGGATACAAAAGATACAAACCAATGGGTTGATGATACGATGATTCCTATCCTTTCAGATATCGAGAGAAAAGGCATACAAGTCGATAGGGAAAAATTTTTTGATAGATGGCCAACTCACCAAAAGTCATTACTTTTAGATAATACGTTCACCGAATACAATCCATACACCATAACTTCAAGACCTTCCAATAGACATTTAGGTATCAATTATGGTGCACTTAACAAGAAAGATGGTAGTAGAGATGTATTTATTCCACAAAAAGGGAAACTCTTCTTACAATTCGATTACGATGCATATCATGTCCGAATTATTGGTAAGTTGATTAAATATAAACTACCCGATACATCGGTTCACCAATGGTTGGCAGACCAATATGGTTGTGATTATGGGGAATCCAAAGGAAGAACGTTTAGAATCTTATATGGGGGAGTATCCGATGAAGATAGAAAAATACCATTCTTTGATAAAGTAGATAAGTTTATTTCCAAGATGCAAAATGAAGCAGTGAGGAATGGTTATCTACAAACTCCAAAAGGAAGAAAAATACCTTTAGAGTGGATTGAAAAACCCAATTCTCAAAAGTTCTTTAATTATATTCTTCAAGCGACTGAAACTGAGTTCAACATTGAGGTACTGAGTAAACTTAAGAAGTTACAACTTCCTCTTCCTATATTATACACTTATGATTCGTTTTTATTTGAATTTGATGATTCTGAGGTTGAAACTATTAAATTAGTTAAATCCGTTCTCGAAAGTTATGGATTTCCTGTCAAAGCAGATTGGGGTAGTGATTATGCCAAAGTTTAATATTTTATATATTGAACTAACATTTAAATAATATTATGAAATTATTAAAATTAATCTGCCTTTCATTCCTCTTAGTGCGGATGTTGGCGAACAAATCGTTGCTCAAGACTAAGAGAAGAAGTTATGTATGAAACGTGTATTTAAAGTATGGTACAGTGAAGTAAAGAACAACCAAGTAAACTCATTTATACCCTACAACAGAGAAAAAAATGTGATAGAGGTAACATGAATTTTATAAAGAATGTGTATCATACTTCTGACAAACATGATTATTATGCAACATTATGGGATAAAGGACATCTTGCTCCAGCTGCAACATATTCGGATTCTAACAACAATCTATACGACATTTTCGTTTTTAAATGTACTTTACAAGACCAATATTTAAATAGAGGTGCAGTGGAGATTATTAGAACAAAAGAAAGAGTTTGGGATGATACTGAACAAATTAAGAATTATAGTTGAACTAATTTGGGAAGATGGATATGAAATTCTACCATCAGGTGGACATATTCCAACTCATATGAGTAAAACAATTTACTTTGAAGAAGATGGAACTTGTAGAAAGTTTGTATTTCCAAATTCTTCACCAACACAAGGTTGGGAAGAATATGAGGTAGAGTGTACTAATTAATATTTATACTAAAGAGGAGATTTAATTATGGCTTTCAACTTTCCTGATGGAGCATCAAGTGGACAAACCCATACTGCAAGTAATGGTACGGTTTATCGTTATAATGGAACAACATGGATAGTTGATTCTGCGGCTACTACGACAACTTTTGATTCAAAATATTTAAACACAACAGGTGATGGTGTAGTAAGTGGTTCTGTACTAAGAAATTTAGATGGAACTGGTGTATTAAGTGGTTCAATCGTATCTCAATTACCAAATGGAGTAATTAGTGGTTCAACTCAAATCACAGATGGTAGTGGAATACTTTCAGGTTCAGTTGCGGCACAATTACCAAGTGGTACTATTAGTGGTTCAACTCAGATAGCAAGTTTAGGATATGTGAGTTCATCAACAGTAGATACGATACAAGTGATGACAACTGCTTCTTATCAAGCAATTACACCAGTTAGTGGTACTTTATATATCATACAAGGATAATAATGGATAGAAGAATTAATACTGCACAAGGCATTAATTTTAATAATGTTTCGGTGGATGGTGTTTATTATAATAACGAACACATCTGGCCAACAGGTAGTGCTTCAACTCCTTGGTCACCAAGTTCAGATATAACAACAGCATTGTGGTTAGATGCATCAGATACAACAAGTTATACATTAAGTGGAACAACTCTTAATACTGTAACTGATAAAGCAGGTAACTTTAGTGTTACTATTGATAGTACACCAACACGAGTATCAAATGATTTAAATAGTTTGAATGTTTGGGATTTTAATGGAAGTGAAAGTTTAATAACGAATTCAGGTCCATGGGCAAGTAGTGGTAATCATTGGGCTATTGGTGTATTTGAATGGCATAATATTGATAGTACAAAAGATTCATTTTGGAGTGCAGATGGTACAAGAACTTATGCACTAAGTGCTCGTGGTTCAAATAGTTGGCTTGGTGAAATAGATTATGATGGTTCAAATACTATCGTTAGTGGTGTTGCTAAAAATGATTTTACAGTAAGTATATCATCAAATACTTGGACACTCGTATCACTTGTATTCAATAAAACAGGTAACCAAATATTTGGTAGATTAAATGGTACACTTAGAACATCTACTCATTCTTATAGTAATTCTATGACTTCAAATGTATCAGATGTTAGAATGATGAGAAATCGTACAGGTAAAAAATTAAATGGTAGAATGGCAGAGTATTTCCATGTAGCAGGAGTTCCTGGTAGTGGTGGTACAAATATAGATGATGTTATAAAAGCAGAAGGATATCTTGCACATAAATGGGGATTAACAAGTTCTCTACCAAGTTCACATCCTTACAAAACATCAGCACCTTAATATTTATAGTATAGTATGGATTATAAAAAAGTAATAGATAAGTTAGTAAGAGAACTCTCATATAGGGTAGGTATCCCTAATGTAGAAAATAAAGAACATCAATCAATCATGTCTGAAATCCTTTCAGAGTGGGGTGAGTATGATATAAAACAAACTATCTTTGAATTTCTTACTGAAGACCCAAGAAAATTTAAAAATCCAATTCTTAATAGAACCGTTAAGTATAAAGATAAAAATGGTAATGAGAAAGAAGGTATTGTTGGAAATCTATTAACTTCACCAAAAGATTCACCAGGTAGAATAGCTGCAGAAAAAATGTTACCAAAAGATGGTACACCTGAAAGAGATGCAATAAATAAAGAAGTTGGTTCTCAAGGAACTGAGAAAAAAATTGATTCCCCAAAAGGAAATTCAGATGATACTACCGATGATACTCAACCCACACAAGGTAGTGCATTGAAACCTGGTAGTGATTATGCAAAGAAATCTAAAGAACTTGAAGATAGGGTAAAGAAATCTAAAGAAGATAAATCAAGTAGTGATTCTGAAGAAAAACCAGATACATCTACTTTTGAAGTTGGTAGTAAAAGAAGTACTGAAAAGATAATAAAAGTAAATGAAAAGTTATCTGATAACTTAAAATTTATTGAAGAAAATTACGATAAAGTTAGATTGAAAACTGGTGGAGGTTCAAACTCACCATCAGTACAAGATGTTAAGGATTTGAAAGAATTTACTGAAAAACGAATGGTTCAAGATAGAAGAAGAAAAGAGGCACTTGAAAAAGGTGAGGAATTCAATGAAGAACCATATGTACATCCATCTATCATTCAGAGAAATGTTACTGATGATGAAGTTGATACTGCAATGGATTATTTCGAAGAAAAGTTAGAACCATCTGATTTTGGTAAATTGTTAAAAAAATTCTCTGCAGGAGGAGAGCAGTACCAAGACACTTAACGAAAGTTACTAAACTTAAAAAAGGTGAGGATGGGTATCCAGGTATTGATAAAAACTCACCAGGATATATAAGAGCAAAAAAGATTCTAAAATTATATTTGAAAAATGATTGTAAAAGTCCTGTAACAGGTAAACCATTACCTCTAAGTCATATGGAACCAGACCATAGATTACCATTTACAACTGCAGAATCTGATATTGTAGAATCAGGTAAGTACGAAGGATTATCTCTTAAGGCTAAAAAACCAGCTGATGGAAATTCATTACAAGAGATAATGAAGAAGAGAAAAGATGAACTAAGTGAAAGAGAACAAAATATTGTAAAGGATTTAGAACCATTACAAGCTAAGTATGATGACCCTGATACTAATATGGATTTAATGGCAGGTCCTGTAAATCAATTCAAGAGTGATTTGATAGATAATGATTTATTAAATTCAATTAGAAGAAAGTTAGCAGAGAATCCTGAGGAAAAGAAATTACAGAATGAGTATAAAACCTTAAGAAAAAAATTAATTAGAGAACATCATGCTGATAAAGTTAGTAGAGGAGATAATCCACCATATAACGAATATGGTATCAGAAATGCGGATAGTACTGAAACTAATGCAATGATGAAAGCTCATAATTTTTATCATCCTGATGCCAAAACAATTACTGAATTAGAAGGAGGAGACCCATCAAAGGGAATTCCAGCAGACCCACAGTATTATGATAAAGTAAAGGCATTTTGGAAAGAAAAGGGAGTAGAGTTACCTGAGAATAAGGAAGATATTGATTTCAAACAAGAACCTTTCAATAAAACTTTAACTGTATATGTACAAGCTGGTAGAAGTAGGGGTGGTGCAAAAAGAAGAAGTAAAGGACAAGACCACGAATATCTCATTGAAGAGTTTAAGAAATTTGGTTACTTTGGTAGTTCATTGGAAGATGATAAAAATCAAGAAGAAGTGATTGATGAAGCAAGAAAAGAAATGAACAAACAATTAGATACTAAAAGAATTGAAATATTAAAGGTTCAACTAGCAGACCCAAATATACAAGGTAAGAAAAGAGAAAATAGACAAAAAGAGTTGAATAACTTAGTAGCTATTTATGGGGAAAATTAATATTATAACCCCTCTTATATAACTCTAATCAGATGTACATTACCTTTTGTTAATATTTTAACATTTTCCATTTAATTTTTAATATTTATATGTGTTAAATCAACTAATCGATTTAAACAGGTAGTTATGCAAACACAGTTATTATGTACTTTCACAACAAAGGAAAAACTCCAAGAATCTTTACAACTAATTAGGGAGACATATCATATTGTCTATAACTATATTTACGTTCTTCAAAATAAAGGAAACTTAGATGAATTATTTATTACATATAATATAGATACATCATTTAAACCAGATAGACCTTTAGATGATACTATTTTAGTACATCGTAAAAAACAATCTAATACTCTTTATACAATTAATGCACTTAACGAATTAGTTAAGGAAGAAAATGGTGGTGTATTGGATAAAAAGTTTGCAATAGATTGGAATAAATTCAAAAATTCAATCATCGTTACCAATGTAGAAGGAACTAAGAAAATTTCTACACGAATCTTCGAGGTAATCGAATTTAACAAAAAATAATTCACTTTTTGCTTGGATAGTTCAAATATTTTTCGTATATTTACATAGTAAATAAGAAAGATATGTTGAAAGATAAAGTATTAAAAATAATCGATGAAGTGTTTCCAAAGATAGAGAAACACTATGGATTCTCTAAATTCCAAGAATGTACTCCATATGTTGAACTTCACAAAAACATCTACGAAAAATATAGTGGTGAAGAAGGTGCTCAAGGTGAGGAAGATAAATGTCACGCTGAGTATTGTTCAATGATGAACGAAATCACAGTTTACTATCCACAGATGAAATCTAAGAAAATGGTTATTCAAACTCTTATCCACGAATACATTCACTACTTACAATCACCATCTTGGTTTAAAAGATATTACAATATGGGATATGATTATGTAACTCACCCATATGAGATTGAAGGCTATTAGTTACGAAAAAGATTATAAATTATTCATATAATAAAAAAAAAATTAAAAAAGACTTGGAAGTTTGAAAAAACTTTCGTATATTTGTATAACAAAATTAAAATTTAAATAAATGGCAGGAAAAAAAGTATTAAGTACTAAAAGTAAAAAACACAGTTTTAATCCAATTAAGGTAGAACCCCAATATGATGAGGTTTTACAATATGATAACCCAAAGGTTGTAGAAGAAATGGAAAAACAATGGCCTGAAATGACGGCAGAGTTTAAAAGAATTATGTTTACACAATATGAATTATTTTGTTTAAAACAATCTAACTATGGACCAGATAATATTTCTGTTGGTAGTAATTTAGAAACTGAAGATGAAAAGAAAGTATCTCTTACAGGTCTTTGGTTTAGAATGAATGATAAGATTCAAAGATTAAAACAATTAGTTGTATTAGGTAAACAAGATAATATAGGTGAATCATGTGAAGATACCTTCCAAGATTTATCAGTATATGGTATCATTGCTCAGTTGGTTTCAAGTGGGAAATGGGCTAAGTAAATTGTTAATAAGTAATTATAAAAATTCGGTGTTTTTTATGATTTCTTTATATTTATATATACACCGAGTGTTAATAAGTTTAGCACTCAAAACTTAAACTTAAAAAATAAATTAATTAAAACTAAAAGGTAAAAATCATGGCTTTAGACATTAACGCAATCAGAGGTAGACTGAACAAACTACAAAACACACAAAGGAAATCAGACTCATTATGGAAACCAACACCTGGTAAGCACCAAGTGAGAATCGTTCCTTACCAATTCGAAAAAGATAATCCATTCATCGAATTGTACTTTCACTATAACATTAACAACAAAACTTATTTATCACCACAATCATTTGGTAGACCAGACCCTATTGTAGAGTTTGCGGATAAACTAAAAAGAATGGGAGATAAAGAAGATTGGAAAGCAGCCAAGGCTATGGAGCCTAAGTTGAGAACTTTTGTTCCTGTTATCGTAAGAGGAGAAGAAGGTGAAGGAGTTAGATTTTGGGGATTCGGTAAAACTGTATATCAAGAAATCTTAGGTTACATTGCTGACCCTGATTATGGAGATATTACAGACCCAACAAGTGGTAGAGATTTAACAATCGAGTACAAATCAGCAGAAGAAGCTGGAACTACTTATCCAACTACTACTATTAGAGTTAAACCAAATGCATCAGCTCTTACTGAGGATGAAGCTAAAGTAACTCAATTTTTAGAATCACAAACTGAAATTACAGATTTATATTCTGAATTATCTTATGATGAATTAAAATCAGTATTAGAAGGTTGGTTAAACCCAAGTGGAGAAGGTGAGAAAGAAACTGTATCTCAATCTACCTTATCACAAAGTAAACCGGTTGCACAACCTGCACCAACTACAACAACAGAATCTTCATCGAAGAAAACTGATGATGTAGCGGCTGCATTTGATGATTTATTTAACAACTAAAAACCAATTTAATGGCGAAAAAGAAAGCAAAAGAGCTTGACTTGGCAGATATTCTGGCGGGTGAACTTAACAAACAATCGAAAGATTCCAAAGTAGCATTTTTTCTTAATGATGATGAAGCTCCTACAAATGTAGATGGGTGGATATCGACTGGATGTGCAATGTTGGATGTGGCTGTCTCAAATCGTCCTTATGGTGGTTTACCTGTTGGTAGAATAACTGAAATCACAGGATTAGAACAATCAGGAAAATCATTAGTATCAGCACACCTCCTTGCGGAAACACAGAAACAAGGTGGTGTTGCTGTTCTTATTGATACAGAAACTGCAGTAAGTAGAGAATTTTTAGAAGGCAATCGGTGTTGACGTTTCTAAACTTCTTTATGTTACAGCTGATTCGGTTGAACAAATCTTTGATTTCACAGAAACTATCATTGAGAAAGTTAGAGAAACTTCCAAAGATAAGATAGTAACAATAGTAGTAGATTCAGTTGCGGCTGCTTCTACAACTAATGAATTAGCGGCAGATTACAAGAAAGATGGATATGCTACTGATAAAGCTATTATTATCTCGAAGGCAATGAGAAAGATTACCAATATGATTGGTAGACAGAAAATCTCATTGGTATTTACTAACCAATTAAGACAGAAGATGAATGCTATGTTCGGTGACCCTTGGACTACAAGTGGTGGAAAAGCTTTGGCTTTCCATGCATCTGTAAGATTAAGGTTAAAGAATATGGGACAAATCAAGATGAAGGTAAATGGTAAGGATAAGACAGTTGGTATGAAAGTACGTTGTCAAGTTGTAAAAAACAGAATGGGCCCACCTCTAAGGGCAGCTGATTTTGAAATTTTCTTCGATAGAGGTATTGATAACTATGGTTCATGGTTATCTGTAATGAAAGAAAATAAACTAGTAAAACAAGCTGGTGCATGGTATGCATATGTTGATACTGAAACAGGTGAAGAATTCAAATTTCAATCAAAAGATTTTATTCCTTTGATGGGTGAGAATGAAGAACTTAGAGAACAAATTTATAAAAAGATATGTGAAGAAACAATCTTACAATATAAAGGAGATACTCTCGATATTGATAATATGGAAATAGATACCAAAGGTGCTGGTATAAACGAGTAAAACTATGGATGCAAAATTATATGAAATGTTAATGAGTAGTGCCAAAGCTGATAAAGCAAAGGCTCTACTTTCATTAGAACTATTGGGTTCAAAAGCAGTTGGTATTGGTGACCATTCTACTGAAGATTTCTACAAAAATGCAGAGGAAGCTCTGATTAAGTTAGTAGATGCAGATGATAGAATAGGAACATTACAAACTTACTTTGACGGAAAAACTGTATTATAATGAAAGAACTTTACAAGAACATATTAGATTCGGTTGAGACCGATAGAGAAAATAATATCAATAGACACAAGAATTCTCGTGTATTAATTATTGATGGGTTAAATACATTTATCAGATGTTGGTCATCTATCCCCACTATGAATGAGGATGGAGACCATATTGGTGGTGTAACAGGAGCCCTAAAATCTATTGGATATGCAATTAGGCAAACTCAACCATCTCGTGTTGTTGTAGTTTTTGATGGACAGGGTGGTTCTAAAAGAAGAAAAAAAGTATTTAGTGGTTATAAAGCACAAAGAGATAAAAACAAACTCAGAGTTAACAGACAGTACGCTGATTTGATGAACGATGAGGATGAAAGAGAATCTATGAAAAGACAATTCGTTTGGTTAAACGAAATGTTAGATGGATTACCTCTTACAACTATGATATACGATGGTGTTGAAGCCGATGATATCATGGCTTATATAACCACAAATATTTTAAAAGAAGATGAACAAGCGGTGATAATGTCAACTGATAAGGATTTCCTTCAATTAGTTAATGATACTACAATTGTTTGGTCACCTACTAAAAAGAAAATGTATAATACAAAAATGGTAAAAGAAGAATATGGAATAGAATCTAAAAATCTTTTATTATACAGAGTATTAGATGGGGATAAATCAGATAACATACCTGGTGTATATGGGTGTGGAATTAAAACCCTAGTAAAAAGATTTCCTGAAATTACCGAAGAAAAGAAATTATCAGTAGATGATTTATTAGAATTAGCTGAGGTAAAAGTAGAGGAAACAAAAGGAAAAATAAAAATATACAAAGATATACTTAAATCTAAAAGACAAATCTTACTTAATGAAGATTTAATGCAGTTAGATGATGTTGATATTTCGGGCCAAATTAAAATGAAAACTTTAGATAGGTTTAACGAACCAATTAAACCATTAAATAAAATGGATTTTATGAAAATATTACTAAAATATAAATCATTGGGTAGTTTTGGTGATATAAATGATTGGTTAAAAATAACATTTGGAAATTTAATTACTGATTAATTTGGATATTAAAAATAAATTTCGTATATTTGTATAAGTTTTAAAAAAGAGTCAATGCAAGAACAAAAAGTAGATACATTATCAAAATATGGACAATCATTTCAATCGAAGGTTGTATCATCACTTTTGGTTGATGGCAAGTTCTTAGATACTATTTCAGAAATAACCACTCAAAAGTTCTTTGAGAACGATGCAAACAAGTGGATTGTTTCAGAAATACTTCAGTATCATTCAGAATATAAAAAACCTCCTACACTCGATGTATTCAAATCACAATTATCAAAAGTAGATAACGAAGTTTTAAAGAAAACTGTTGTTGAACAACTAAGACACGTTTTTACTAATATTGGTAATGTAGATTTAGATTATATAAAGGATGAGTTTAAGAATTTCTGTATTAATCAAAATTTAAAAGGAGTAATCTTACAATCAGGTAGATTTATTACAAGCTGGTTCGTATGATAGAATAAAAGATTTAGTAGATTCGGCTATGAAGGTTGGTAATGAAACCAACTTAGGTATGGATTATATAGAGGACTTTGATTTAAGAGCCGAAGAACTAAATAGAACAACAGTTCCAACTAAATGGGAGCCAATTAATGCACTGATGGATGGTGGATTAGGACCTGGTGAACTTGGAGTAGTTGTAGCACCTTCGGGTGTAGGAAAAACATGGATTCTCACCGCAATCGGTGCAGAAGCTGTTCGGAAAGGTTTGAGTGTAGTACATTACACAATGGAATTATCAGAGCACTACGTTGGTGCTAGATATGATACTGTGTTTACACAAATACCTTCCACAGAATTGAAGGAAAAGAAAGAAGAAGTTAAAGCAAAAATTACAAATCTTAATGGGAAATTATTGATAAAATATTTTCCTCCAAAGGGTGTTACAGTAAAAAAGTTACAGCAACATATTGAGAAAATGGTTACGTTAGATAACAAACCCGATGTTATCATTGTAGATTATGCCGACCTTCTACTCTCCCATTCGAATAAGTCAGACTCTACTTATGCGGAACAAGGAGGGGTTTATATTGACCTTCGTGGAATGAGTGGTGAATTGGAAATACCAATTTGGACTGCATCTCAGACCAACCGTTCAGCAATTGATTCCGAAGTTATTGAGGCAGATAAGATTGCAGATTCTTATGCAAAAGTAATGAACGCCGATTTCATTATGAGTTGGAGTAGAAAATCAAAAGATAAACTTAATGATACTGCAAGAGCTCACATTATGAAAAACAGATTCGGACCAGATGGAATAACATTTCCTTGTAAGATGAATACCAATACAGGTTACATTGAAGTATATGAAGGAACATCACCAGATGGTGTGATTGCAACAAAACAATCGGCTAGTGGACAATTAGAAACAAAAAAACTTCTACATAAAAAGTATGTAGAGAATATGGGATAGATGAAATTAGTTGTAGCAGATTTAAATAATAGAGGAATTTATAGACCATTGGATGAAATCTATGGAGAAGACCAATTAAATGATACAGGATTATGTAATCGTTTATTGTGTTGGGAATTACTAAAAATTATAAATCATATACATGATGATAAATTTGAAGTTATTATTGATATTCAACAAAATCCTGAAACCAATAACTGTTTTGAATTAGAAAATACAACAGTATTAAGAACAGATACAATTAACTTTGATGAATACTTACCAATTACTGATGAAATGGTTCAAGATATTGTAAATGGTAAGTTAAAATTAGAAGATAAGAATTATTATACAGATTTTACACAAAGACAAATTTCTGATTTCTCATCAAACTATACAAAAAGATTTATTAATAACTTACAGTTTAAGCATAAGGATATAAATAAAGATATAAGAGATATTGTTAAGAACAGTATTGGTATTCATATTAGAAGAGGTAGAGGTGTAAAAATAAATAATGGAAATTCAATTGATTTAAATTTATTTGAAGGTTGGAATCATGATATACTTTCTGAGTATATTAGATTAAAAGTAAAAGATATGCCAGCTTGGAAATTTTATCAATTTGATTTTATTAAAGATGAAGTTTATTTTGAAAAGATAGATTTGATATTAGAAAAAAGTCCAAATCAAAAATTTTATATTTCTCATGATTTACACGATAATGATTTTCAAAGATGGATTGATAGATATCCTGATAATTTGATTTTTAAAAATCAATTTTATGATTTATTATCTAGTTGGGAAATTCCATTAGAATTACATACAAAGAACTTTTTAGACCTGTATTGTTTATCTAATACTAGAGAATTATTTAAAACATCATTATCTACATGGAGTGAATTAGCTTGTGATTATACAGGCAAATTTGGGATTGATATTAATTCTACACCTAATAAAAATATACTAGATAAGTGTATCAAAAAATTATAACACACATTAAAAAAGAATAACTTAGTATAACAAAATGAAAAAGATAAAAAAATTATGAAAAAAATCATTTCGTTTTTCAATATATACTATAATTATAAACACGACCAAATGATTGGTCACTTCAAAACAATTAATAATTAAATATTTTATGGCAAATTCACAAGAACTATTTGAACAGATTAAAGATTTATTCGTTCAATTTGAAACAGAACACAATGGTGGTTCAAAAGCAGCTAAATCAAGAGCAAGAAAAGCAATTGGTGAAGTTAAGAAACTAGTAACAGATTACAGAAAAGCTTCAGTAGAAGAATCAAAATAATAAGTTACTATGAGCAAACTATTTCAAGAAAGAATTCCATTTAAACCATTCGAATACCCAATCTACTATACAGAAGGTTGGTTAAAACAGGCACAAGCATTTTGGTTACATACAGAAATACCGATGCAGGGTGATGTAAAGGATTGGAATGAACGTTTAACCCCAGCTGAGAAAAATCTAGTGGGGAATATCTTACTTGGTTTTGCTCAAACTGAATGTGCAGTTTCTGATTATTGGACTAACATGGTTACTGATTGGTTTCCGAAACACGAAATCAAACAAATGGCTATGATGTTCGGTTCTCAAGAAACTATTCATGCTACTGCATATTCATACTTAAATGAAACATTAGGATTAGATGACTTTTCAGCATTTCTGCACGAACCTGCAGTTGCTGAGAAGTTTGAACTCCTTACTTCAACTACTGCAGAATGGAAACATGAAGATTTGGCAACAAATCCAAAAGCAAGACAGGAAGTAGGTAGGAGCTTAGCGATATTTTCAGCATTTGCTGAAGGAGTATCGCTCTACTCTTCCTTTGCAGTACTCTACTCATTCCAAATGAGAAATCTATTAAAAGGTATTGGACAACAAATGAAATGGAGTGTAAGAGATGAATCTCTACATTCTAAGATGGGTTGTCAATTATTCAGACATATGTGTGATGAATATCCTGAGTTATTAGATGAATGTAAAGAATCAATTATTGAAGCATCAAGACTAATTGTACAATTAGAAACAAACTTCATTGATATGATTTTTGAACAAGGAGATTTGGAAAATCTTGAAAAAGAAGATTTAAAAGAATTCATTAAGGCAAGAACAAATACTAAACTACAAGAATTAGGGTATGAATCTATTTTTGAATTCGATAAAAACAAAGCAGAAAAATTAGAATGGTTCTATCACTTAACTGGTGGATTAACTCATACTGATTTCTTTGCAGTTAGACCTACTGATTACAGCAAGGCTAATGAAGGAGAAGATTGGGGAGATTTATTTTAAACTAAGAGTATGAATGTACTTGAGTATATTTCTAACTCTATAAAAAGTTGTGCAAAACCTAGTAAAATTCATGGAATTGGGTTATTTGCTTTAACTGATATAGAAAAGGGAGACGAAGTTTTCCCAAAATGGGAAGGTAAAACAGGTTGGTATAGTGTAAAACTAAAACTGGCAAAAAAACTTCCTGAAGATGTATTACTTTATATACTTCGTTCCTTTGGGAGTGATATTATAGATGATGATTCTGATGTTAGATTTATATTAACAAAAAATTCTAATTTTTTGTTTACAAACCCAAGGTCTTTAATTAATACTAAAGGCCTTTTAGGTAATATTGATAGTTTAACTGGTCTTGCAATTAGGAAAATTAAAAAGGGTGAAGAAATTTTAGGAACTTATAGTTTTATAGATGAAAACACCTACAAAGAAAAAATAAAAAAAGATTTAATATAAAATGGCAAAAACAAACTACGGAGCAGATTTAGGTTGGGAACTTGATGTAGATTTCCCTTCATGGGCAAATACAGAAATATATGTTAAAACAATATCAAAAGGATATTTGTTACCAGGTGAAAAACCAAAAGATGCGTATTGGAGAGTTGCAACAAGAGTAGCTCAAAGGCTAAACAAACCTCAGATGGCAACTAAATTCTTCGATTATATTTGGAAAGGTTGGTTAAATCTTGCAACTCCTGTACTTTCAAATACTGGTACTGATAGAGGATTACCTATATCTTGTTTTGGTATTGATGTTGCTGATTCTATATATGATATTGGAAATAAGAACTTAGAATTGATGTTACTTGCAAAACATGGTGGTGGTGTTGGTATTGGAATAAACCAAATCAGACCAGCCGGTTCTGTAATTAGTGGAAATGGAACATCTGATGGTGTAGTACCATTTGCTAAGATATACGATTCTACAATACTTGCAACTAACCAAGGTTCAGTAAGAAGGGGAGCTGCTTCAGTTAACCTTAATATTGACCACCAAGATTTCGAAGAGTGGTTAGAAATCAGAGAACCTAAAGGAGATGTAAATAGACAATCACTTAACTTACATCAATGTGCAGTTGTAGGTGATAAGTTTATGAGAAAACTCGAACAAGGAGAACCTGATGCGAGAAGAAAGTGGGGAAAATTACTACAAAAAAGAAAAGCAACTGGTGAACCATACATCATGTACAAAGGGAATATCAATAAAGCTAATCCTGAAATGTACAAAAAAAATGGATTAAAAGTTCATATGACAAACATATGTTCTGAAATTACTTTACATACAGATGAGAACCATTCATTTGTTTGTTGTTTATCATCAGTAAATCTTGCTAAATACAACGAGTGGAGAGATACTGATTTAGTTTATACAGCAACTTGGTTCTTAGATGGAGTACTTTCTGAGTTTATTCAAAAGGCTAAAAATATGAGAGGATTCGAAAACTCTGTTGCATCTGCTGAAAAGGGTAGAGCATTAGGATTGGGAGTTTTAGGATGGCACACTTACCTACAACAAAATGGTGTTCCATTTGAAGGTATGGAGGCTCAATTTGAAACTCGTAAGATTTTTTCTCAGTTAAAGATAGAATCAGAAAGAGCATCAAGAGATATGGCATCTGAAATGGGTGAACCTCTTTGGTGTAGAGAAAGTGGATTTAGAAACACTCACTTAAGAGCAGTTGCTCCAACAGTTAGTAACTCTAAATTAGCTGGAAACGTATCTGCTGGTATTGAACCTTGGGCGGCGAATGTATTCACCGAACAAACTGCAAAAGGAACTTTCATTAGAAAGAACAATGAGTTAGTAAAGGTTTTAAGAAAAGCAGGTGTCAATAATAAAGAAACTTGGGACCAGATTCTGTGCCGATGGTGGTTCTGTTCAAGGTATCAAAGAACTTGATAAGTGGTGTTACCTAGATGGTAAAATGGTACTTTGTGAATGAAATCGACTAATGGAGATAGAGATAAAGATTTATCCTGTCAAAGATGTTTTCAGAACTTTCAAAGAAATCAATCAAATGGATTTGGTTAAACAAGGCTGGTGTTAGACAACAGTACATTGACCAAGGAGTTTCATTAAACTTAGCATTCCCTTCCATTGCATCACCGAAATGGATTAACCAAGTTACTATGAGAAGCT